AAGTCAATTTGGAGCGGAACTTTTCTTAAGTAATCTATTGACATAGATCTTATATCTCTGTATACTAGTACAGTAGATACAAATAATAAATTGGAAAAATGTTATATTTGTATGAAAGCGGAGTAGAAATACTCAGAAGAAAGATATCTAATAAAAATATAGATACATATTGGGATAACTATAATTTTATTATATGGGAAAAAAATCAAGGCGGATATTCAGATACAAAGGGTGTATTTAGAAATAATACTTGGGGAATAGCAAAAACTATAAATGTTTCTCCTAGTGGAACTTGGATTCTGCCGATAAAATATGTCAAGTATTTTAAATAAATTAGGTGTAGATGAAGATGAATTTGCATGGTGGGATATTGCAGCATGCTCTGGAATGAATACAAATTTATTTTATGATACATATGAATCAGATATTAATATTGCAAAAAATATAGATCAGGCTTGCCTGTCTTGTCCAGTTATAGCTATATGTTATAAAAATGGAATTAAAAATAATGAATATGGTGTCTGGGGAGGAGTTTACTTAAACTCTGGACAACATGATAAACAAAGAAATATTCATAAAACAAAAGAGATCTGGAAGGAATTAAAAAAGAAGCATGCACAGATCTAATATGTACGATAACCATCATTTTAAACATGGAATAAATATGTGGACTGGTGAACCAAAAAAACCAGTTTTTTATAATGATGAAATGAAAAAAAAGCTTAGAGAAATAAAGAGGCCACACATGTTGCTTATGGATGTGGCAATGTACCCTGATTTTTTAGCTTTGAGATTATATGAAGACAACTTTTTACAATTTAGTGGAACAAAAAAAGAAGAAGTTATTGATTATGTCACAAAAGTTAAAAAAATGATAGAATCTTACGGAGTAAGATGCGAATTAGAAGGGGTACCAAGTGATAGAACCATCGGAAAAACTTAATGTATTTATACCTTCAGAAGAAGAATATGGTCATGTTAAATCCCTTGGGGCTTTTGTTTCGGAAGTCTCATATACAAAAAATGGAGTTATTTACACAGAGATGATGGAAAACGAAGATTTTATAATAATTGATGAGGATATAAATTAATGGAAAAAATATTATGTTATTCATGCAATAAAAGCAAAGCCAATCTTAATCTGGTTAAATCTACCCTACTTGGAATTAATTTGTTTTTATGTGAATCTTGTAAGTCAGAAAAGCTAGAGCCTAGATGGGTTGTAATAATTGCTGGCAGACAAAATGGTCCAGAATCTGTAAAAGAATTTATTGCAAAGAAAAGATACAACGGCAACGAAATTGCAGCTTCAGAATTATTAATTTAATTAATGATATATATTAAGGTATAATATATCTATAATGAAAATAGATATATTTACCTTGCTTATCTCCTTATCTGCAGCAATTTTAAGCGGTATGGGTACTGCTATAATTGCTGGTATTAAAGATTCAAAAAAAGAAAAAACTAGGCAGCAAGAGCGAGAGCAAGATCATTTAAAAATGGAAATTAAAGATTTAAAAATTCAATTATATGAGCTTGAAAAACAGTTGACTGAATGGAAAGATAAATATTATAATGCCATACAGCAACTAATTGAGGTTAAATCTGAGCTAGAGCAAACATTAATTCAATTAGATCATATGAATATTCACGTAGAAGACCCTAGCACACCATAAATAAAAATAGTATACTGTTATATATGACATGTATAGTAGCCCTAATTCACGAAAATAAAGTCCTCCTAGGGGGAGACTGTGCTGCGTCTGATGATAAATCAGGATTAATTTTTCAAAGAACAGATCCTAAAGTTTTTAAAGTAGGACAATTCGGTATTGGGTTTGTTGATAGTTTTAGAATGGGTCAGATACTTCAATATAACTGGACTCCTCCTGTCTATAAACCAACTGCAGGCTATAGAAACCTAGATAAGTTTATGAGAACTAAATTTGTTGAATCAATTAAAGATGCTTTTAAAGAACAAGGATATGGAAACTTTAGTCCAGGAACTGAAGACGGTGATCTTGGAGGCATATTTATAATAGCTGTTCAAGGAGCAGGGAGAATTTTTTCAATGGATTCAGATTTTCATATTGGAGAAGCTGATGTCATGTATATGGCTGAAGGGGCTGGCCAAGAGTTAGCATTAGGATCACTTTTCTCAACTAGTAATATTAAAACACCACGTAAGCGTGTAAGAATGGCTTTAGAGGCTGCAGCAAAGTTTAACATGTCTGTTAGAGCACCCTTTACAATAATAGAGGTTTAGGTATATAATTTACTAATGGAAGAGTTTAATGACATCAATAATTTAAAACCAAACTATTCAAAAGCAATGGATATCAGAGGTGTTCCAACTCATGTGTGTCCATGCGGATGTCAAGTTTTTAACTTAAAAGTAATTTTTTATAATTATGAGATAGCCAGTTACTTTATAGATATGGAGTGCGCTGCTTGTGGAACAATTGCTACCGCCCCAACACCTATTGATCGAGATGGAGAATAATGAGAAAGTCTGAAAAAATTTTACAGCTAGAACTTGAAATATATAAGCTTAGAGTTGAATTAGATCTAATTTATGATGTTTTAAATAATTTGACTGCTGTAATTGAAGCACAAAACATGGAATCTGGCAAGTGGTATGTAAGAAAACAGCGTCCAGATTTTAACAATTAGCTATTGACAACCACCTAACTTTATTATATTATTTACTCATGAAAAAAATGCTAACTGCGTTAGTAGTGTTGGTGGTTTCGGCGGGAACTCTACCAGCACAAGCAGCCCTAAAAAACTCAACCGTCAGCACACCTACACTAGCCATTCTTGACACTGCCCTGGATACCTCTATCCCACAGATTAAAGAAAAGCTTGTCGGAGAAGTTTGTATTTTGGATTGGAACTCATGCCCAAATGGTCAAGCTTTTATGGAAGGCGAAGGATCATCAGTGCTTCCAATGAATATTTTATCTAATAATAATTTTAATCATGGAACACAAATGGTATCAGTAGCAATTAATAATAATCCAAATATGAATATTTTATTTGTTCGTATTATTGGTCATACTACAGATGGTCGTAGACAAATGACTAAGGCTACATTAGTGCCACGAGTACTTGAGTGGCTGTATGCAAATAAGGATAAGTACAATATCCAAGCAATTTCAATGTCACAGGGGCATCATAATTTATTGAGATCTACTGATTACTGCCCTGTAAATACAGGGTTAGATGCAGCCTTGTTAAAGCTTAACTCTGTTGATGTTCCAGTGATGTTTTCTGTTGGCAATGATAGAGACTATAGCAGAATCGATTGGCCTGCATGTAACATGTCTCCAAATGTTTTTGCAATTGCTGGATCCGAAAGCTATAATGCACCAGCAACATATAATAATCATGACTCAAGTAGAACAGATTTCTTCGATTATGGAAATCAAAAGGTTTTGCGTCCAGGTAACGTAGGTGCTTACGCTGCTGGTTCTTCGGTAGCTACTGCATCTTTTTCTGCAAAGTGGATTGCTTTAAAGTCAGCAAAAAATACATTAACTATGTCACAGCTATCTGAGGTTATTAAAAATACCTCTATTGCAATTAAGAATTCCAGGGGTGTCTCAGGAAATCTAATTAATCTAGGTGGTGCTATCAATGGCTAAAGATCTAACCGTATTAGAAGAAATTATTGGTAAGGTTGCTGAAGATCTATATAATAAATGGGTTGCAGCTTTGCCAGAGGACCAAAAAGATAACGAAGCTTTATCTGCATTAAGTAAAAATGCATATGAGGTAACTGTTCTTATTATTCAAAACTTCATGAAGAGGTTTAATGATGCTGCAGAGGAACTAAAAGATAAATAGGCGGTTTGGGGGAGAGTATTGACTCTCCCCCATTTATTTAGTAGGATATAAGTATGCAAACATTTCTTCCACATAAAGACTTTGCTAAAACAGCAAAGCATTTAGATCGTAAGCGATTAATTAAGCAAAGCGTAGAAAACCTTCAGGTGCTAAAGTCACTGTCTGGCTATTATGACTCTACAGGAGCCTGGGTTAATCACCCAGCAGTTAAAATGTGGAGGGGTCACGAGGACTGGTTATTCTTGTACAATGAGGCTATCATTAAAGAGATTATAATGAGGGGATATAAGAATACAACAAGAGACACATTCGACTCAATATATCATGATAATTTCCTTGGATTAGAATCAGAATCACCTTGGTGGCTTGGAAATGAGAGTCTACACTACTCTCACAAGGGCAGATTGTATGAAAAAGATAGCGAACTTTACTATTTTTATTCTGAGTTTGCAGATTACAAGGAGCTGGGGTATACTTGCTGCGTGTCCTGTAACTATTACTGGCCAACACATGTGGAGGCGTAATGATAGTTACTGATGATAATTTTGATAGCGTTATTAGTTCTCATAAAACAGTAATGATAGATTTTTGGGCTGAATGGTGTAGACCATGTAAAATATTTAGTCCTATTATTGAAGAAGTTTCTAAAGAAACTGGAATTTGGTTGGGTAAAATTAACATAGATGATAATAGCGTCCAGCCAGAAAAATACCAAGTGTCTTCTATTCCTACAACAATTTTGTTTAAAGATGGAAAACCAGTAAAAACTATTATTGGAGCCAAGCCTAAGCATATTATGATGGAGGAGATCAAGGAATGGATCTAACTTTTGAAGAATGGATGAAGCTTGGTTATGATAAGGGATGGATTTCTGATGTATTTTGTGATACACATGAAGGCCCTCCACTAACAGATGAAGAATCTGAAGAATGGGAACAAGGCGGAGATCCTTGTTCTTTCCATGTAAAAGTCATGGAATTACATTAAGTTTCTGTGCTCAAAAAAGAGGCAGATAAATTAAGGAGAAATAAATTAAATGAAGTCATTTAAGAAAATCGCTCTAGCCATGGTTGCAGCCATGACTACTGCTACACTCGTAGCAACACCTGCAAGTGCTGCTGTAATGACAGTTGCTGTAGATCTTAACGGAGTTGCAAATACAACTGCATCCGCTATTGCTACGCCAGCTGCTCTTCCAGTTCCTGCAGACAACACAATTGATGCAACTGATGCATTGAAGTTTGTTGCAACTGTAGACACAGGAACAGCCGTTACTGTGACAGCTACAAATGCAACTGTTGTTGCTGCTCTACACACAATTGCTGCTCCAGTAACAGCATCGTCAGGATCATCATCTTTGACAATCGCAACTGGAACAGGAACAACTGCAACGTTTTATGTATATACTAAAACGACAGCAATCGGTTCAGTTGTCATTAACAACGGTGGAACCACACTAACATATTATGTACAGGGCACAGCAGGAAAGATCAACAATCTTATTGTTTCTGCCCCAGCTTCAGGTGCTGCTGGAACAAAGCAAGATATTCTAGTAACAGCCACAGACGTATTTGGAAACAAGATTTCTGGAAAGTCTTTGACTGCAACAGTATTTGCTGCAACAGCAACTCTTGATTCTGCAACAGCTACAACTGGTGCAACGCTTTCAGATTTTGGAGTTGCTACATTTAAGGCAACACTTCCAACAACTGGAAATCGTGCTCTTGTTATGTTTGCTCCAACTACATCATCTGATGCAGTTTCTGGAGCAGTTACTGGTCTTGCAGTACCTACATTAGCACCATTTGCTGAAATTACAGTACGTGATCTTGCTGGAGAATTGGCTGCCGTACAGGCTGCTCTTGCTGCAGAAAAGACAGCACGTGCTGCTGAGGCTGCTGCTGCAGCTCAGGCTGCTGCTACTGCTAAGCTAGCATCAGATGCAGAAATTGCTAAGCTTAAGGCTGAGGCTGTAAGCGCAAAGCTTGCTTCTGATTCAGCAACAGCTACTGCTATCGCTGCAAAGGATGCAGAAATTGCTAAGCTTAAGGCGGATAATGCTAAGGCTCTTGCTGACCTAAAGAAAGCATTCAATGCTCTCGCTAAGAAGTGGAATGCAAAGAATCCAAAGTCAAAGGTTACTTTAGTAAAGTAATTAAATTATAAATATAAAGGGGCAAGGAAGACCTTGCCCCTTTATCATATAAATGATAGAATATATTAATGGATATGGATAACTTATACGTTTTTGTAAAAAAACAATGTATAAATGAAATTATTAAAGAAATAGAAAATTTAGAATTTCCACCAGAATGGAGGCCAAGAGACGTACTTGGCTTTATAGTTAAAAAACTTAAGGAGAAAGAACAAAAATGTTAGAAGGTTTTAGAACTAAGTTCAAAAGATGGTTTGGTTTTCCAAACTATTTAGATGTAAATACATTTATTGAAGATATTGATATTGAGAAATCTCAAATCAAGAAGGCACCAGCCAAGAAGGCACCAGCCAAGAAGGCACCAGCCAAGAAGGCGCCAGCCAAGAAGGCGCCAGCCAAGAAGGCGCCAGCCAAGAAGGCGCCAGCCAAGAAAACTACTGTTAAGAAGAAGTAAAATGGACTCTAAAAAGAAAAGTATAATTAAATCAATAACCTGGCAATTCGTACACCTTGGCTTTGTAGCTGGGCTGATATACCTTTATACCCGTGAGTGGGAATATGCTTCTTTGGGAGCTTTAGCCTACCTAGCATGGGAATCAACTGCATATTATTTACATGAAAGAGCTTGGGCAAGATTTGGAAAGCATATAAATTAATGGATCTTGTTGATATTTGTGAAATTCAGGGATGTGGCGGAAATGCAGAAAGAATTACTAGTACTGAAACCAAGATTATACAGGTTTGTGTAGACTGCTATAATCAAAAATATAAGAAATGATATAATTGTAAGATGGCAGGATTTCTAGACCCTGCTAAATAACCCTATAGGAGAAAAAATATGTCAGACGGAAAGAATTTAACAGGCTTTAACGAAACAAAGCCAGCTGGTGTTACACCATGGAGCAATAATGAGCAGTATGCTCAGGATCCAAAGGCTGCATTTCCTGCAACCGATAAGTCATCACAGGATGGCGCTGGACTAGGCAACGGCGGTAAGTAATTATGTGCGTTGAATGCGGATGCCAGATGGTAGGCAGCGAAACTGGAATTTCTCAAATTAATGGAGGAATTCTGGATGTCTCAAGAGATGGCGAAGCTGGATTAACATTAAATATGACAGCATCTCGTGAACAAAGAGAAAGATTTATTAACGAATAATGTCAGAAAATGGATCGCATACTGTTGCAGCGCCAAATGCGGAAGCGTCTGGCGCTGTAACTTCTAATGAAGCTACAAAGAAACACCCTAAACAGGGTAAGTTTAATTCTGGTATCAATAAAAAAGTCCCAATGAAAGTGGACGTAAATAAACATGGTATTAGAAGAGAAACTAGTATGCAGCCAAAACGGGTCGGCAGAAAAAAAGTATAGGTAAATAAAACGTGTATGTGATAACTGGATCCTCTTCTGGAATCGGTAAAGATCTTTATGGTTTGTTTGTTAAAAACAATATACCAGTTCTTGGGGTTGATATAAAACCAGATGCAGATTACGTTTGTGATGTTTCTTCTAAAAAAGAATTAAAAGATTTAGTTTTATTTTTAAAAGAAAATTATGAAAAAATAGATGGAGTTGTAATTTGTGCGGGAGTTGCATCAAACTCAAGACAAATATTAAAGATTAACTATTTTGGAGCAGTTAATTTACTAAATCTAATTTATGACTATTACAATGAAATAAATGCAGTTATGGTTGGATCTATTATGTCCGTTACATCACATAAAAATTTTATGGTAAGTAAGAAAATATTAGATTCTGAAGAATATGACGACGAACTAGAAGAAATGTTAAACAATATCAAATTAACAGATGCTTCTGCTTATTCTACAGCTAAGTTTTCTTTAACAGAATGGATGAAATATTTTGTTAATAAAAATAAATTTGCAAGAATTAATATAATTCACCCAGCTTTGGTTGAGACAGGTTTAGTTAAAGACTTTTTAGGTAGCAAGGTTTTAGAGGTTATATACGGCAAGAGGCTAGTACAAGAGATGATGCAGCCTATAGATGTAGCTGAAATTTTATACTTTTTGATCACAGGTGCAAAGGTATTAAATAAACAGTCTATACTTGTAGATAGAGGAATAGTCTAATCTGTATATCTTGTGGAAAATGTACTATTGAACATAATTTTTCAATAGATGATTCTGTTGATTTAGTGGAAGATTTAGGATTTTTAAATGAAACAAAGAAAACTTATTAATGGTAAGTCTGTTAATGAACTAGATTTACCCATAGGTATAGTTATATTTACTAAATCTCCTGCAAAGTGGAAAATAGTAGATATGGAGACTGGTGAAGAGTATGTTGGCTCTGAAACAAAACATCCATTTTTTAATAATTTTTTAAAAGAAAAAATTCAAAGTATGGAAATTGGATCTTTAATGAAAGTAAAAGGAGTTGCAGATGACAGATAAGTGCGCTTATTGTGATGATGAAGGCAGATATTTAGACTTTCATGAAGATCGATTTGTAAGTGTTTGTAAAAAACATTTATTTATGGAAATAAGTGGTTGATGAATATTCAAAAACAATTAAAGTCAGAAGATCCAAGCTTTTTACTTGATTTAAGAAATCAGTATGGCAATGCATTTTGGCTAGATTCTTATTTTTTTGCTTTTGATCCTCAATATGTTAATGAAGTTTATGTTAAGCAATACCCTAATTTCATAAAAGCTGGTGGATGGCATAAAATAAGAAAGGGTCTTGGAAATGGCCTACTTGTAAACGAAGAACCAGAACACCTCGTACATAGAAGAATATTAAATCCAGCCTTTCATATAAAAAAAATAGAATCTCATTTATATAAAATGCATAAAATTATAAATGAAGAAATATCTGCGCTCTCGCAAAAAGATAGTTTTGACTTATCTACATACTTTTTTGACTTAAGCTATAAAATATTAACAAATACTATTTTTGATGACGAAGAACTGAGCAAGTCAAAAAAACTTCAAGATGTTTTTTATTCAGTAATGAAAAAAGTTGGTAATGGTGAAGAGAATGAACCAGGATCTCTAGATGAAGACAGAGAGTATTTATACGATTTTATATCACGTGTTATTAAAAAAAGACTAGATAACGATGAATCTCACGAAGACTTTTTGGATTTACTTATAGAGGCATCTGTAAGTAATAACTTATCATTAAAAGATATTACAGACGAAGTTTTAAGTATGATGTTAGCTGGTCATGAAACTACCGCAAATACTGTTATTTGGGCTATATCAAATTCTTATAATAATCAATCAATAGTAAAAAAAATAAAAGATGAATCTGATATTTTTGTAAACAAAATAAATAAAGAAAACATATTAAATATTTGCAAAGAATTAAATTATTCAAAAAATGTAATATCAGAATCTTTAAGGCTTTATCCTCCAGTTTGGTTTAGCCCAAGACAGGCCCTTGAAGACTGCGTAATTGTTAATACAAAAATACCTAAAGATACCAAAATAATTATAAGCTCGTATGTTTCGCATAGAGATGCCAATTATTTTGAAGATCCAAATACATTTATCCCCGAAAGGTGGGATGGTGGATTAGAAGAAAGTCTTCCATCAGGAGTATATTTTCCATTTCATATTGGTCCAAGAACATGTATAGGATATAGATTTGGGTTTTTGCAGGCTCAGATCACAGTACTAGAATTTTTTAATAAAATAAAAGTAGATTTAGTAGATGGTTTTCCAAAAACCCTGATACTGGCAACATTAAGACCTCAAAGTAAAATCATAGCTAATATAATTAAGTAACCATTGACAAATTCTAATGTTTTTTGTATGATTAGTAAATGACAGATAGAGAAGATATTTTCATACCAGAACATAAGACAAATATTTTGCCGTTTAGATGGTTTATTAACGGTGTCGTACATAGATTATCTTATTGGTTTTTTATGCGTGGACTTAAAATTAATTATAAATATGAAGATATTTGGGACAAAGCTCCCGCATTCAAGCCACCATTTTTAGATAATATTAAATTAAAGTTATATTTTAAAATTTATCATTATTTAGATAAACCATATATGAGATGGGGAACAACTTACGTAATGTCCACAGAATTTCAGTCTCTAGTTAATATGGAGGGGGCTGAGTGGAGCGATTATGACGAAGATGGAGTACCGTACTGGGATTTATACTGGCACGAAGATCCAGTAACTGGGGATGCTTGGAGATTAATCAAGAATGGCTAATTTAGAATTAGGACAAATGGTACTAAGTGGCAATGATTGGCATCAGTATGACGCTGATTGGGCTACAGATGGTCTTAATATGATCGCAGAGGTCATTTCAGAGCTTCGTGGTAAAGAGCATGGTAGATATGGTTGGGATGCCTTGCTAACCTCAAATTCAGGCGCAGAAGAATATGTAAATGATGTGTTTGAGATGCGCTGCTACTGCTGGTGCGACGTTGCGTGGGAAGAAAACCCAGATCATCCGCATGCAAATGGATGTCCTCCAAACTTTTTATATAAGCCAACTGAGATGTTAGTAACTTGGTACAAGCATGCTAATCGTGGGATTACTTCGAATAAAAAATATCCAGGGGCAAGAACTTGGTTTGAGATAATTAAGCATTGTATTGGAAGTATAGAATGAATGAAGAGTTAATTATTAAAATAACTAAAGCTAAGTACAATGGAGAATTTTCACATTGGGAAGTTGATGTTAATTCAGATACGGCTGATGTGCTTTTAGCAGGCACTGCCCCAACAATTTGGGGAGTATTAGATATGGCTACAGAATATATCTGTGAGTCAGCAGAACATGAAGAATGGTTAAAAGATGACGCAAATAAGCCCAATTATAATATTTAATCCAGAAGGATTAACGCAAGAACAAGTTAATCTAATTAAGCAAGCATTAGATGATGCTTATCGTGCAGGATATGAAACGGCTAAAGAGTTCTATCAGTTTAAGCTTAATACAACTACTACGACTAGCCCATCAACACAATGGACTGGCACATATCCGCCTTATACAATCAATAACTGCTCATGCAGCAACGATAAGTAATGCCAATCCATATACCTATTTACGTCAACGACAAGTTAATTAAAACATATCATATTGGGCGGCTAAAGGGTGATACAAATCCTGATTCAATCAATGATTATTTAATTGTAGAAGATGATCAATTATGGACGGTAGGCAAACCATTTACTCATAGATATGGAGATGGCATTGATACTTGTGTAATCAAGGGTATAAATGCTATGATGGAAGAATGATGGAAGATATTAAAACTCAGGCGGGTAAAGAGATGTTTAAATACTTTAATGATAACTATGGATCAGCTATCTGGGGCCCTGCTTTAAAAGGCATACAGGCCATAGAGGAAGAAATTATAACTAGATTAGTTCAAGCGTGGCAGAAGACAGACAACCCAGATCATTTAACATATGCAGACGGTTTAGCAGATGCAGTATCTATTGCAAGGGGAGATAAATGACATACGAATATTATTATCCACCTATGGGTTATGATGAGATAGTTGCTACTCAGGGTGAAGTTATTGGACAATGGGTTATGGGAACATGGCAAGGTGATTATATATACTTGCTAAAAAATAAAGACAAATATTCTTTTTTTGTTATTGGCTACGGGTCATGTTCTGGATGCGATGCATTAGAGAGCTGTGAAAATGATGAAGAGTTTAACGAACTAAAACAAGATATTATTAATAGAATTGCTTGGGGAACTAAGCAAGAAATTGTTGATCATATTAATAACGAGGAAGCAAATCGTTGGTATTTCCATGAAGATGGGTGGGAAGAAATTCAAAAAGAAGCATTGGATCTTTTAAATGGAAACTGAATTAAGTAACCATTGTTGGCATTGGTCAAGACTTTCATATGTATTACCAACGCCCATGGAAGAATGCTGTAATTGTGACAAGGTTATAAAAGAAGTAGATAGATGGAATGGAACTGATAATGGTAAATGCGAATGGGAGATTGATGAATGGTAGCAATTAATGGCCCTATGCAGGGTAAGTATTATCATACTTCAGACATTACTCATACAGTTATTGATCATGTAAGAGATAACTTTAATATATTTGAGCTTAGATACTATCGCACCAAAAATGGCTGGGCGTTTCATTCATGGAAGAGAATGTATTAATGAAGAAGATGAAAGAGCCACCAATAGGCTCAATTGTTGTTGATATGGGCGGAAGCGCATGGCAAAGACATCCTGTTGGGTGGGCAGTTGCAGGAAGCGATATGTCGTGGTCATATACTTGGAATCAGCTATTAAAAGAACTTTATCGTCCTATGGACTATCCAACTCAAGAGTGGGCACCAGTATTGAATGATCCTAGATTACCTATGATTGTATATGTACCACATGAGGAATTAATTACAGGAGAAGAAGATGATTAAATCATTTATTATGGGTGCAGTACCACTTGCGTTATTTGTTTACTTAATGATGTATCATCCTTATGTAATTATAGTGATAGCCATAGCAGGGGCCTTTGCTATGGTATCTTGGATGGTTGGTACTACATATAGAGAAGAGTTTGGAGATTTGCGTGACAAAGAAGAATATTGAGCAGCGCCCAGCTTATATTATCAAGGTGCATCGTGACTGGAAGTACGGTCCAAGAGCTAGATTCTGGGATATTCTAAAGTGGTATGAAGGAAAAGATGGAAGCGGATACTGGTCTACAGCATGCAAAGGCGGGCTGGCATATACAGAGTTTGGTATGTGGCGGGCTATCAATAAACGTCTAAAGAAGATGCAATTCGGATATCAAACTAATTACTTTAGTTTAGATAAAACTCCCATAAAGGAGCCTAAATAATGTGGTCATGGATATTAGCAGCAATTGGAGTTACAGGCATATTCTTTGTTGGTCGGAAGACCATATGGGGATGGCTTATATTATTATTAAATGAATGTATCTGGATAGCCTATGCATTGGCTACAGATCAGTATGGGTTTATTGTCATGGCTACAGCCTATGCAGCAGTTTATATTAAATCATACATAGCGTGGAAGAAAGAAGAGAAAGAAGTATCTGTCTCACAATATGAGATTAATACTCATGGTCAAATAGATCATAGATATATCAATATTGGTCGCAATTAGTGCAGCGCAAAAGTAGAAGTAGATTTCTCACAATAACAAAGCCGTATAGAGACCAATTCAAGCGGTCTCCGCTTTGGGTCAAGGTTGTGGCGGTTATGTGTATGTCTTACATAGCTATTCCAATTGATCTTTTTGATATCCTGTTTCCCTGGATGGCATATTCAGATGACTTATTCTTGGCAGGAATCTTGCTTAAACTATTACATAAATATGGTGGATTACCAGATGAAGATAGAATAACTCCAGTAGAACTAATTAGACAAATATTTGGTAAAGATAAACATTGACAAAAATTATTCTTATTTATAGAATATTGTATAAATAATCGGCGGAAAGTGAAGCGGAAAAGTAGAAGATGATTTGGGAATATGGGCTCACAGCCCAAGAAGAGGCCATTTGCGTCAAAGTAGGATATCAGCGTCAAGAGCCATATTTTGGCGATCCTAGCAAAAATATAAATTATGCAGAAGGCGATCTCTGGGAAATGTGGCAACACGCCATATGTGCAGGATCTGAGCTAGCCTTTGCCCGAATGATGGGTAAGAAGGACTTTATTCCTCATGTCAACAAATGGAAGACTGAATTGGATATTCCAGGGGTGGGTGAGATAAGGTACTCATTTAATCCTAATGGAGGCATGCGCTTTACAACTAGAGATAATCCTGATCTCAAATATGTCCTAATGATAGATGGCATGGCCATCAGAAATCGGACGGGGAAGAACCAGGAGAGAAGAAGTACTCCCTATAAAGCTATAGGATGGCTATATGGATATGAATGTATGAAAGATGAATATCTATCCCAATATAACAATAAGACATGGATTGTTCCACAGAATAAATTAAAAGCTATGCCTAGCCATATTAAACCAGTTGACTAAAATATTATAGTATAATAATCCTATGGGCATATTAGATAATCTAGAAGCGTATATAGATTTTGATCAAATAGAGAATGCATGGCGGGGTGGACCAAAATGCTATTACTGTAACAATAGAGCCATACATATAAAGAGCTATACAGATAGCGTAGATGGAATATCCTATGAATATGAGCATTGCCAAGAGCATGCAGATATAGATGATCATTCTCAAGAAGCTCTCGATCTCTGGAAATTACATAACAAAGACCAAGAATAAGCTGTAGAAATTTACAGCATTTGGTCCTATCTCCTATATCCCCCTCCCAATTATCTCCTCTCTAAGAGCCTCTAGAAGGCTTTTAATGTGGAGTAAAGTGGAGCATTGTGGAGAATATGACTATTAATTCATGTCCAAATACTATTATTATATTAGAATAAAGATATATGAGTAATTGAACACCATCTCACAATATGGACGTAATGTCAATTTGAGAAAATTTGCAGCATATTCATCCAATTTTGTCAATAGTGGCATATTCAGGCAATTTTGTCAAGCCTTCGTAATAGAAAAATTTGGCCCATTTCGCCAAAAATTCTGATCAAATTCTGACAGATATTATATCTATTTTATTATATTGTTATAACATTTTGTTATATTCTATATTCATTTTGTCTTATTTTGATCAAAATTTCAGGGACATTTTATAAGCTGTCGTAAACGAATTATTTGGCCCATAATTTGAACATAGAAAAAGGACCTATATATCCAAAATGTACATTATGTACAAATCGGACATATAGGTCCAGGGGAATTACTTTAACCTATTTTACTTTGGTGCTTTATCTAACATCTTCTTTAGGTTATATGCTAGGATAAGTCCTTTACTTGTTGAGTCTTGGGAGTTTTCTACTTCCCGCCGCTCATCAACTGATTTGATGATATAACTAACTAGTTCCATTACCTTATCAACTGTATAGATTGGTTGATTAGATAACTGCCGTGCCAATACTGCTGGATTGAAGAAATGGTCTTCCATAGCATTAGCAATGGTGTCTGCTAATTTGATTTCTTTACTCATTGTCCGCCTTTCTTAGAACCGTCGATTATATCAGAAGGGGCTGGATTTTGTCCAGCCCCTCCAATGCTTGCTGGATTACTTGCTTGTTGCTGGCTTCTCTGCAGAGAACTTGATCCCCTGTTTCTCAGCTTCAGCTAGAGCTACCTTTGCAGCTCCTGAGAAACGGCCACGGCGGCCAACAGTAATGCCCTTGCTTGCTAGATATTCACGCTTTGTTGTCATTTGATAATCTCCTTTCAAGAGATGAGTTGTTATTTATATTATATAGGATATTCACGAATTTGTAAATACCCCCGTAAGTATTTTTTTTTGCTCTTATTTCCTTTATTTAGTTATGTTTAATTAGTTTTAATTAACTAATTCGTAGTCATATGGTTCAATTGAGTTATCGAGCTCCAATTGGATCCATTCTGTTCTATCTGCAGAATCAGCCTTTTCATAGGCCTCCTGCAAGCTTTCTGCCTCCACCTCCAAGTAGTACTTGTCTACGAGGTCCCCATATATCTTAAACTTCGTCATCTTCTTCCTCCTCTATGTTGACCAGGAATTCACAATCAATCATCCAGTCACGGATGGCCTCATGGAGGTCCTCTGTGCCGTACTCTAATGTGAATCCATTCTTGTCTGCATCTTCCCAGAACTTATCCCAGATTTGTTTTAATGTTGTGCCCTGTGGGATTACATCATAGTCGTTCATAGCAGAATCGTCAAACTGATGATTGTCGTAGATATCTCTTACGATGTCCCAAGACCATACCCACACCAATGACGGGAATACAGATAGATTAGATAAACTATCTATAACCTTATTAATCTCTTCATAGTTACGGTCCCTACGTGTTTGTTCAATTAGATCTAATTCAGCCACGTGCTTTGGTCCTTTCCTCGATTGCGAATGCTAATGCATATGTCATTGCGTAGATGTCTCCTAGGGCGTCACATTGACCTTCCCAGTACTTCCGCTCCATGGACTCCATGGCGTCGGAATAGTCGTTCTCTTCCTCCACACGCTGTGCTTCCTCCAGTTGCCGCTCTGCTTCAAACAGCATGTTCTTTAAGTGCCCATGCAAGATGTCTGTGCCAGGCAGGCCAGCGTCTACCTGCTTCTGCAGATATGGTTCTAGTTCTAGAGTATTCATTATGCCTCCTTCGTTTCGACGAGTATATCATTGGCCACTGACAAAAGGTGGCGGGTAGCAGTAGACTGTCCTGATACATAGTTATATTCATAATCTAATTCTTTACAAGCTTTAGATTCAGGGTCAAGTTCTTCCATTTCCTGAGATATATTCTCTAGGTCCTGTTCTAAACTAATTAGATGTAATTTCATATATTCAATTAACTGGTTCATCAACATATCCCTCCGCTAGTAGTCCCTCAAAAAAATTCCATATTTCTAATATGCCTTGTTTGGCCTCAGTATTACTTTCAGGAATATAATGCAATGCCCAATTCAGAGCACCACCAAACTCTTGTATATCCTGGTATGTATAACCTAACATTATTTCTCCTCGTCCCACTCTAGGTAATATTGGTCATTTGGATTTAAATCATAAAACTGATTAAACCTACCTTTGATGTAATTATCATTTGACATTTCTGCAAATCTATAATCTGCATACATTTGACCTTCATCTAAATTAGACTGAACCCAGTCTTCAACTAATTGTTCGCCAATCTCTTGATAGATTGCGTCGATAACCATTTGGTTTTCATTTTCTAAGAAACTCATACTTCCGCCTTTTCTGTAGATTCCAATAATACCATGTGGGTCTGACATTCTTTCATAGCCTCTTCATCTCGCCATGAACCCTCTTGGCATTCAGAGCAGAATTGACCACAGTCATTCTCACAATACTCAACACAATCATAAGATTGGCAAGCATAACAACGTGTTTCATATTCTAAGATTTCCTTAACATCACCACGAAGAATCTCTAGTTCTCCACCCCATCCTTGCTCCTCTTCATACTCTAATGTGAGCAGGCAGTTCGGAACTAGATTAGATAGTTTAGTTAGAATAGTTACAGCAGGAGACCATGCAGTCTCATACTTATATACAAGCCAATGGTCATGACCTTCTGACTTATATTCAATTAGTTCTGTATTTGGATATTCATCTCCGTCACGGACGGCTACATCCCATTTGGTTCCCCAATTAGAATTATTCCATGAATACCAATCCTTCTGAGTTTTAGCAAACTCAACAGATTTGCGGAACCAATCAGGGTCTTTCATATCTACGCTATCACGATTTGGTTGGCAGGCATACTCCTCATCAGTAATACCGTCATCCTTATATGAATGAATGTTGAAGAAAGCAAAGACAGGATTAGAATAAGTTACCTGTTGAATTTTGGTGGGGAAACCTGAAGATGAAATATCACCCATACCAAATGTCTCTTGTGCTAATGTAAATGGCTTATTCAGTCTATCTTTGATATAATCAATTTCCTCTTTTGGACCTTGAATAGTCAAAGTGTTATATACCCAATTTGGCATTTGCATATCCTTTCGTTGATATGGCTTAATTATATATCAGACCACTGACAAATATCAATATCAAATTCGTGTGAATCACACCACATTGATCTAAAGCTGTCCCATTATATGGAATTTTCAGGAAATTTACTTGACATACGTAACAGAAATATTGTACTCTCCGCTTTTGCGGGCATAAAAAAAGATCCCCCAACTCTATACTATAAGCATTTGAGTGGGGGACTTTAAACAGGCTGCTTGGCCAAACGAAAGGAATTAAGTAAATGCCAGCATACTTAGCGACTTGGCGAATGCCTCATCAGCCGTACCTATTTTCCTAGTTACCTAGGATTTATTATATCATACTGGAAGAAGTTCGTCAGAATACTTCTCGCAGAAGGCGGACAGGTCCATGGTGAATAAAGCCTCATTCTTCATTCCCCTAACCTTGTTTGCCTGGTTTCTAAAATCATCTTCCTCGTGAAGACTAAATGTTTGGTCTTTCCAATTAATCACAGGAATCTTATGCTCGTTATCTGAGATAGAATTCACCAGCAGGCCCCAGCCTGTAGCCATATTCCACTCGTCGCCAATCATCCTTGATGTAGCAATGCGTGTCGCATATGAATCGTCGTTCCACCGTGCACGTGCATGGACCACAGCATCTGCCAATCGCTTAAGCATGTCATGTCCAGCCCAGTGTCCGTATAGAACAATTGTCTCTCCGCTATCTTGTACAAATACGAAGTTTGCTCTGTCTCCCATTTTATTCCGCCTTTTCTAGTTGAGGTACTTCTTCGGTCTTATTCAATTCTATAATTTCGAAAGCCACTTTGTCAAGGGCCTCTTTATTGTGATTATAGTGGTGGCCACAAAAAGCTAGCTCGCCTTCTACTAGTTTAACTAAATATAAAGCTTGAGCTGAGCTGCATTGGTCACAACCAATCCATCTATTTAGATCCTCAGAGGTCATAGTCTACCGTCCCAAATTCAAGTTGGTCAGCAATTTCATCATATACTTGACCATCGTCAGATGTTTCCGCCCACAAGCGAATATTATTTATAATAACTTCACGGGCGAATTTAACTCCGTCCTCGAATCCGTCTTGGTAATCCATTTTATCTCCCTGTATATCCTGTCGGTTCATATTCTGATGTATAAGTTTCTGTTAGATTAAACTTATCTCTAATCCGACTTACTTTCTCTATACTACCAGTTCCAATGTTGAATGTCAATGAATCTATTAGTTGAGGATCCAATCCCATTACCTCCGCATCCCAGTAAGCCCTTTGTAGGGCCAACTGGTTTGGAGCGGTTAACTCAAAATACATTAGTACTCCACATCTGCATCTTCGACATCATAAGCATCAATTACAATGTCACCATGGAATGAATCTAATGAAAGATTATCCTGCATAAAGTAACGAGCATCAAAGTCTTCAATCTCATCAAGAGGGCAGTCATAGCGAACCTCAAAGTTGATTGTTCCAGTAATTCGGATTTCCTGCTTTGGCTCATGACCAAGGATTTCACATAGGTCGTTAAGAACTTCTGCCTTCTCATAGTTAGGGTTGTACCAACCATCTGCAGACAAGTTATCTAGAATCTGACGAATCTGTCCGTTAGAAATTTCTAACTGCTGTTCCAGTCTCTTAATTCGTTCTAGTTTCCACTCAAGTTCATTAACCTTAAGTGTTGGGTATGTTGCTACACCGTCGACAATATCTTTGTATGTGACGAGGATATTGGCATCATAGTTTGTTGTTGTTTCCATTTGCTCCCTTTCGTTTGTTGGATATATTGTAGCATCAGCCACTGACAATAATACTAAAGTATTAAAACAAGATGGACAAAGCTCCTGGTCTATAGTACGATATGAATTTATAGTCATTTCAAATGACCCGTCGCAAGTTGGACAGATATATGAATGCTTATTCCATGTTGTTGTCATGCGGAATATTGTACACCCCACCACTGACAAATGTCCAGGATTTCAGGAAATTAATTTGTGATACGTAACACAATTTTTTGGCCTTTAGGTCTGGGGGCATCTCATTATGTGATACGATAAATCTCATCCCTGGCGATCCATAACGGACTTGAACCGTCGACCTCTTCCGTGACAGGGAAGCGCTCTAACCAACTGAGCTAATGGACCATGTGGAGCAGTTTTAAATCTTGCTCAGGATTTTTATTATTTAGAAGGCTTTAACCAACTTCATAATTTTATTTTTTTCTGCAGTTAAGATTGGGTCAAAACCGCTTGCACCCGCCATTAGTGATTCAGAATTACCACGTGATGTGCGGTAGTAATCAAGGCGTTCAGTAAGTGCATTAAACGCACCCCATTTTGTGCCCTTGATGTTAGCATTAGTTGGTGAGTTATGATAAAGGTCATCAAGCAAAACAACCTTGTTTTCCCACTTAGTCAATGCAATTTTAGATGCATCTTCTTTTGGCTTAGGATAAATTGTTTGAATCAACTTAGAAAATTCTGCATCAGTAATTGCTTGGTTAAACAATTCTTGAGCCTCAATTTCAAATTGGTCAAAATAACCTAGTGCAAGACCTAGAGTCTCACGTGCAACTTGAATTCGTCCCTCAACAGATTGAGTATGACGAATCTTGAAAGACTGCTTTGCATTACGCATTGCAAGATTCAATGTATTTTGGCAGACAACACGAACAGGAGTAATTGCAGCCTGCACCGCAACTGAGCCGTCATGTGATGTCCAGACAATTAGATAAAGTTTTGTTTGGTCATTAGCACCTTGTGGGTCTAATACCATTGTGCGAGGAATATCTACAGTTCCGAACACAACTTTACCTTTTTTAAGTGAGCCTGCAGATTCCCAACGGCAATCTGCGTTTGCATCATGAATTGCATCAGCAAATGCGAATAATTCTTCATTCTGCACAGGCTTGTAACGCTTTCCAACAGTTGCAAGAACATCAGTTCCGCCATTAAATGGATTATCACGAATAACTAATTGAGCATTAGATACATCGTTCCATTCGCTAGAGATATGGTCAGTCAATGGAGACAAGCGAACATTCCAATTAGAGAGTTTCGCCTCATCAAGCATTGTTTGAGTAGTTACATCTTCATCTTGTGAGAAGATGCGGTTAGCGAGATTATGCCATGCAGGTGCACCACGTAGTGCAAATGCAACTTCGCCATTTTCGACTTCGAGATTGTGAGCCATTTTTTTCCTTTCGATTGATTGATTAACTGAGTATAACATAGGGGTCTGACATTATCAAGAATTAATTGTAATATGTCCGCTTTGTCTGATGTGATCAATCTCACAAAATTTGGGAGTTATCCACATGTCGTCGTAAGCCTGTGGATAACCCCTCACGTCTGCGGGCTTTGGCGGGGCAGGATTGATTAGATCCCGCCCCAGGCTTTTAAATTAAGCCGAGTTCTTCGCTTGTTAGTTTATAGTTTGTATATTTATTTACTGTTTCCATTGGTAGAAAGATTGCAAGAGTTTTCTTTTTCTTTTTACTATCATAAACATATGCACGAACATTTCCACCAAAGCGGCGAAGATTTGAAAAAACCATTTCAGATAAGTATTCACGATTTACGCCTTCATCTGAATAAATAGTCAAATCATTTGCCTTGTTCTCATCATAGATTTCAATTCTAAATCTATTTTTCATTTTGTTGCTTTCTGTTAGTAGGGATTATGGTTGAGCAGTTTATCGCTTGACTTGCTCAGGTCAGGGTTCTTTTCCGTTATCGTATTCTAACATAGGGGGCTAGATTTTGTCTAGCCCCCATTTCATTAGAGATAACGAGCAATAGCGTTGTAGGTTGAGGTATTGACAGTTTCCTCGTCTGTCATTTTGAGAATACGAATTGCGTTCTCAATTTCCTCTACCATCTCTTTATACTGCCAATCGTGGTAGGTATCAAAATCCTTCTTTGGCTCATCAGGCAAGTCTATTGTGCCAGCAGGTAGATTGAAAGATACTGCGATTTGACCATTGTATCGAGTATGAGCAGACAAGTCGTCAGCCTTAGCAATCTTAGCAAGTGCTAACTTAGCAACTTCCTTGTTATACTTTTCCTGAGACTTTTGGAACTTCTCCTCATTTACTTTTTGATTAGCCTTATCCTTTTGGAGTTGTGCTAACTTTAGTTCTAGTGCTTTGATTACCTTAGTTGTGGCAATCTTTACATTTATTGCTTTTCCTCTACTCATTTTTTCCCTTTCGTTAGTTTGTTTGAGGTGATTATAGCAGGGGCTACTGACATAACCCCTGCCAATCATTTAGTTAGCAGGAACGCTTGTCCAACGCTCTGAGCCATTTACATCAAGAAGCACACGGGCAACACCTGAAGGGTGGTTGTCAATAGCCTTGATAATTCCAACGATACCACTTTGTGTCGTTGTGTATGTCTGTCCGATTTCTAGCATTTATTTCTCCTTTTCGTTATGGTGAGTATTATACACGACCCCACCGACATTTATCGTGTTTGTTTAGTTTTTATTTTGTGAGGTTAGTCACACTCTGGAAGCCATGCGTCTAGGTGGTGAGCCTCTACGATAGCGTGAGCGGGAGCCTCTGTTTCTCCTCGCCAAGTAATTGGGTCTGGTAAAGAAATTAATCTACTATAATCCTCGTCATGGTATGCATCAATAGCATCTATGCAAGGTTGCACCATTGATCGTGGGACGGGTGGATAGTGATTAGCAGATAAGTGAATAGCAATACTATCCTCTAAAGATAAACCTAAATCCATTTCAGCTAAATCTGTTGCGAAGTTATTACCCATTTAGCACCTCATTTCTCATTGTTTCCATTTCGTCAATTGTTAGCATGAGTTCTCTAAGTTGTGTTTCATTTAGCAAAACCTTAGTAACTTTGTCTGCGGTTGCAGAAGCAAGAATACCTGAATACATATAGATAGCCTTAGCAAAATCATGTTCAGACATTTCGTTGCGTGAGTGCATAATTATTCGAGCGAAGTCCATAACTTCATCTTCCATAATGCTATCCCCTACTGCGGAGATAAGAGCGGTTGCTGTTGATAGCATTTGTTTCCTTTCGTTTGTGTGGTGGGCTAGATTATACACTAGCCCACCGACATCTTTAGGCTAGGGCTAGGTAAGCCTGCCCGTAGCCTTCGTTAACACGGTCTAACTCTGCCTGAATTTCAGGCTTAGACATTAGAGATACTTTTCCGATAAGTTCACGGATAGCAGATTGGTTCATCATAGTAAATACCTGAGTAGGCATTGTTTGTACCTGTTGATACATAGTACCTTCAGGGTTAAGTAGTGATACGAATTCTACTCCGTCTACTGTGAACGGATAAGACTTCCAGTTTGTAAAGTCGGACATATTTTTTACCTTTCGTTTGTTGTATGCAGATATTATAGCGTAACCCACCGACAAATATCTTTATTTAGGGCTATATGTCGTGTGATAAACCTCACAATTTTCAGGGTGTGTCGTAACTTGACGTAACAGGAGCCAGGCCCCCACAGTCTTTTGCGGGCAGCTTAGTCGTTTGTCAAATCGACACGCCGTTTATGTTTAACTTTTCTAGAATATTTTTTCTTGGAGGGAATGGGTTGCGCCGCATTTGATCGACGCAACTCCAAAACCTTTTTAATGCGAGGTAAATTTTGGAACATTATAACCACTCGCCTCATGAAATCTCGTTACATCAAAACGAGGATTATCTTTTGCAAACATTTCCGCAAAATCATTTACAATTTTAGAAAATAAAGCGGGGTGAGTTTTGTTGCTTGCATACTTTAGAATTTCTGCGGTTGCTACATAGTCTTTACGAGTCATCATTTTGTTACGACCTTTCTTCCTTCACGATAGAAAATTTTTGTATAGCATTTCAATGCTGGTGTGTGGATATTTACAGTTGAGTATTCGTTAGCAAATCCCCAATCGGTAAAGGCAAAGAAATCTTTCCATGCCTCGAATTCATTTTGGTATTCTTGTTCCCAATGAATTGGGTTTTCATCATAAGCAACAGTAATTTTATACATTACGCACCCACAATAAAATCGGTGAAATCAACATCATCAGCAACGCAAGAGCAAGGCTCCACATCATAGTCGTTTTCATTTCCCCAAAATAGGAAACCAGCACCATTACACTCATCACAAGCAACTGCGATTATTTCATTTATCATTTTTAGTTTTCCTTTCGTTCGTTGTTGTTGCTAATTGTAGCAGAGAGGACTGACAAAGCCTCGGATTTACTTGCTTGGCGTGTCGCTAAAACATGCGCCTTGAATTCTTCTAGGTTCATTTATAGAGCCCCTTCCTGAAATAAGCCGATTTCTAAATCTAGGATTTCTTCTGGAGTGGCTTCGGATAAATCTACCCAGCCAGCACCATCTTCATTTATTCTAAAAATTTCAATGTATCCCATTATTAGTCACCTACCTTTACGGCAACTGTGCGGAATTTTGTGGAGATACCACGAGTTGGCTGAACCTCTACTAAATAAGAGTCGCAACCTTCATACCACACCGCTTTTGGGTGAGGTTCTGCGTTGATAATAATTCCCTCTAGGGTTTTTGAGAAGTATTGCTTACCTACTAAGAGGTTTTGGACAGAGTAGACATTTGCTGACATAAGTTGTCACCTTTCTTTCGTTTTGTTATGCTGAAATTATAGCCTAACGGACTGACATTTTCAAATCCAAAATGCTACCAATTCGGACATTTTGAAAAAAATCTTTTGTGAATCACATCACACCGAAATGTCCGTTTTGTCTGTCAAATCGACACGCCGTAAAATTCGGGACTTTTTATAACAGTCTCGTAACGACACGCCCGACGCCGCTGCTTTTGCGGGCCAGCTTGATTTTGTCAAGCCGACACGCCGTTATTTTCTAAAATCTTTTATGGTGTCTATCACATCTTGTTTTAGATCCGCCCACATGAGGCGGAATAGATAGACGGCGGAAATAACTAACCCTAGTTGTACAATGCTAGTTAGTAGTCTATTCATAGTCATTTATTTATCTCCAAACATGTTAAAGATTTCTTCTACTTCATCATCTGTTAGATGGTCAATTTCAATAGCCTTAGAGAAACCGAAAATGTCTTCGTCTTCTTCTACTTCTAAATCTTCGTAGTCATCTAGGTGAGCGTATTGGTCTTTTATGTCTTCTTGAATTGTATCCCATTTAGTCATCATTAGTTATTTACCTCTACTTCTCTAACGATAAAGGAAAACCCTTTACCTAGTTTATTTAATTCTTCCATTACGGCTAAAATTTCTTCAGGCTTATTAGCGGTGTTACCTGTGCTTAGTAATTGGCTACCTTGCCATAGTGAGTAAGTGATTTTCATTTATTTATTTCCTATTCGTTTAGTAGTTAGTGGGTCTTATTTGCTAGGCTCACCCGCTAGGCGGTTTATTTGCTAGGCTCATACCCTTATTTAATTGTTATGCCTTTAGGCTATCAGATAGCACCGACATTTTCAAGCCGACACGCTACCTATTTGGTGTGAGTTACCTCACACCCTTTTCCTTAGCCAATTGCTCGGCATAGGTAGGGTCTGTAACGCTATCAGCGCCAAACTCTAGGTAAATATCTAGATAGATATCGTCATAGTAATCGTTATAATCCATTTTTAGTTATCCTTTCTTTAGTAACCTAAAACTTCTGTTCCGTATTGTGATACGGCGTCATAGAGGCTCATCATACCTTTATGGTCTTTACATCTAGGGCAGAAAGCGTTCCACCCGTCTGTTAGTGATGAGCAGAATACGCAAACCTTATCGGTTACGCAAAAATTGTTATCTACTAAGTATTCGATTATTTCATTTTTATTTAGTGTAGTCATTTTATGACCTACCTTTCTTTAACTTTCTTTATACTATAATCATATAACGGGGGTCTGACATTTTTCAAGTCGCAAAACGGACATTAGAGACATTTTAAAAAATAATTTAGAAAAATCATATGAGATACATCACATTATGGGCGCACTATCGGACAAATCGGACATTTATAGATGTATGTATCATACAAATTAAAAATATATTAACATTTTTCAAAATCTGATTTTTTAGTTGATCGCAAAATCGCCAAATTCAAAAAAATATTTTTATTAACATTTTATAAATCTGAAAATAGTAGTTGACTAGAATATATGAACTATGTTATAATTTACTTAACAGCAATTCGACGGAAGAGCTGGAGTATGGCAGAAATTTCTCGTTGTCAACAAGGGGGAATTGCATAAGAGGCCTTAACAGGTAAAGATAGTAACTTAAACTCTTAGTAGAACTAAAGCGGATCTAATTGAGCTGTTGACTTGTTCTTGATGGTAAAAAGCAATCCATCTACTCACAATTAATCTCAAAGAGAAATCTTTGGGATTTTTTTGTTTTTACCTATTGACTCTAGAATTTTTGTAATGTTATACTTTAGTTCGGTTTGTGGGGGCTTACACTGGGAACTCAGTTATACCAAGTGTCTGCTTCTCTATCTCGTCAAAGTTTTTAACTTTGGGGGGTAGGGGGGCTTTCCTAAAAATCATAGTTTCCCAAGTATCATATATATTATATAATATGTTATATGAATAATAAATACAAAGATTTCTATTTTTTACATATCAGAAAAACTGGCGGTAGATATGTAAAACTATTTATCTTGAAAAATCTAAAAAACAGTATTAATGTCATAGACACTGGAGAAAAACACTCTGGTTGGATAGATAAGATAACTCCAGAAACATATGTATTTACAGTATTTAGAGATCCAGTAAAACAAATTTGCAGTTTGTATGCTCATGCAGTTTCTCAAAAAGCTAATCTGCTTGAAATTTCTAAAAATTCTGAAGATCACTTAGATAATTTAAATAAAAATATTAAAGATATACATTTAGACAAAAAGTATCTTTTTGCTTGGCTAGAAAGAAATAAATGGGTATATAACATTCAAAGCAAAGAAATATTGCGTGGCTCTACTGAAAGTAAAAATGTAATAGATCAAATTATACAAAAATATACTTTTAATAATAATATAGATAAAGATTTGTTATATACAAGATTAAGAAGAATAAATCTCTTAGTGAGACAGACTAGCTTATATGATCCAGAACCAATAGTCAAAAAAATATGTTCTGACTTAGGAATTGATTTTATTGGCGGGGTTGAAAAAGATCAATTGACTTTCTATAATATGGCATCATCTAATCTATATAAAAGCTTAACTGAAGAAGAAAAAGCTGAGATAGAAAAGTTGTTTGACGTAGATTGTGAAGTATATAATAATGATGATTTATTCTATAGAGTAGTCGACTAGAATATTAAATGATATACTAATACTATGAAACTCATAATCGCAGTAGCTGTCATAGCTATCATGGTACATATATGTGGAATACTATTCCAAATCTATGGGCCTATAGCTTAATCTGGTGAAAGCAATTGTCTTATATACAATCGAGTTTCGGTTCAAATCCGAATAGGCCTACAAATAAAACAGGGGGAATCAGAGACCTACTCTCTGGTCTAAATATCCCATGCTAGAGAAAAGGCTTCTAATGGGGTTTCTAGACCTTAGTACCAATAAGTCCACATATGGAATGCCAAATGAGATTCTTCTAGTCCAAGAGGCCATCAAAGCCTTTATTGACTATATTGAATCTAAATTGTCAGAATGTGACCAAGTGGAGTATAATGAAGATAGAATATGTGACCTAACTTGGAAACATGATGATTGTAGAGTATTGATGGATATTCTATTTGATCTAACATTGGAAGAGAAATATAGGAGTAAATGGTAAATGGTCTCTTCTACTTCCGCCGCACTTTTTTCGCACTTTTTTGTTATAAATGCTACTATATAGTAGTTATAGATAATTTATTGAGATAGAGGTATTATGTTTTATAATGATGACAAAGTTACAGCTATAAGAGATGGTGTATGGTTGTATAGAAATTTTATTTCAAAAGAAGAATGTGATGCTATTGTTAGTAAAGTAGAACAGTTGACTGAAAAAGATTGGCAAGACGGTTGGACAAGGCATCAAGGCACTTTATTTTATACTAATAATCCAGAATCAGAAAAAGCAATAGCTGAATGGTGGAGCGATAAAGTAAGTCCTCCCATACTTATTCCAGAAGTTACAAAGGTTAACAAACAGCTAAAAGAATTATTTTCTCCAGACCTATTCTTTTTGCCAGAATATAAGGTTGTACGATTAAAGCCAGGACAAAATATGAAGTCACATAGAGATAATAGGTCAGAGAATGCAGCGGTAGAGGTTAAACAAGAATTTACAATTAACTGTGCTTATACGCTATACTTAAGTGAATTTTCTGGAGGAGAAATTAATTATCCAGAGCTTGACTATAAGCATATACCTAAACAGGGAGACCTTATAATACATTCTGGATTAGTCCTGCATGAAGTTTTTGATGTAATTGATGGATTAAGATATACAATAACAGGATGGCTTTTAAATAAATAAGCCATACGTAAGGCGGATTACGTATGGCTTATTGCACATATAGTGCTACAGGGAGTAAAAACTCTACCTGCTGAATAATTATAAATTATCTTTTAAACAAAGTCAATATCTTATATTTTATTTTAAAAAATTTTTGGTATATCTTCTCTTCTAGAATTCCGCCCTTTGTTTCTTCTCTGTAGTGGTCAGTCTGAAAGTAAGGACTGTGCATATGTTGAGAAAAGTGATTCCTTGGGCTCATATATAATATTATACATCATCCCCAGACCTAAATGATGGTGATGGGCCAAGAAGATACCCATCTTCGTGATACTTAGACATTTTTTCTGTTTCTTCTGGACCTACAAGATTGTTAGACAAAAGAAGAAGTACATCATAAATTCTATGTAGCATTATGTAGTTAACCATTTCTAGATTATCTTCTAGAGGTTTTGGATCATTTTCCTGCATACTTTTCCAACTGATTTTCAATATCAACAATCATATCGCTTAGTGTTAGATTTGATTCTTGAAATGTTAAAGCGTATTTCTTAAACTCGTTTACAGCCTTCATAGCCATAGGTAATGCTGGCATATGCATACATGGTATGCCCATGCCTACTGATTTTACAAGATCTTGATTATAAGACATTATCTACCAACTTTTTTAATTTATCATACAATAATAATCCAATATTATTTTTGTATTCACATGATAAACAATATAAATATATTGTGTCGTCATGAGTTTGATTAACAGAAAGAGGGCCTTGATCTAAAGGACAATTAATCCTTTCAACAAGACCCTCTTCAGCTAAAGCTAAGTATTTTGATACATATTGTATCTTCAATTACTTCTCCACCCTTTATTGATTAGGGAAGTCAGATAGCCATTTGCTAGCTGCCCCACTTCTCATGGATGACCATGAGCTCCAGTCATTTCCGCCCTGGGTCATGTGGTACGTTATCTCTGCGTTAATTACAGGATCAAACAAAAGTACGTTTGATCTTAGTTCGAATTTCTCTTTACGATCAATGCCGAGATTTCCCAACATATTAATCTGAAAAATTCCATAGGAACTGTCTCCAGTTTTCCTGTTACCGTTGTAAGCCATAGGCCTTCCATTGGACTCTGACTTAGCAACAGCCCAAGCCGTTTTAAGGGCTTTTCCTTCAAAGCCAACAGCCCAGAGTAATTCTTTTAACTCTTTGTCTGTAAGCATCTCAGAAGGCTTGTAAACAGCGTTGCTGTATCGTTCTAAGGTTTCTTTCTTCAGTTGTTTTTCATCTTTAGCAACTAGCATTTTCTCTCTATGAGATTCGCCATTTGCTTCCAAAGCAAGAGATGTATCAGGCCCTGGCTGAACTCCAAATAAAAACAGTAATGCAACTGCTATTGATGTCCAGCTATGAGCAACATCGCTCAATCTTTGTTTTATTTTCTCCATAGGCATTTCCTCCTCTAGAGATAACGTTATATAATAATAACATTGATACTCTAAATATGTCAAGTTAGTCAACTAAAAAAAATATTTTAAAAGTCTTTTTTTTATAATTTTCTTTTGGTAGAATTGTGTTCTTATTAATTTAAAGGAGAGGCGGAATTAAATGTCCAGTACAATCGAAAACCCATATGAAAATTTCATTGCTCTATCTAGATATGCTAGATGGATGCCAGAAGAAAATAGAAGAGAAACTTGGAAAGAAACTGTAGATCGTTATTTTGATTTTATGCTAAATCATCTTAACGAAAATTATAATTATATTCCAGAAAATAGTTTAGTAGAAGAAATTAAAAATTCTGTATACAATAGAAATGTAATGCCATCAATGAGAGCAGTCATGACTGCAGGACCTGCTCTTGATAGAGACCATGTTGCAGGATATAACTGTTCATTTGTTCCAGTAGATTCTCCACGTTCATTTGATGAAACCATGTACATTCTTATGTGTGGAACTGGTGTTGGGTTCTCTGTAGAATATAAGTATGTTAATAAGCTTCCTGCTGTCCCAGAATCATTTGAAAAGTCTACAACAGTAATTGTTGTTGAAGACTCAAAGACTGGTTGGGCAAAGGCTTATCGTGAACTTCTTGCAATGCTTTGGGCTGGACAAGTTCCTTCAGTTGATGTTTCTAAGTTACGTCCAGCTGGAGCAAGACTTAAGACAATGGGTGGGCGTTCTTCTGGACCACAGCCACTAATTAATCTTTTTGATTTTACAATTGCAAAGTTTAAAGGCGCAGCTGGTCGTCAACTAAAGCCAATTGAAGCACATGATATTATGTGTAAGATTGGAGAGGTAGTTGTAGTTGGAGGAGTTCGTCGTTCCGCAATGATCTCTCTTTCTAATATCAATGATATTGAAATGGCAGCAGCAAAGTCTGGTAACTGGTGGGAGAATAATACCCAACGTGCATTATCAAATAACTCAGTAGCATATTCTCGCAAACCAGAAATGGAGCAGTTTATTGCGGAATGGAAAAACTTATATGACTCAAAATCAGGTGAGCGTGGCATATACAATGTTGCAGCAGCTCAAAAACAAGCAGCAAGATGGGGACGTAGAGATCCTGAAATTCATTATGGAACCAACCCATGCTCAGAAATTATCCTTAGACCTTATCAGTTCTGTAATTTATCCGAAGTGGTAATTCGTGAAGAAGATACAACTACAACTGTAGCAGAAAAGGTCAGACTAGCAACTATTCTAGGAACATGGCAATCTACTTTAACAGATTTTAAATATTTGCGTAAAATCTGGAAAGATAATACAGAAGAAGAGCGTTTATTAGGTGTCTCGTTAACTGGTCAATTTGGAAATAAATTCTTTTCTGGCAAAGAAGACCTATCAAAGCTTTCAGATGCATTGGAACGTCTTCGTGAATATGCTCGTGAAACAAATAAGCAAGAAGCTGAAAGAATTGGAATAAATGAATCAGCAGCAATTACATGTGTAAAGCCTTCAGGAACTGTTTCACAGCTTGTAGGAGTTTCTTCTGGAATGCATGCGTGGCATTCAGACTACTACATACGCACTGTTCGTGGAGATAAAAAGGATCCACTCTCTACATTCTTAAAAGAGGTTGGAATTCCAGTAGAAGATGATTTTATGAAGCCAAACGATACATATGTATTTTCATTCCCAGTAAAAGCTCCTAAAGGCGCAATCACTAGAAATCAATTAACAGCAATTGATCATTTAAATACATGGCTTGTTTATCAGAGGGCATGGTGTGAGCATAAGCCATCAATTACTGTTTCTGTAAAAGAAGATGAATGGATGGAAGTAGGGGCGTGGGTGTACAAGCATTTCGATGAAGTATCTGGAATTTCTTTTTTGCCACACTCAGACCACTCTTATAAGCAGGCGCCATATCAAGAGGTTACAGAAGAAGAGTACTTAGATCTATTGTCTAAGATGCCATCAAATATTCGTTGGGAAGATTTATCTTTCTACGAAACTGAAGACGGGACCAGTGGAACTCAAACACTGGCCTGTACTTCTGATGGAAATTGTGAGATTGTGGATATTTCGGCATAGTAGTATAATATAATTTAGGGGAAACCCTAATTCCTGGGCAAAGTGCCCAGAAACAGGAGGATCTTAATGAATCAAGATCTAAATAACGATGGAAAGGTAACAATGCAAGAGAAAATTCTAGCAGCGTTAGCAAGCTATGGTCGTCACTTTTTAGGTGCCGCTATTGCTTTGTACATGACTGGTAACACTGACCCAGGAGATTTAATTAAGGGTGGAATTGCAGCAGTATTGCCAGTAATTTTAAAGGCTCTTAATACAAATGAGCCAGCATTTGGGTTTACCAAGAAGCAGTAATTAGTTAGTCGATTAGGATAGCTCCTATGCTAAAATGAGCATAGGAGTTTTCCTATTTAGGAGATTTTTGCAAATGGCAGTACAAAAGAATTTTGAAGTAGATCAAAATGCTACTTTTACCTTTGAGGTTGATTATACCGAAGAGGATGAAGTCACGCCTATCGATCTTACTGGAGCATCCGCTAAAATGCAGGTGCGTGATACCAAGGGCGGAAGTAAATTAGCTTTTACTCTAACATCCCCTTCTGGTGGAATTACTATTGACGAGCCAAATGGAAAATTGACTATTAAGATCACTCCTACTCAAACCAATAAAATGTTTTATCCTAAATCAGCATATGACATAATGGTAGTAGACTCAAACGGCAATAAAATAAAATTGCTTGAGGGTTTTATGACACTGAGTAGGAGTGTGACTATTTAATGGCAGATATAGTAAAAGTAATAGAGCAAAAAAATAAAGTAATTGTTTCTTCTCCAGGACCTCAAGGGCCAAGGGGTAAAACCATTCTTAGTGGAAATGGTTTACCTGCCTCAAATTTAGGTTTAGAAGGAGATTTTTATTACGATAAAGATTCTGCTGCATTTTATGGACCAAAGCTTTCAGACTTAAGTTGGTCAGATGCAACAGTAATTGAATTTGCTACAACAGAAAATGTATCTTATTCAACTTCGTGGGAGCTTTCTCAAGTTGTTGGCCCAATAAATGGTGAATACTCTATACAAATAACACATAACTTAGGATACAGTCCAAGCGTTACGATTAAGTCAAGCTCTGGAGATATTGTTGAAACTGGTATCAACTACGACTCACTTAATTCACTAACACTTGTAATGGCACAACCATTTTCTGGAACAGTATACCTATCATAAGGAGATAAAAAATGGCAAGAAAATTTTTGGTAAGCGTCGACCTAAATAAAAATGAACTTCTCAATGCCAGAATTCAGAATTTAGGTAGTGCCCCATCCAGCCCAGTAACTGGTCAAATTTATTACAATACTGGAGATAATACACTTTACTTCTGGAATGGATCAGACTGGATTCCAACATCTGGTTCTCAAGAAGTAATTCAAGATTTAATAGGCTCTTCTATAGAGGGTGGAACTGGGTTAACAAAAACCTATAATGATTCCACTGGAGTAACAACTTTAGATTTAGACAATACTGCAGTAACCCCAGGAAGTTATGGATCTTCAAATGCAATTCCAACATTTACCGTTGACGCACAGGGTAGATTAACTTCTGCAGGAGAGACAGATCTTCCAGATCCAGTAATAACACTCTCTGGAGATGTAACTGGTTCTGCTACGATGACAGATCTTGGCGATGTTACTATAACAACTACCATACAGCCAAATTCTGTTGCGCTAGGTACAGATACTACAGGAAATTACATTGCAACAATTTCTGGAACAGCAAATGAAATTGTTGTAAGCGGTTCTGGCTCTGAATCAGCTGCAGTTACAATTGGACTTCCAGATGACGTAGAGATAGCTGGCAATTTAACTGTAAATGGAAATTTAGATGTAGCAGGCTCAATTAATTCAGTAAATACAACAGAAGTCAATATACTTGATAATAAGGTTGTATTGAATTCAAATGTAACTGGAGCTCCATCAGCTAATGCTGGATTAAAAGTAGAACGTGGAACATCTTCTGATGTTGAGTTATTATGGAATGAGACAGCAGATCAGTGGCAATTAACAAATGATGGAACCAACTATCATGAGGTTACTAGAAAGTATAAGCAAACACTTTCTACTTCTGCAACATCTTATACTGTCACACATAATTTAAATACTCAAGATGTTGTGGTTCAAATTTATGAAGTTGCTTCACCTTATCAGCAGGTATTTACAGATGTTGAGCATACAAGTGCAAATGTTGTAACAATCAAGTTTGCCGCAGCACCAACAGCTGGAGAATATAGAGTAGTAGTAATAGGATAAAATAATAATGGCCAAGTTTAAATCATTATTAAATTTAGTAACACTCCAAGCAGATCCAAATTCTGGTTCTGCTGGAGATGTTTACTTTAATACTGTATCAAAAAATTTAAAGATACATAATGGTTTATCTTGGGTTGACTTAACACCAGGTTCTTCCGATCCAGCTCCTTTTTATATGCATACACATACTTATGATGGAGATGTTCATACCATTACAATTGATAACATGGTAACTTTTGATGATGACATTAACAATATTGCATCAACAGAAGAACAAATTCCTGCTATAATTGGATTTGACGGCGGAAGTCCAAATTCAATATATGACAATGTATCTTATAAAGAACTAACATTGTTAGACGGAGGCGAAATTGGCAACTAATTTCCCAGAAGAATTAGACAATTTATCTAATCCATCATCTACAGATTCAATGCAGGGACATGCAGACCTTCACACAAATGTAAATGACGCTTTAGAGGCATTACAAACAAAAGTAGGTATAGACGGTTCAACAGACGCAACCTCTCTAGATTATAGAGTAACAGCGCTTGAGGTTGCTCCTCCAAGCACAGAAGCAAAGCTAATATATGAAACAGTAAGTAACAATACTGGTAGCGAAATAGCTAAAGGTAAAGCTGTTTACGTTAGCGGAGCAGTTGGCGCATCTGGTAAATTAAGAGTATCATTAGCATCTAATGCAGCAGAATCAACATCAACAAAAACTTTTGGAATAACTAGAGCTGCAATTGCAAATGGCTCTGAAGGAGAAGTTGTTTCAGAAGGATTGCTTCAAGGTATTAATACTGTTGGAGCAAATGACGGTGATCCAGTCTGGCTTGGAACAGGCGGAAGCCTATTATTTGGTTTAGCAAATAAGCCATCAGCTCCATCGCACCTAGTATTTCTTGGTATAGTAATTAGAGGCGGTCAATCAAACACTGGCTCTATGTTTGTAAAAGTTCAAAATGGTTTTGAGCTAGAAGAACTTCATAATATACAATTAACAAACGTTCAAGACGGAGATGTATTAAAATATGATTCGTCATTGGGCTTATGGATAAACTCAAATGAGTTTGCAACAACATCTTATGTAGATGATGCAATATCTACTATTGGAAACTCAGTAGATTCAGTCACTACATTACTTGGTTTAGAGGGTAATAATGACCTGGTGATTTCTGGAATAGAAAATCAAACCCAAGTAGATCAGTTTGCTATATCAGATTATAGAACAGTTAAATATCATCTACAGATATCAAGGGGAACAGATTTTTATGTTTCTGACTTTTTGTTGTTAGCAGATGGTACCAATATAAATGTAGTAGAATCAAATGTAATATCAAACACTTCAAATGCTCTTGCAAATATTAGTTTTGAAGAAAATTCAGGTATAATTAGTCTATATGTGACACCTACTGGATCTGCTGTAACAGCAAGATTTGTTAGAACGTCATTAAAGGCTTAATAAGGGGGTTGCAATATGGCAACAGTAAACAAAAACTTTAGAATTAAAAATGGTTTGGTTGTTGAGGGATCAACAGCTACCGTAAACGGCGAGGATATCTTAACCAGATCCCAAGCCGATCAATCTTATATAGTCAATTTAATTGGCGGTACAGCAACTTCACAAAATACACCAGATACTGTTGTTAAAAGAGACGGATCTGGCAACTTTGCTGCAGGAACAATTACAGCAAACCTTACAGGTGATGTAACTGGTACAGTTTCAAGCATTTCTAACCACGATTCAGATGATTTATCAGAAGGTTCTTTAAACCTATATTTCACAGATGCTCGTGCAAGAGCTGCTCTATCAAGCGGAACAGGTATAGATTATAACTCATCAACAGGTGTAATAGCTGTTGATAACACAATTGCGACAAAGACATACGCAGATAATGCAGCAGAGTCAGCAGTAAATGCTCTCGATACAGATGATATCGAAGAGGGAGCATCTAATTTATACTTTACAAATCAGAGAGCGCTTGATGCAACAGCGGCTGCTTATGACGCAGCAGGTTCTGCTTCAACAGCACAGACTGCAGCACAAGGCTATACAGATTCTCAGCTAGAAGATTATACAACAACAGCACAGCTAGATACAGTTATTGATAATCTAGGATATTTAAAGTCAGCAGACCTTACAGGATATGCAACAGAAGGATATGCCGATGGCGCAGCATCTAATGCACAATCAGCAGCAGAAGCAAATGCATCTACATATACAGATAATGCCATAAATGCTTTAGATACAGACGATATTGAAGAGGGTACAGTAAATAAGTACTACACAGACACTAGAGTTTTATCATGGCTTTCTGATAAAGGTGGAACTGGAATTGATATTGACTCTGTAAGTGGTCAAATATCTATAGATAATACAGTTGCAACAACATCTTATGTCGATACAGCAATTAATAATCTTGTTGATGGAGCTCCAGGACTCCTAGATACTCTAAATGAGATTGCAGCAGCAATTAATGATGATGCAAATTACTTTACAACAGTAACAAATGCAATTAATGCTAAGCAGAACAACTTAACAGCTGGCGCAAATATTGATATCACAAACGATACAATATCTGTAACTGGTTTAGATACAGATGACGTTGCAGAAGGCACAAACCTATATTTCACAGATGCCCGTGCTCGTGATGCAGTAGATGGAACAGACCGCTCATTTACATCTGTAGCAATTAATGAAGTTTCAAAGGAAGTTGCTGCAACTACTGGTAATATTGCAACAGCAGCAGCCACAACAGCATATTCTTGGCTAAAGACAGATTATAGAAGCGCCAAGTTTATGGTTAAAATTAAGAATGGCACACATACAGAGGTTTCTGAAATTCTCGTAACTCTTGATACTTCTGATAATGTTTATCTAACAGAATACGGAATGTCTTCAACTAGCGGAACATCTCTTGGAACAATTTCAGCAGATGTCAGCTCAAATGATGTAAGAATCCGTGTAACACCAGCAAACAACAACTCAGAAGTTATTGTAGCTGGAACACTATTAATATAATTAAATAAAAGGCTAGGGGAGAGCCAGAAATCTCCCCAAAATCAAATTCGGGGGATAGGGAACTCGTGACAACAAACAATAAAGATTTTAAAGTTAAGAATGGCCTTGTAGTTGAGGGTAATCAAATAACACTAGGAGATACTCCAGTGGCCTTCAATACCTCCACAAGCAAATTAGAGATTTATATAAATGGCGCTTGGCAGCCAATAGCATTTACTTCAGATATTCCAGATGTACCAGAAATTACATTTATGGATATTGGATTAGCTATTGACTATAATGGTGATCCAATATATACAGTTCAGGCTAACGGTGTAGTAACCTCAGCCACAAAATTCGCAGATGGGGGAACTCCATCAACATCTTCTTTTGGTATGACCTTTGACTCAGGTTCTATCAATTAAGAAGACAAAATGATATAATAAGGAGTAATTATGGCAACAGTAAGAATTCAACTAAGAAGAGGCACAGCCGCTGAATGGACAGCCACAAACCCTGTCTTGGCCGCTGGCGAAATGGGTCTGGAGACAGACACTGGCGATTTTAAATTTGGTAATGGTACAGACACATGGAGCAACCTTGCATATTCATTAGGTAATGCAATAGATGACTACATTCCTTTATCTGAAAAGGGTGTAGCTGACGGAGTTGCTACCCTAGATTCATCAGGTTTAGTACCACTAGCACAGCTTCCAGGGGCAGCAGCTTTGGATGCAGAGGTAAGCTCAGCAATTTCTGATCATAATTCAGATACCACAAATGTACATGGTATAGCTGACACATCGATATTAGTAACAACATCAGGAACACAAACATTAACTTCAAAGAGCTTAACTTCACCAGCTCTTACTGGAACACCTACCGCTCCAACAGCAGTAGTAGGAACAGATACAACTCAAATTGCTACAACTGCATTCGTACAAGATGCAATCGAAGCAGTTGTAGGTGCAGCTCCAGCAGCATTAGATACATTGGCTGAAATTGCAACATCTTTAAATGATGATGCGGATTTGGCTGGAACATTAACAACATCAATTTCAGAGAAGGTAGCCAAGTCTGGCGATACAATGTCTGGAGCTCTTGATATGGGGTCTAACAAGGTTACAAATCTTGCAAGTCCTACAACAATTTATGATGCAGCAAATAAGTTTTATGTAGATTCTAGATCAGCAGCAGATGTCGGAGGACACGCAAGCACCACAACAAATGTTCATGGAATCGCAGATACTACACAATTAGTAGTGCAGTCTGATGAAAGATTAACAAACGAAAGATATCCTGTTCCTTTATCTGTTACAGAAGGCAAGATTGCTAATGCTGCTGTTACAGAATCAAAGATTGCAGATAGCTCAGTATCTAATTCAAAGCTTGCAGATGGATCAGTTACTACTGTAAAGATTGCAGATGATTCTGTTAGCACAGCAAAAATTGCTGATAATGCAATTTCTACAGATAAAATTGCTGATGCTGCTATAACAAATGCTAAAATAGCAGGAAACTCTATAACTGCTTCTTTAATGCAGGACAATTCAATAGATACAGCTGCAATAGTTGACAGTGCTGTAACTTCAGCTAAAATTGCAATTTCAGCAGTTGAGGAATCAAAAATTGCAGATGATGCAGTTTCTACTTCTAAGATTCTTAATTTAGCTGTCACAGAAGATAAAATTAACACATCAGCTGTTACAGAAGGCAAGATTGCTAATGCTGCTGTTACAGAAAATAAAATCGCAGATGGTTCTGTAACTTCAGCTAAGATTGCAAATGGATCTATAGTTAATGAAGATATTTCAACTACTGCAGCAATTGCTCAGTCTAAAATTGCAGATTTAACAACAGATCTTGCAGCCAAAGCACTTGATTCAGATCTTGATGCACATATAAATGCAACTACTTCGGTACATGGAATTGCAGACACATCTGTGCTTGCAACAGATTCTGATGTAAGTGCTGCACAGACAGCTGCAGAGGCGCATGCAGATTCTGCAGTATCTACACACAATTCTGATACAACTTCTGTACATGGAATTTCTGATACTTCTCAGCTAGCATATAAGAATGCTGCAAATCAGACATTTACAGGAAATATGGAAGTTGATGGAAATCTTGTAGTAGATGGAGACTTTACTGTAAATGGAACAAACTTCTCTGCTTCAGCAACATCAATTGTCATCGAGGACAACATGGTTCAGCTTGCACATCAAAATGCTGCAAATACAGTAGACCTTGGTCTTGTAGTTGCATATAATGATGGTTCAGCAAAGCACTCTGGTATTGTAAGAGATGTTTCTGCAGATAAGTGGAAGCTATTTAAGGGTGTAACAACAGAGCCAACAACCACAGTTGACTTTACACAGGGATCCCTAGATGATCTTCAGGTGAAGAACCTAGATGCTGTTGCAATTACAGCTACTGGAGCAATTACAGCATCTTCTTCTGGAGTAGTCTTTACAGATGGCACTCAGACAAAAGCTGGAGTTCCGTCTATCACACCAATTGCAGAAAAGACTGCAAACTATACACTTTCAAGCTTAACAGAAAGAGATACTCTTATTGAGGTAAATCATACAGGAGGAACTGCAGTTACAATTACTGTACCTTCAGATGCTACTGTAAACTTCCCAGTAGGAACATCAATCGATATTTTAAGAACAAATACTGGAGAAGTAACAATTGCTGGCTCAGGCGCTACAGTGAATGCTACACCAGGATTAAAGTTAAGAGCTCAGTGGTCAAGCGCAACTCTATTTAAGAGAGCGGCAAACACATGGGTACTATTCGGAGACCTAAAGGCATAAGGAGCAAATAATGGCAATTAATAAAAGATCAGGAACAGGTTCTTCCGCACAGGATAACTTTATCGGACCAAATCCAGTTACTGGATTAACAGCAACAGATGTTGGTTCTGGAAGAGCATACAACGATGGTAGAATTGATTTGTCTTGGACAAACCCGTCTACTGGAAATACTCCAACAGGGTATAGAATTATTCGTGGTGGAACTGAAATAGCAACAGTAGCTCATCCTAATAATACATACTCAAATACTGGGCTTTCTTCAGCCACTTCATATTCGTATGTAGTTCGTGCATATGATGATTATGCTACAGCAGCAGATTCAAATACTGCTAGTGCTACAGCAACAACAGTTCCAGCTACAATGAGTGCTCCAAGTGCTACAGCTGGAGTTGATAAGGACACATTGTCTTGGACAGCACCAGCAAATGGTGGTTCAGCAATTACACTATATAGATGGACATCAAGCGACGGAAAGACTGGAACATCTACTGGAACATCAGTTGATATTTCTCAAGAAGCAAACACTGCACAAACATATCAAGTTAGAGCAGAGAATGCTAACGGAGCAGGAGTGTATTCTGGAAATTCAAATCAGGTTACAACCCAGGCCCCAAGCTTCTTCGGTCCTCCAAGCTTCTTCGCCCCTCCAGGGTTCTTTGCCCCTCCAGGGTTCTTCGCCCCTCCAGGGTTCTTCGCCCCTCCAGGGTTCTTTGCCCCTCCAGGGTTCTTCGCCCCTCCAGGGTTCTTCGCCCCTCCAGGGTTCTTCGCCCCTCCAGGGTTCTTTTCTCCACCAAGCTTTTGGAAGTCTGTTGGAATTAACACTTTGATTAGAACACCTGGCGGAATGGTTTCTGCAGGACAGTTGGAAATTGGAGATGAGGTAATTGGTTTACGTATACCAGGTATACCAGATAACTATTGGTTACTTGATGACGGTTCATATGGCTCATACTCAGATTTTGTAATATCAGAAGAGCAATTAAATAATGCAGAAGAGACAATTGTAACTGTTACAGGTAAGAGACTTCATGAGAATGCTGGAGCTGCAGCTGTTAATGGTGATATTTATACTATTAACCACTACATTCTAGCCAAGAGAAATGGTGAAATTAAGTCTTTGAATGTTAAGGATTTATTGTCAGATGATCTTATATATAACTATCAGACAAAAGATTTTGTTCCAATAGAATCTCTTGAGATAAATGAAGAAATTACAATTCAATCATATTCTATAAACGTAGAGCCATGGGACTTCTACTTTACAGAAAACGGTTTAACCTTTGATATGCAGGCGCTATCAGAGTCTCTGTCTGGATCTGATGATCCAGATGGTTCTGGCCCCCTATAAAATATAGGTGAAATTTAAAGTAACAAGTACTGGTCAGGAGATAGAGAAATCTATCTCCTATCAGTCTTTCCCAGAAGAGTTATATAATGAGGGTATATGGGGTCATTTTGCATTTATAGAAGATAAAGAAATGAATATTCGTGTTATATGTTCTGCTTATAACAATGATAGATATTCTCCAGGTACTGTTGTCGTATCGAATAAAATATTTAATGATTTTCCAATTGCTCAAAGTGCATGGAATATAAGTAATAAAATTAGTAGAATGTATGTTGATCCGTTTTATAGAAATAAAAAGGTTGCAACTTATAGTGTTATAACAAATGATATGTTAGCTAGAAAAATGGGTTATGAAATATGGTCTAATATATACGGAGAAAAAGGCGGTACTATAGCAGGCGACCAACTTTATAATAAAATATACGATTTAGGTTTTGAGGTAAAGAAAGCACAGATAGACCTAAACGATATTTTTCAATATAGAAATTTTTCACACCCAATACATTACATAGATAAGAGACCAGTTTATGATGAATCAAGTCTATAGCAAAACCAAATTTTTAAAGAAAGAAGTCAATTTTGACTTTGATATAAAAAATATAAAAGATATGTCTTTTAAAAAAGATGAGTTATTTTTTGTTGATAATGGAAATCTTAATAAAAATAACGAAATTGTTTATAAATCAAAAAATATATTTACTATATACAGCAGAGACATCCACAGCCTATATAAAAGTATATCTAGTCTATTAGATGAATCTTGTGATTTATATGAAATAAAAAAAGATATACAGAACTATATGATTTATGGCAAAATTTCAGAGTATGGTGAACATAATAGAGGAATATGGTATGATTTTCCAGGAATAAATATTCCATACTTACACGGGTTTTTCTTCTTTGACTCCAGCTATGAGGTTAACTTTAAAAATCAAAATAATTTAGTTAAAGAATTAATAAATACCAATACAATTATTATCAATAAGCCGACAGATTTAATAAACATTAAATCAGAAAAAGAGTCAGAGGTAATTGAATTCTATATAGTCCCTATTGATATGTTAAAACATAATGAACCAGGCGTATGGGTTCCAATATTATAAAACAAATGATATAATCATATCCAAGAGAAAGAGGCGTGATGTTAGAAAATGCAGAGTACCTAGCAACTGGAATAGTTGTATATAGAGATGTTTTTAAAAAGGAACATAACTATGTAGAGAGATTAGAAAAGGCTTTAGGGTCAGTAGAAGAAAATAGATACGGTTGGAAGCCAGGGTATACTGGCTACGGAGCAAAAAATCTTAATTATAGAGATTGTTTTGATTTTAAGATTAAGCATAATGAAGACGGCTCTCTAAGCGCACATATGGACTGTATTAAAAAAGAAGATCAAAACGAAACAGACAAAGATTTAATTAGAATTTGGGATGATGCATATTATGCACAGGTTCCACCAGTTGACGACTATAGAAGTATGTTTAGCCTGGCACCATTAAAATATTGGGAATCTTTTAATTTTATTAAGTATGGACCAGGACAGCATTTCCAGGTACATTCAGATCATGGATATTCTTATACGTGTGTTCTTTCTTCAGTTGGGTATTTAAATGATGATTATGAAGGCGGAGAGCTTTATTTTGATAAGCTTAACCTAAAGATTAAGCCAAAAGCAGGAGATCTTTATCTATTCCCATCTTCATATGTATACTCTCATGCTGCAATGCCAGTCACCTCTGGTACTAAGTACTCTATAGTTACAATGTTAGATTATTTAGAAACAGCACATACTCCAGAATATAGAAACCTGGAAGCAAGATACTCTAAAAGCCTTCTTTAATGTATTCTATAACAGCCTATAATATAGGAGGTTTAGCTACCATTAGTCAGTCTCCAGTAAAAAGAGATTGGATGGAAGATACATATGATAAGCATGCCTATAATTGTTTCCCAGTAACAATTACAAATTCATTAGGGTGGAGCATATCTTTTCCAGAAGAAATTTCTTTTATTTGGGATGGCATATCAGATAGTTCAGCAGACCACGTTAAAGTTTTAAGTGGAGAAAAGTATGTTTCAACTAGAAGAGCTAATGGAACCATAAGCTTTAATTCTGGATTTGGTTTTAAAACACAAAATGACTTAAGCTTGTTATGCATGCCAACACCAAACCAGTTTATAAGGGGTGCTCAATGTTTTACTACTTTAATATCAACATCTTTTTTTAATGGAGACTTCCCTATAGTTTGGAAAATTACTGAGCCTATGATAAAAATAGTAATTCCTGCAAACACGCCAGTTGCTAATATTATTCCTATATCTTTAACAGAATTACAAAATTCTGAAATAAATTTTGAACCAGTAAGCAATATGCCATCCAGTAAATGTCCACCAGAATTTGCTATAAAAGCTGTTGAGAAAGCATACCAGACTGGCGGATGGACAAATTTTTATAGAGATGCAGTAGATGCATGCGGGAACAGTATTGGGTCGCATGAAATAAAATCAATAAGATTGAAGGTAAATAATGCCTAAAATAACATTTCATTCAAATAAAACTTATAATCAACCAGGACATGAATTAAATCCTAAACCAGCAAAGAAGAGCGTTCCTCAATGGTTTTCCGAATCAAGCAGGTACTGGTTTCCAGAAGTAAAAGACTCTCTTTCATTTAAAGCTTGCCCAGCATTAGTAGATGCATTTCTTGCAGGTTATGTTTTAAAAACTCCATGCGACATATATTTCCAAAAAGAGTCTAGCTCTGATGTTTTTAAGCACACTGATATATTTAAAGTTTATAAAGAACCAGGATATGATGATTTTTGTTGTTCAAGACCAGATATGCCAGGGTTTCCCAAGCCACACGGATTTGATAAACATTTTCATTGGTTTCCTAATTGGATGCCAGGGCTTGAGCCAGGCTACAGCGCTTTATATGTTCATCCATTAAATCGTTTTGATCTACCGTTCATCACCGTCTCTGGTATAATTGATAACGATAAGATGAATACCCCTGGTTTAATGCCTTTCTTCCTTAAAGAAGGTTTTGAAGGTCTGATTCCAAAGGGAACTCCATTTGTTCAGATAATTCCATTTAAAAGAGAAGATTGGGAATCAGAAGAGCAGATGTATTCCATAGAAGAGATATTTGAAAGACATAATTATCAAGCAAATAAGTTTAGAGTTCCAGAGGGCGGGGCTTATAAGAAAAAAGTTTGGTCAAGAAAGAGGTATGATTAATGAATATGAAACGTTGGGACACTAGCGGTAATTTAGCTAACTTTAATGCTAAGTCTATAACTCCATCTGGATTTTTTGGAGATTCAGATAAAAATATAGTTGAGGTTGAAGATTTTATTACAGAAGAAGAAAATAATATATTTTTAGAGTTTGCAAGAAAAAATTCTTCTTTTGATGAAACACCAACAGAGTTTAATGAAAATGGCAATCTTATTTATGACGAAAGACCGTGGGTAAATAGAGTAGCAACTGGAGAGACTCTATTGAAGAGTGGACCACACGTGATACCAGTTCTTACACATATGGTTACAAGATTTCAAAAAATAATTGAAGATTTTTTTGATGTAGAAGTTACTCCTACAGGACCAGCAATTGTTAGGTGGCCAGTTGGAGCAAGACAAGAGCCACATGCAGATAAAGAGTTGCATGAGGGCCCAGATGCAGGAAAACCAAATTCTTTCCCGTGGTATGATATTGGAACTGTTTTTTATTTTAATGATGATTATGAGGGTGGAGAATTATATTTTCCAAAACAAGGTGTTGAGTTTAAGCCAAAAGCACGAGCTGCATATTTTTTCCCAGGCGATATGAACTATATTCATGGAGTAAGGCCAATAACAAAGGGATGTAGATACACTGCTCCATATTTTTGGACAATAAATAAGTTACCAGAAAAATATAATGGCCCAAAGGAGTTTAATTATGTGCCACATAACTAAACATAAGGAAGAATGTTTTACAATTGAGCATTTTTTAACAGAAGAAGAATGTAAAGCTATTATTTCGTATACGGAGTGGTTAGCTAGCAATAACATTTTAGAGTGGAATCAAATATCGTTTTATGATTCATTTGCAATGGGCTTTTGGGAAGAGGATCCAACTGGTGGCTGTGAGTTATTTGGACTTCCCAAAAATTATTTTCATGGTGTTTTAAAACAAAAAATAAAAGATGCTTGTGAAAATGCTTTAGGAAAAGATTTAGCTGAGGTTAGTTATCATGCTCAAAAATGGAAAGATGGAGCATATGCATCATTTCATTCCGATAACTCTGACGAGCATGGAAACCCTTCAGAGTTTGAAAGAAGTAAGTATGCTGCATTTATCTATCTTAATGAAGACTTTAAAGGTGGAAATTTAAATTTTAAACATCACGATGTAAACATAAAACCAAAAGCTGGTATGCTTGCAGTTTTTGCAGGCGGGTATACAAATGAACATGAAGTTACAAAAGTTCATGGAGGTACTCGTTATACCGTAGGATCATTTTGGGATAACGCAGATGCTGTTTATACTGAAGAGCAAATTAAAGAAAGAGAAGAAAGATTAAAGAAAACTAGAGCTGAGCAAGATTTAACTTATCAGCAGTGGGCAAAGCAAAAAGAATTGGGAATAACTCAAGACTATGTTGGAAAATACGGTGAAGTATGAATAGAATAGAAATTTATCCAAGAGTAGTTGTGTATAAAAATACGCTACCTAGATGGAAAGAGTATGTAGATCTTTTAAAAAAGTCTGAATCAGAGCCACCAAGATACTACTTCAAGGATTGGGAAGATTGGTATGGTTTTGGAAAAATGATGAATCTATCAATGAATAATCCAAATGTTTCATACAATATTGATTCTGATGATGAATATGCAAAACTACAGCAAGATTTTTTACAAGATGTAACAGATGCCTATTATAATGTTACAGCAGATTATGTAAAAACATACGGCATCTCTTTACCAAATTGGGTCAATAATGGTATATCGATTTGCAAATATTGGGAAAGCCCTAAGCAAAATGAAATGGCAATGCACTATCATACAGATTATGTTGGCGCAAATGCAGATGCCCCAGGTAAAAAATTTGCTATTACTTGTACAATTTATATTAATGACGATTATGATGGCGGAGGACTATCATTTCTAAGGGAGGATACTGGTGATGTTATTGACTATAAGCCAGAGGCTGGAGATATAGTTGTATTCCCATCAGGAGATCCTATTACTGGAGCTTCTCATTATTTCCACGGCGTAGATAGAGTCGATAATGGAGAAAAGTATTTTATAAGATGTTTTTGGTCATATGAGTTTGAAGGTACAAAAGAGTGGCATGAAGGTGTTGAAAAGTATGGAAAAGATATATGGGAAGATATGCAGCTTGAAAAAATGAAAGAGGATATAAAGTCTGGTAAATGGCATAGATATCTTGTCATGCCTGGTGAGGAAGACCCAAAGAAAGAAAGGTCTACCCCATTCTTTTTAAGGGATAAAGATGCTTATAAAAAAATTAGATGAGAATATTATCTATTATGAAAATGTATTAGATAACCCATATGAATTTATTGAAAAAATAGAAAGTTTAGATATATCTAATAATAATTCAAGCCATATTAGCAAGTGGGAAAAGTGGAGTGCAAGTAATGCTGATCAGCAGTACGGCATTTCTAAAAATGGTAGATTTTCTAATATGCATTACAGCACTGCGGAAGATATAGAAACCTCATTAATTTCGTATAAAATTAAAGCAATATCTGATTTATGTTTTGCTAACTATAAAGCTAACACTGGAGTGGATATGCTTAAGTTACCAGATTACTTTAGTATTAGGAAGTATGATACTGGAGCAGACATGGGAAAGCACGTGGATTCAGAGGATCCAACAGATAAGTCTCACCCAGTAGTTTCTGGAGTTCTTTATTTAAATGATAATTACGAGGGTGGAGAAATTTACTTTCCAGAACAAGAAATTAAAATAAAGCCAAAAGCTGGAAGTATGATCATGTTTCCATCCTATAGACCATACTTTCATCACCCATTAGCAATTACTAAAGGAAATAAATACATGATTCCATTTTTCTGGTATCCATTAGAAACGGTTTGGGAATAAATGTATAATGAAAGCAAAACAAAATTTTTGGTCAACTCTATATGAAAGGTCACAAACAAAAATGATGTACTTACCCAATGTTCTTGGAGATAGCTGTGTTTATTTTAGAAATACTATCTCTGAACCACAAAAATTAATAGAATTTATTGAAGAGTGCGAAAAAGATCAATCAACACATAAGTACCTAACCAGCTGGTCAGAGATGACTGACTCTATTATGTTTAAAAAGTTTTTGCTTGAAGAAAGCGATATATCAAAAAGGAATAAACAAAAGCTTCTTTATATATATAATAGCTTTAAGGCTGGGATAGACTATTGTAAAGAACATTATTCTAATTTTGCTAAACAAGAAACATCAGATATAAAGCCTTTATATCTATTTAAGTCTAAGCCACTATCAGAAGGAGAAAGAGATCAGGAGTACTCTTTGCCAGATAGCTCACAATCTATTTCTGTTTATTTGATGATGAATACAGAAGCTGAAGGTAAGGCATTCTGTTTAAATAAAGAAAAGTCTATATATATCTACCCAGAGCCATGGAGTATTGTTATGGTTCCAGATAATCTTTCACACTCAGAAGGCATCAATGCTAATAGTGAGTTGTATTATTTAAAGACAAAGTTTGAGCTAGGGGCAGAAAAGCTGCAATGCAGTAATCTGCTATAATTAAATAATGTCATATTTAGCATCAGTACTCAAAGACTACCCAGTGGGATTCTGGCCACTTTCTTCAAGTGCAGAGGATAAGTCTGGATGCGGAAATGACGGGGTTGTAAGTGGCACACATCAGTTCGGCAAAAATTCTTTAATACCGTACTCTGGTGAATCAACAAGAATAGCTGGATCATCGTATATATCAATACCGCTAGATAAAGATTATTATTCTTCTTCTGTTTTGCCAGCAATTGCAAATAGCTCAAGTTCAACAAAAGAGTTTACTATAGAGCTATGGTTTAAGCCAGAGTCTGATTTCTTACAAGAGTCTCCTTTGTTTGCTGACGTACTAAACGGCACTGGAATTTTTTATCAAAACGGTAATATAATATTTAAAATAGAAGACGTTTCGTTAGAGTATACATTAAGCAATATAAATAAATCTTTATATATCGCATGTATTTATGGTGTTAATAGTATGTCAATATATGTTGACGGAGAAATTGTTGCTACAAAAAATACAGACGGTTTTAAATTTGAGGCAGAGGGTGTAGATTTTCAGGTTGGCCCAGTCGTTGGACCGTCGGATTCATTTTTAATTAATGGAATTTCTGTTTACAGGTATGCATTAAGCTCAGATCAAATATATGGAAGATTTTCTAACTTATATAATATACCTCCAATACAAATAGCAGATCCAAATAATGGTTCATTATTTGAGATTAAAAATAAGGCATATGGTAGAAAATTTACATTTAGTTATCCAATCGATAAAGACTGGTCAGAAATAGCAGAAAGCCCTGTAAGGCGCAATGAAGGTTACGGGTACATAGAACTAAGCCAAACTGATGGCGAGGTCTCTAAAGAGCTTATAGACGTTCTATCAATACCATCTATGGAAGAGTACAACCACTCAGTAATAGAATGGGAGGGAGACAATGGAGTATCAATCTATATATCTCAAGATAACTCTACTTTCAATGAATGCAAAAATGGTCTTCCTCTTCCAATATCTGATTTTACAAAAAGTGTTATTTATTTAAAGATAAAATTTACTTCAAGTAATGCTCAGCGCTTTAATCCAAGATTACATAAATTAAATATATCTTTCTTTAAAGATGTAAGAATTTATTCAGAAAATAGCGCCAGCTATATTGCAAAGTCAACGGGCGGAAGCCATGATTTTGGTTTCACGTGGAACAATAAGCCAATACTCTCACAGTCTAAATATAACGGTCTACGGGCAGAGGCTAAATTCAGTTTATACACAGACAGAGATGTCCATACCCTAGAAACCTTTTATACACCAGATTCTCTTGAGGCAGGATCATTATTTGATCAGCTTTCATGGAATGGGGCGGGAACACTAAGTAATCCCAATATCCTAGCCCTATATATCAACGGAGAAGACAAGACATCAGAAACATCAGTCTCTGGCTTATTTGAGGTAGGACAATTACACCATGTTGTAGTAGTCCTATCAGACTCAATTACTGAAGAAATAGTATTTAATGATGGATCAAATGAGGCCCTATATCAGTATATAACCATATATGAGAGCCAAATGGATGCAGTTACTGCACAGGCTCATTATGAGATGTATGTGGATAGTGTCTCTACTATTGCCGTCGGCGGGTCACTGTCAATGACAGAAAATTCAATAAACTACTATGATAATGATTGGGTAGTGATACAAAATATTTAATTTTGTCATATAGCATGACAAGATATGGACTTTGGCACTATAAAGTGGTAGAATAGTCAACATATGGATATCAAAAGAACTGGATTTAAAGTTAATGACCACGAGTCAACGCTTGGCATATACGTTTGGAAAATGCCAGATGGAAGATGGATTGGCGACGACGATGGAAATTTTCTTTCTATAACCTCAAAAGAAGGTAATAGAGAAAGAATGAACTTGCTTGCTGACGCAGTTAGATCATACGGTATTTATGAAGGACAACCTCACTTTTTATCTGGTCGTAGAAAGATTGATGACGAAGAATTTGAGTATCAACAGCAGAGATTGAAATGGGGTCTAACTCCAGATCCTCTTGATATTGGTGTATACAAGGATAGTCTTAAGGAGTTAAACGGTGGCAAATAATATGATGGAATTTGAAGATGAAAACAACTCTGTCGAAGAGATTGAGATTTCAAATACAGCAGACTGGATGAAGTTCTCTTCTCCAGTTGTGCAAACAAGCAATGATCCATTTAAGATTGAAAATGAAGAAATTTTAAAGGTATCAGGAATGTCTCCTACTTTCAGAAGAAAAGTAAGTAGAGATTTGCAAAAACGTTTTACTGGAATTGATGGAGCACAGACACAGCAAAATCTTTTACAGCAGGCAGTCACTGGCTATGCAATGTTTGATTTGGTTGAGCCACCATATAACCTTGAATACCTATCTTCTATTTATGAAATATCTCCATATAACTACGCAGCTATTAATGCGAAGGTGGCAAATATTGTAGGATTAGGTTTTGATTTTATTGAAACAAGAAAAACAAATGATGCTCTTGATGAAATTGCAGATGAGAAGCAATTAGAAAGAGCACGACGAAAGCTAAGCAGAATTAGACAAGATCTACATGAGTGGCTTGAAGATTGCAATGATGAAGAAACATTTAAAGAAACATTAATTAAGTTTTATACCGACGTTGAGTCTACAGGAAATGGATATCTTGAAATCGGAAGAACTACATCTGGAAAGATTGGATATATTGGACATATCCCATCCAAGACAATGCGTGTAAGAAGATTACGTGATGGTTTTATTCAGTTGCTTTATGGCAAGGCTGTGTACTTTAGAAACTTTGGCGATCAGGAAACACCAAATCCTATAGCTGGTGGACTTGATAGACCAAATGAAATTATTCATTTGAAGAAGTATACCCCTAAGAATAACTACTATGGAATTCCAGATATTATTGCTGCTCAAAATGCAATGGCTGGAAATGAGTTTGCAGGAAAGTACAACCTAGATTATTTTGAAAATAAGGCAGTTCCAAGATATATTATTACTGTTAAGGGTGCAAAGCTTTCATCAGAGTCAGAGCGTAAGTTGCTTGAATTTTTCCAAGTAGGATTGAAGGGTAAAAACCACAGATCTCTGTACATACCTCTTCCAGCAGATTCTCCAGACTCAAAGGTTGAATTTAAAATGGACCCAATTGAGGCGGGGTCTCAAGAGTCATCATTTAATATTTATCGTACATCAAATAGAGATGAAATATTAATGGCTCATAGAACTCCTATTAATAAGATAGGAACACCAGCTGGTGTTAATTTGGCAGCAGCTAGAGATGCCGATAAAACATTTAAAGAGCAGGTTTGCAGACCAGCTCAAGAAAATTTAGAAAAGAAATTAAATAAAATTATTGAAGAAATGACTGATGCCTTGAAATTAAAATTCAATGAATTAACCTTGACAGATGAGGATACTCAGTCAAAAATTGATGAAAGATATTTAAGATTCCAGGTAATGACACCTAATGAAATTAGATTAAGAATGGGTCTTGTGCCAAGAGAAGGCGGAGATAAACCAGTAGATTTAGCAGCCCAGGCTGCTGAGGTTAAAGCTCAGGCACTTCAGACCAGAACTAGAGACCAGGAAAGATCCTCTAACTCCCCAGATATTTCGGGGGATGGTAGAAATGCAAAGGGAGATGGAAGACAAGTTGAGTAGTCCTGCTCAACCATTATTTGCCTTTTTATATATAGCATATTAAAATTAACTATATGAATATCGAAAAATCCTATTGGTCTTCTAATGGCGATGCCATTAATTTATCAGTTCCTTTCACTAAAGTCAACCGTGAAAGACGAACTGTATCTGGCTTTGCAACGCTAGATAACATAGATCAAACTGGTGATTTGGTTACAGCAGAAGCAAGCCTAGAAGCATTTGAAAAGTTCCGTGGAAACATTCGTGAGATGCATGGATCAAATGCAGTTGGCAAAATGTTATCCTTTAGACCAGAAACATTTTATAATCCAGAAACACAAGAGATGCACACTGGTGTATATGTAGATGCATATGTTTCAAAGGGCGCACAAGATACCTGGGAGAAAGTTCTAGATGGAACTCTTTCAGGTTTTTCTATTGGCGGAAAGATTATTGAATCAGATAATGAAGTAAATAAGTCTACAGGAAAGTCTGTGCGATTTATTAAGAAGTATGCTTTACTTGAGTTGTCCCTTGTCGACTCACCAGCAAATGAATTATGTAATGTTCTTTCTATCTCAAAGTCAAACGGACAAATGGTATATAAAGGAATTGCAGTAGAAACAGAAACAGAAAATATTTTTTATTGTGAAGAAAGCGATTCAGTTTTTCTATCGCCAGAAGAAACATATGTCTCACCAGTAAGTGGAAAGAATGCAACACTAATTGGATGGGTAGAAAAGAATGATAGCAATAAGGCTAAAGAAATAAATAAGATTCTTGATTCGTTTAAGAATTCAAGATTACCGTTGCCTGATACACATATCGCAAAACAGGCAATTGGAGAAGGAGGTAATGAAGTGGAAAACGTAGAGAATACAGAAATTGTAGAAAAGCTACGGGCACCAGAAGCTCCAGCAGTGGAGCCAGCAGCAGAAGTTGTTGCTGAGCCAGTTGTTGAAGCGACTCCAGATTCTCCTGCATCTGATGAAGATGCCGCAGAAGAAGAAGTAGCTACAGAAGACACTTCTGCCGAAACTCTCGAAAAGGCAGCCGACGTATCAGAAGTTGAGGTTGATGAACCTGATTTTGCAAAGATGCTCGGTGATCTTAAGGGATTCTTTGCGGAAACCCTTAATAAGGCGTCGGAAAACAATGCTGCACAGGTTACAGAGATTAAGTCTACTGTTGAATCTTTCAGCAAGAGTGTCGACACAAGAATTTCGGAGTTAGCAGAACAACATACTGCTTTATCAAAAGCAGTTGAAGAAATAAAGAACACAATCTCTACAGTAGAGAAGCGTGTTGACGCAGTAGAATCAGATACTGCAATTAAGAAGTCCTCAGACCTCGGCGGGTCTCAGGAGATTACAATCAAAAAGTCAAGATGGAACGGTTCTTTCCTCGGTTCTGTCAATGAACTATTTAACTAAAGGTAGGTGAAAAAAATAATGAGCAATGAACTATTAGAAAAAGCAGTTGCAGCTGATACTACCGTAACAGGTACTATGGAAGGCGCTCTCTCAGGTTCTGGCATCCACGTTGGTGCTACATCTAAGGGTGGTCTTTTGAATCCAGAGCAGTCTGCTCGTTTTCTCGATTACATGTTCGATGCAACAGTAATCGGTAAGGTGGCTCGTACAGTTCGAATGAGAGCTGACACCACCGAGATAGATCGTATTGGTGTTGGTGAAAAGCTAATGAAGCTTGCTACTGAAGCAGATAATACTGCATCAAATTCAGCAGTTACTTTCTCCAAGATCTCTCTCACAACAAAGAAGCTTCGCCTAGATTGGGAACTTTCGACTGAATCTCTTGAAGACAATATCGAAGGTGCTGATCTCGAAGATCATATTGCCAGAATGATGGCAACACAGGCAGGTAACGACATTGAGGATGTTCTCCTTAATGGTGATACCTCTCTAACAGGAGATGCACTTTATAAGTCTTTCGATGGTGCTGTTAAGCTTTCAAAGGCTAACGGTCACGTCGTTGACGCAGAGGGTGCTGCAATTTCACGTGCTGTATTCAACAGCGCATTGAAGGCACTTCCACGTAAGTACAAGCAGCGTCGTGCAGACCTTAGATTCCTTTCAGGTTCAAACTTGATCCAGGATTATCTATACTCTGCATCACTACTTGGAGATTACGGCTCAAACAACCCACAGGATATCGCTTCAAGCGTAATCCGTGGAGCTGGCGTACAGCCACTAGGTGGCCCAGCAGGATATGTCGCACCATTTGCGTTCGGCATTCCAGTAGTTGAAGTTCCACTTCTTCCAGAAGCACAGGACGGAGACTACTCTGGCGCAACAGGAAACCACGGTGATATTCACTTGACATTCCCAAATAACGTTGTTATTGGTATCAAGCGTGATGTTACTGTATATCGTTTCTTCTGGCCACGTAAGGACTCTATCGAGTACACAATGTATACTCGTGTAGGTGTTCAAATCGAGCAGGCAGACGCTTGGGTCGTTGTTAAGAACGTAAAGGTTGCTTCCTAATTTTTAGGAATTAAACTGCCGAAAAGCCCCTAATTAAATTTAGGGGCTTTTCCTTTTAATTGACTAATGCTATAATTTATTTAAGTAGAATAGGAGATTTTATGTCATTTGAGACATTAAAAGTATCTGAGTTAAAGAAGGTAGCCGAAGAATTCGGTGTAGATACAGAAGGACTAAAAAATAAGTCTGATATTGTGGCCGCATTGGCTGAAGAGGGAATTACCTGGAATCTATATCAGGATACAATAAAGAAAATTGAGGAAGAATCAGTGCCAGTAGAACAAGAAGTTTTACCAAAGTTTGATGCAACTAAAGAGATTGCTGAAGATCAAGTATTGGTTAGAATGACACGAGCTAATTTTAGATACGATATAATGGGTAAGACATTTACAAAAGAGCACCCATTTGTTGCTATGACAAAAGATGATGCTCAGAAAATTTTTGATAAGGAGGAGGGCTTTAGACTAGCAACTCCAGCGGAAGTTAGAGAGTTCTATAACTAAGCCTATAAAATGGCAGAGGTATTAAAAAATACAAACGCTCCAGTTTACCATCAGGTATTCTGGAAAGGCGGTGTACAGGATGCAGATGATCTACCAGTAGTTAAGGTATATGATATTTCTGAAGATCCATTTACCGACTCTCCTTCTGAATCATACTATCTTTTAGATATAACTGCTGAAAAGGATGAAACAAACATAGGGCTGTATGCAGTTTATATACCAGTGCTATACACATCAAGTAATGCTACTCTTAGATTAATGTGGCAGTATGAAGTTGAGTCACAAGAAATGGAATACAGCCATGATTTATTTGTGGTTACTCCGTATGCAGATTTATATCAAGCATCCAATATGCTTGGCATAAATACAGATCCATCAGACCCAAACTATAGGTCATATAAAGAACTAGCAGCGGCTGAAAGATATGCAAGAAAAAGAATTGAAAACGCTACTGGGCAAAAATTTTATCTATATAATGATGTTGCCAGAGTAATTGGCTATGGTTCAGATATTTTACCATTACCAGAAAAAATATTTAGGTTAAGAAAATTATATATGAACGATATTCTAATGGTTGATAATGTTACATATCCAAATGTAAATAATTTTGGGTTCGATGTAGAAATTTCAGAGACTGGTTTTGGCTTAAGGATAAATAAATCCAGCTTACTTGATAACACGGTATATGTAGCAAATGGTATGGTTCCACCAACAATACATGACTCAAGTGGTGTGTTTAAGAATAATGTTGAGTACGAGATACAGGCTACATTTGGATGGAAGAAGGTTCCAGACGAAATAGAATTAGCTGCTATAGAGTTAATGAAAGACTTTTTCTCTAAAGACACTGTTTGGAAAAATCAATATATTAAAAATATACAGACATTTGACTGGCAGTTTGAGTATAACTCTGATGTATTGAGTGGAACTGGAAATGCATATGCAGATAAGTTAATTTCTGGATATGTAATGGACAAGGTTGAAATAATATAATGTCATCCGTAATAGATGCCGTTTTATCCATGAGAATGGATGTATATAAACAAGTTGATTTGCAAGATCCAAATACTGGAGCATTAAAAAAAGAGTGGATGTTTGACAGAACAGTAGATTGTCACGCAAAAGGGGTTATAAGTAATTCCGCTACCTCAAGATCTAGCGATAAGCAAACCTTTGATAATAGATATTCTAATGATCAGGTTATACAGGTCAGAACATCTGGTAGGATTACAGCAAGAGAAAAGATAACAAATATACAAAATAGAGAAGGTGTTTGTATATGGACAGAAATAAATTTTCCTAGCGACACTCCAACAGTTTTTGAAGTAGTAGGAACAACTCCTATTACAGACCCCTTTGGCAGAGTTGTAGGATATAACTCTACAATGAAGAGGTCGGAGAATCAGCAAATTGGCATCTAATTTTTTATTTGTAAATGTTGCTAGCGGTTTAGAGCCATTAATGCAGTCACCGCAGCATAGCCATATTAAGCAATCAATGGTTGCTCAAATTTCTGCTGCAGTCTATTATCAAGCTAAAGTATTAGAAAAATTAGAAGACAGCGAAAGCTTTAAAAGACAATTTAGAACTGTTATATTTAATCAGATTGAAAAAGAGTTTGGTCAGTATATAGATGCAAAAGCTAGAACAAGTCCAAAATCACTACATCACGTATATGAATGGAAGAAAATTGGACAGCCAGAGGCTAGGTTATTTAAATTAAATCAGCTAGAAGGGCAAGGCATATCATTTAAAATATCTACAGAACTTCTACCATCAACATCTTTTGTACCAACTGGGAAGGGAAGACATAGACATGTTTTCTCAAATAAGGCAGAGGTTATGGAAGCTGGAAAACCAGTTATAATTTCACCTAAGTATTCAGAAAGATTAGTTTTTGAAATAGATGGAAATACTGTTTATATGCCTAAAGGTGCATCTGTAACTGTTAATAGACCTGGAGGACCAGGAGCTACAAATCAATTCTACCTAGCAACTAATCAATATTTCAAAAGTAATATGGTAAACTTAGCTATAAAGAACTCTGGTTTTCAAAGATTATTTACTGCATCTTTAAAGAAAGCAATGTCTGTTCCATCAGATATTAGAACTGTGAAATATAAGTTTAGTCCAAATATGATTAAAAGCCAGGCTGACTTTGCAGTAAATGCAGCATTCGGAGGTGTAATGTGAGTCCAAATTATAATATAGACTCAATGTATGAGATTAGAAAGTTCTTGTGGCAAGGGCTGCAAGATGCTAATTTAATAGATGCCGATGACTACTATAGCGATAACCTTGGCGAGGCTATAAACCCAATTATTCCAGTACAACAGCTTGCAGAAATGAATCAGTTTTTGAGCGGGAAAACTCATATTGTTTATGACAAAATAGGAATGTCTTATGAGCAAAATTGGTTGATATGCTGCGAGCAATTATTATTTACGATATATTCTACAGATTTTGCAGAGATAAATAGAATTAGAAATTACATGCTGGACCAGTTCAGACGCATGGATGAGTCGGCAAGAGATCTTAATTATTGGGAAGATGTTTCAGATATGGTTAAATTCCATAGCATATTTGTTGCAGACATATCTCCTACAGCCCCTTCAGAGGAGCTACAAGGCTTTCTGGCAGCCGATGTCATACTTGAGGTCAAATACTCTAGGATAACAGACCTAAACGGCAGATTTGCTTAAATTGCTTTAGGCAACTGAATATTGTAAAATTATCTATAGAGGAAAGGGCCTAGCCAGCCACTTTATATATATATAAATAATTTCATGAAATAGGAGGAAACTCATGGCACAAGCAGTAGGTAATGCAAGAAATATTCTTGTTGGTGCTTCACCATTGTTCCTATCAACACTAGATTCCACAGCAGCAGGTTATGATGCAGACATGGAAGCTGGAGTTGCTAAAGCAGGCACAGTTGGTGGAAATAATAAGGTCCCAGCATTTGCTTCAGGTGTATCTTATACAGATACACTAAACGCACAGGATGCTAGATTTGGCGATGACGGAGCATACCGTAACGTTGGTTACACAAATAACGGTCTTCAGATCACCTATAACCCAACATATGATTCTGTAACTGTTGACCAGCTTCTTGATACAGCTAAGCTGTTCAAGTCTGCGATGGAAGTTATGATTGCAACAGAAATGTCCGAAGGTACTCTAGAGAACGTTCTAGTCGTTTTCGGTCAAGGAAGAAGCACTCTAGACGAGTCAGATGGAACAAAGGATGTTTTAGGTTTGGAAGCAGGTGCACTAGGTGCAGCTCCAACAGAGCGTCAATTAATTGCAGTTGGACAAGCTCCAGGAACTGACGTTGAAGGTAATACAATTACAAGAACAGAGCGTGTATATTATGCACGTCGTGTTCTTTCAGTACAGCAGTCACAGTTCTCTTTGGCTCGTACAGCTCCAACTACATTCCCAGTAACATTCCGTCTTCTACCATCTGGTGACGCAGCTCACGCAGGTAAGGAATACGGTTTAATTATTGACCGTGTAGTTACAGCTTAATAATTAATTTTAATTATTAAATAAAGCCCCCAGAAATGGGGGCTTTATACTTGTAACCGTATAATCCTTATGTTATAATAATTGAGACAGCCAAAGGAGGATAAATTGGCAACTACGGTATATAATACAGAAGAAATTGTATTACAAAATGGAAATAAGGTAACACTTAAGCCATTAACTATTAAGCAGTTAAGAAAGTTTATGGTGGTAGTAAATAAGCTATCAGAAACAACTACAGAAGATGAAAGCCTCAGTACATTATTAGAGGCATGTTCAATTGCATTAGAAAAGCAATTAGATGATGTTTCGACTGAAACATTAGAAGACATTTTGGACGTTCCAACTATTAACCGCATCCTAGAAGTATGTGGAGGAATTAAGATGGACGACCCAAACCTTCTAGCGGCGGCGGTTCTGGCTGGTCAGAACTAGACCTTGCCGCATTGGAAGGAGAGATCTTTCTTCTCGGACATTGGAAAAATTACGAGGAGCTAGAAGAAAATCTCTCAATGCCAGAGTTAATACAAACAATTAAGTCTATGCAAAAAACTGAAGAAGAAAAAAGAAAATTCTTAGCTTCGCTTCAAGGTATAAACTTAAATGAAGAAGAAAATAAAGATGCTTTAACTTTTGAAGATGTCAAAAGAAGAGCTCTTGGAATAAATGCTTCAGGAGATGACGTAGTTTCACTTCAAGGAAGTTTTGCACAAGAGTCTGGTTTTGGAATTGGTATGGGGTTAGGGTATAGTAGGAGTAATTAGTGGCTGAAGAAAATATTATCACTAATATTACGGCAAGGGCTGACTTCTCAAGTCTTATAAAAGATTTGAATAGGGTAACGGCCTCATTGTCGTCCCTACAGCAAACAGTTGGCGCAACTAATAAAGCAATCTCTAGTCAAATAGATGCAATCAATAGAGGATTTGCAAATACAGTTAGAAGTACAGGACAGTTTTCTTCACACTATGTTTCTTTATCTTCAGATGTTGAAAAGTTTGGTAGAAGCCTAGACTCTGGAAGATTAAAACTAAAGGATTATTTTAGAACCTGGCAGGATCATACCAGAACCTCTGGCGGATTAATTAGAGATCTTGCAAAACAGCAAGTACAATTACAAAATGCAATCCTCCAGCCATTGGGACGAAATGCCCAAGGCTTAATGCAATTTAATGTCCATGTTCCAAGAGGGCTTGATGTAATTAAAAATAAAACAGCTCTAACAACACAAGAGCTGAAGATTATGAATAAAGTTGTACAGGATGGAGCAGTACAACTTATCAACTGGGGTAAGAATACTCAGTGGGCAGGACGTCAGCTTACAGTAGGTTTAACTCTTCCATTAGCAGCATTTGGTAAAGCTGCAGCAGATGCATTTAGAAGTGCAGATCAAGAGTTAACAAGACTAACAAAGGTTTATGGCGATATAGCTGGTGCAACTTCAGCAGAGCTTGGGCAGATTAGAAATGATGTATCTAAGACTGCAAAAGAACTCGCTTCTAGCATGGGAGTTAATTTTCAAGAAACTATAGCGTTAGCAGCAGACATTGCGGCAACTGGAAAAACTGGAAATGAATTATTATCTTCAGTTTCTGAAACAACTAGATTGGCAGTTCTTGGTGAAGTAGATAGACAAGAAGCTATGAAAGCAACTCTTGCAATACAGTCAGCTTTCAAGTCAAATACAGAAGAGCTTAGCCAGTCAATTAACTTTTTAAACGCAGTAGAAAACCAAACATCAACTACTCTTAATGACCTTGTAGAGGCTATTCCAAAGGCTGGCCCAGTTATTAAGGGTCTTGGTGGAAGTGTTCAAGATTTAGCTTTATATCTTACAGCAATGCGTGAGGGTGGAGTTTCTGCATCTGAAGGTGCAAATGCCCTTAAGTCAGCATTAGCTTCTTTAATTAACCCAACTGATGTTGCTGTTGCAAAATTTGAAGGGTTCGGTATAGATCTACTTGGTATTGTAAATAATAATGCAGGTAATGTAACACAAACTTTGATGTCATTACAAGGTGCATTAGATAAACTTGATCCATTGCAAAAGCAACAGGCAATTGAGCAGTTATTTGGTAAGTTCCAATTCTCAAGACTTAATGCATTATTTGAAAACCTAGGAAGACAAGGAAGTCAGACGCTGCAGGTTCTTGATCTTATGAAGGCAAGCGCAGGAGATTTGGAAAATGTTGCAAGTCGAGAATTAGCAATGGTTACTGAATCAGCAGCAGGTAAATATAAGAGAGCAATAGAATCTCTAAAGGCTGACCTGGCTGGTGTTGGAGAGCAGTTCCTAAATATAGGAACAACAATAGTAACTGTATTAGATAATATTATTGATTTTGGTAAAAAGCTTCCAGAGCCACTTAAAAAGATATTAGCTTTTGGAACAGCATTCACTGCTATGGTAGGGCCAGTAATTATGTTAACTGGTTTGCTTGCAAACTTCTTTGGATACATAGTTAAGGGTGTTTTCCACTTTAAGTCGCTATTTAAGGGTGGAGAGGGATGGAGACTTCTAACTCCAGAAATTTTAGCTGCAGAAAAAGCAGGCTCTTTAGCAGAGCAAACATTTTATAGTGATGCACAAGCCGCTACAATATTAAAGAAAGCATTAGCTGATTTATCAATGGAGTATGATGCTCTAGCAGCACGTCTTGCTTCTGGAAAAATTTCAGTATCTCCAGCACTAACAACGATGGCTGGCTCAATAATTCAACCAGGATCTCCTGGGTATAGACCAGTAAATCCAAACCATCCTCTTGTTGGCGGAATGTCAAGCTCTCACTTAAATCCAAGAGACCCAAATAATCCAGCAACCCTATTTGGCCTAGTTCCAGGAGCCACTGGCGTAAATCAGAAAATCGGTAGAAATCCACAAATTATGATGGAGGAGAGGCTTCCAAATATTGAAGGCTTAACTTCTGTAGGTGGAGTTTCAACTGGAGTTGTAGCATCAGAGGCTGCTAGATATCAGGCACTTATGGCAACACTTGGAATGCAGTCTCAAAAAGAAATTGAAGATTTAAAGAAAACTATTAGAATGGGTGGAGCAGTAAGCTCTCAATTTATTCAAACATTTGATGATATTTTGCCTTTAACAACTCAAATAACTCAAAATGTTGCAGCACAGTCAGCAGCAGTAATTGCAGAGCTAAGAGCTGGTAAGTTAACTGTTGATCAAGCTAAGGCTCAAATTATTGCATTGAATGCACAACTTGAAGCAGATCTAGGTAGAACAGTAAGCGCATATGCTAGTTCAACTGGAAGAAGCATAGATTTAACTAGAGTGCCACTAATAGATCAGCCAGTAGTTGATGCAACTGGAAAGTCAAATATGAGAGCATTATTTAGAAAGGGCAGAATGCGTGATATCATGCAAGCCCTTGGAAGAGCTACCAGAACAAGAACTATGGGTGCTCCATACAGCATAGAGACTACTAATCTGCCTAAGTTTAATACTGGTGGTCAAGTTTATGTGTCACCAGGAAGCGTTGTTCCTGGCCCTAACGTTAATGCGGATGTCGTACCAGCAATGCTTACTGCTGGAGAGTTTGTTGTTAATAGAGAAGCTACAGCAGCTAATTTACCATTACTACAAGCAATTAATGGTCAAGGTTCAAGGGGCCCAGGGTTTAATTTAGGATCTTCAAGAGAAATTAGAAACAGATATTCTGGAAGACAACTGGCACATTTAACAGATGCAATTACTGGAGACACTCTTTCTGTAGATGCAAAAGCTAGACTTATGAGGCAGTTTGGTTTAACTTATGATCAAGTTTCTGCACCAAGTACTAGAGTTAATAGCTCTTTATTTGCAGCATATGATAAGTTCTTTAATCAGGGTACAAATGATGGGAATTTAAGTATAAGTAAAGCAATAGATTATTTAAGTGGTAAGCCAGTATTTGATCCAAAATTTGCAAAAGGTCCAGTGGTTCATAACCCGCTAATAGCATATGAAGGAATGATGGCAGACCTTGGAATACCAGTCAAAGACAGACCAGCATTTGCAAGATCGCTAGATGCAGCAATTGTTTCAAGGTTAAAAACTTTAGCAACATCTGGAGCAGATACTCTTTCAGATTCACCAACAAGACCTGGACAAGTTAAAGCATCCATAATTGGAGATGCCATAACAGATCAGATAGTTAGTTCAAAAGATCCAAGAATTATTAAAGCATTAGAAAGATTAAAAACCCCTGGAGAAGTTAGAGTTTATAATCCAAGACGTGGAACAAGTGATAGGTTTTTCCCTAAAGCTACAAGTAGAATTAGTACGCTTCTTGCATCAATAGTTGCAAAAAGAAGAATGCCTTCAGTATCTGCAGCAGTTGCTGCGGCATTTCCATCAATAAGAACTAAGATTGCAGATCAGCCAGCAGCGCCAACAAGAAGCACACTACCTAGAGGAACGTTTACCCCTGGAGCATACAGAGGATATTTCCCAAGAAGAAATCGTGGCGGAGTTATTGGATATAATTCTGGAGGTTATGTACAAGCATTGAATAATGGCGGAATAAAAACTGATCTTGGAATGCCAACAATGGGTCCTACTGCTCAATGGAGGGGAGACCATGTTTCTCCTATGCAAAGATTTAAGGGTCAAGGCGGACCAATGATGGCTGGATTCGGATTGCAGATGGCAGGACAAATGATAGGTGGTCAAGCTGGAAATGCAATGATGTTTGGCGGACTTGCAATGCAACTTTCTCCTTTGTTAGGAATGATGAAGGGTCTCAGCGCTTCAATGATTTCATTTAAGTCTATAGGAACAGTAGCAATGAGTGCGGTTACTAAGACTGTTGGTGTTCTAAGAGCTGCTCTTGTATTCTTAACGGGACCAGTTGGAGCAACAATTGCAGCATTGACAGCAGTATCTATAGTTTTATTAAATATGAAGAAGAATGCAGAAGCAGCTGGAAAAGCAAATAGATTAGCTTTAGGCGGAACTTCTGAATCATTCTCTTCTGTTGGAATTAAAAATTATAAAACTGTTTCTGACAGACTTAAAGAAATTAATGACCAGATGGAGCTTAATAGGGCAAAGGCAAAATCTATTGCAGATTCATATAATCAAGCAGGCCCTACAGGTGTTACTTTATCAATCAAGCAATTAAATGAAGCAATTAAAAATGCTAAAGCAAATCAAAAAGATTACGTGGACGCATTTAACTCAATTGATCCTTCTAAGGTAGTATCTTATGCTGCACAGATTAAAGCACAGTTTGTAGCTATGGGAATGAGTGCTGAGCAGGCATCTAATCAAATATTTGCAATAATTAAAGCTTCTGAAAAAGCATCTCAAGCATTTTCTGCTGTATCATCTTCAGAATTTAGAAATATTACAAGTCAGGTTACAGCACTTAAATCATTATTTACCACAATGGCAAAAGCATCTAGCTCATCTCTATTTAACGCAGAAGAGTTCACACAAGGCTTAGATACGCTAGTATCTTCAGTTCTTGCATATAGAGATTCATTAATTGGAACTAAGGATGCTGCACAAAATATATTAGATGAGTCTGATGCAACCAAGAAGGTAATGGATGAGATCAGCAAGGTAAAGAATGCCGATGCCCAGCTAGACCAAAAGGTAATTCAAGGACTCAAGGAGCAAAGCTTAACTTATGCAACAATTTTAAATTCAGCAGAAAGCTTAGAGAGTATAACTGCAAAAATATTACTATACCAGTCAGGATTATCAAATATAGTTGATTTAGCTGCAATGGGAGCACAGGCTGCAGTTACAATGGCAAAGAATTTATCAGTAATACAAGGTGGAATTAATAATATTACTGAAAGCACAGATCCAAAACTTAACCCATTATCAGGCTTAGCTGTTTCCATTAATGCAGCTGATAAAGCTCAAAATGCATTTAATAATAAAATTAAAGCTGCAAAAAAGATGGATGAAGATTATTATAAGAACAAAATCAAGGCAATAGATAAGGTTATAGATAAGCTTCAAGAAGAAGCAGACGAAAGAATTAAGGCAATTCGTGCAGAACAAGATGCAAGAAATGTAGCCACCGATATACAGCAAGAGCAGCTTAAGTATCAGCAAGCCCTCATGGCTGGAGATATGGAATCTGCAGCACAGGCACAGCTAGAAATTCAAAGACTTGTAAAACAAAAGCAAGAAGAAGATGCTATTGCAGCAATTGAAAAGAAGTTAGCTGAGGAACTAAAGAAGCAAAAAGCTGAGCAAGAAAGATTAGCAGATCTTGATGAAAAGAGAAGAAAGGGTCTTGAAAATATGACCACTTCTTCTCAAGCAAACCAAGCTTCATCTTCTGAAATGAAGTCTGCAAGAGACAGGCTAGAGGCCATAATAGCGCCTTTCTCTGGGAAAGACATAAAAGATGTTCCAAAGGATGTCAGAGACCAAGTTGTTACTATATTAGAAGAAATGAAGAATAGCACAAACAAGGCTTTGAGAGATGAATACTCAAGATTGTTTAATGAATTTAGAGGAAAGGCTGGCAAGGGGCCACAGGATATAGCAACGCCTTTAATTAAAGAATTTTTAAAGTCTATTAATAACTACGGTTCACAGGCTGGTAATTCAGAATTTTTGGCTGCAGTTAAGCAATTCTCTGCAGCAGTTGATGCCTTCTCTGGCAAGACAGGCTTACCTTTCTTTAAGCCAGGAGCTGGAGATTTTAAGAATAATAAGTTTGCTCCAGATACTACATTTATGCAATTTACGGATTCAAAGGGTAAGAATCCAATTCAGTTCATGGTGGCTTCCTATGATTATGAAAATGCTTATAATAAGTACACAGCAGCTGGCTGGAAGTTTACAGGATATTCTGCAAATAAAGTTCAGGGTATTAATGAAATCAAATACATAAAAGGACTGCCAGCAAAGAAGTCAGCGATGGGCGGATTAATATCTGGCCCAGGAACTGGTACCTCAGATTCAATTCCAGCATTACTTTCTAACGGAGAATTTGTTATAAATGCTGCATCTGCCTCTAAGATAGGATATCCAACTCTTGAAAAAATTAATAAGTATGCTGGCGGAGGAATGGTATCTTATGATGTGCCTAAGATGGCAAGTGGCGGATTAGTAAATGGATCCACACTAGGACAAGTATTCCATGTTGTAAATAACCCAGAGATTAAGGTATATGCTGCAGAAGGACAAAATGCAGAAGAGATAGCAAGAACTGTATATAAGCTTGTTGCAAAAACACAAAAGGATGCTATGATTAAACTTGGAGAACCAATAGGTTACGGAGGAAGAAATTAAAAATGGCATTTGAAAATTTACCAAAAGGTTCAATTCTATATATAGAAGCTAAAGACCCGCTAGCTATAGATACTGGAACTACAACCAATAATTTTTCTTTTGGTGGAGCAACTCTTTCTGCACCAGGGCAAAGATATACTTCTTCCGTTGCCTCTAGAAATAAGTTAGCTTATTCAGATATTAATAATATGAAATTTAGAAGAGTTTCAGAGCATAATAGATCAGAATTTTCTATAAGCCCAATAAGAATAGAGCAACAGACAAGAATGGCAAATGGATATATGCGTAAATATTTTACAGCAGAAAAAAAGCAATTTTCCTTATCTTGGGATATGCTACCATCATATAGAAATGAAACTGTAGATGGTGCATGGGCTGCGGAAGATCTAAAGTATTTTTATGAAAGCTCAGCAGGAAGAGGCTCATTTCGAATAAGAATTAACCCAACAGTCCTTACTCCAGCAATGTACCTTGAAGACTCTTCTAGCCAGCTTTTAGATGACTATACTTATACAGTAGTTTTTACATCATGTAATTTTACTGTTGCTAAGAGAGGTATTCAGCCTTACTGGAATGTAAGCATGACTTTGGAGGAGGTATAATAAATGGAAATTTCTCCATCTCTAAAAACACTGCTAAATACCTCACAGTCTTTGCAAATAAACTCAGGATGCTTCATTGAGTATAATATGAATAATATGCTGGATAGCATATCTGTATCTTATCCAGATGATTTAGAAGTATTTTATAAGACACATAATAACTCAGATGGAACAGTGGTTGATTCATTTAATAAATATAGAAAGCTTTTCCCTGTAGACTCCGTAACAAGACCAATCCGCCCACTCAATTCTGGAATTAAATACTTTATATGGACAGAAGGTAAGACAGAGGTTAGTGAAAGTTCTTTTGAGTCTCCAAGAGTTTCTTTATACCCAGTAGATAAAGCTAGGGTCTACTATCCAGGAGTGGAAAATCAATATAAGTATTGGGTTACTCCTATTAATAAAAATGCTGATATTACTGTAAACTATTCCGTATCAACAGCAAAAATAACTCAAGCTTATTTTAATGGAACATCTGTAGTATATAAAACATTTTTTCCTCATGGGTTCCTGTCTGGAATGAGAGTAAATATAACTGGGCTATCTATATCTGCATATAATCTTTCAAATGTTTTAATTTCTAATATAATAGATCAGTATACATTTGAGGTTAGCAGCTCTGCAGTCGGAGCCTGGGCAGAAAATCAAAATGGAACAGCCACCCTAGTAACTGCTACTAAAGCAGCAACTGCTAATAAAATAGTTATAAGATTTGAAAAGTTTCACGATAAGCCAACCGCTATAAATGTTACGATAAATGCTGAAACTCCAATAGCTTTGACAATACCAGCAAGTGACTGGAGCGGAGAGCATATTTTATATTACAATGGTTCATCTTGGTCTACATCTAAACCATCTTCTCCGTCTAGTCCTATAAACGTATCAACCGTTAGGGTACAGGCTACAAATAGCGCATCTGGAAAAGCATTAGGCGTTATAGAGGTTTCAGCTAGATGGTACAAAGATATATCTTCAGATATAGTGTCTATGAAAATATCTAAAGAGTCTTCTTCAGATAACACAAGAATATTACCTGTTGGATATGTTACGGCAAACGATATGAGCTTAGAGTTAGTAAAATATGATCAAGACCAGGTTAAGATATTAGAGTATAATAAGTCTGACAGCATAGATGCCTCAAAAATATATTTATATAAAAATGCTGAGCTAACACCGTACATAGAAGTTGAAGGAAATAAAATTAATCAAGGATATTTTTATATTAAAAACTTTGATATAGATCAATATGGCTCAGCAAGCGTAATGGCATTAGACTCAGCTAAATTTTTAATGGAAACAATTGCTCCAGAAATTTTATGCGAGTCATATCCAGCTACAGCAGTCCTAAGAAGATTGCTGGATTCAGTTGGATTTTCCAGCTATAATTTTAATGTAGAAGAAAATGATGACTCAGTTCCAGTGATAAATTATTGGTACTCCACTAATACAGAAACAGTCTGGGGGCTAATACAAGACTTATGTCGAGACATTCAAATGAATGCTTTTGTTGATGAAAATAATGTTTTACAGTTCTATAGTAGAAATAAGATATATAATAACTTAAGTGTAGACTGGCAATTTTTTTATGACACTGAAATGTCTGGGGCATCAGTAGTTGGTCTACCAAATATTCAGTCTTTAAATAAACAAGAAATTGCATCTGCTAATGAGGTTCAAATATTATGGAGTTCTCCAGTAACTTCAAACTACCTAGGTAACTCTACATTTATTTGGCAGACTCCCACTAGATTTTTGGGAGCTGGAGGACTCAAAACTTCGATAGAGAGAGATACAACTCCTGTTGATACAATACTTGATATTGATTTAAATACATACGCAGACGCATATAGCGAAGCTCAATCACTATACAGTTTTAGCGGGTACGTGTTAATAAATTCTGAAGTTATAGAATATGATGCTATACAATATCAGTATGTTCCAAAAGAAGCATCGGATGATGCGGTGCCAGAAAAAATTTGGGTAACTTCCGCTTTAGATTTAAATAAATATAGATGGTTATCAAAGCCAGGCTATAAAGACCCTAAAAAACCAGAAACAGCTTTCTTTAGGCCAACTGGAAAGTACAGGGTAAAAACAAGAGGAGCTCTTGGAACTAATAGGGGAGAACATCCAGCTTCTGCAATTGATTTTGTTAATCCGAGCCATTCAGAAGATTTAACTAAATGGAATCAGGGGGTGCTAGAGTTTAAATGACATATCCAGATAGAAATGAATACAGTGGTATATCTAGTTCTTTAAATTTAAGATTTACACCAACAATAACCGACAATATGGATGGTTCTGTTGAAATATCAATAGATAGCTCATTTGTTACAACACTTCCATCTCTATATAGGGTAGAATATAGAAAAGCTTCAGATACATCATTACCATTCACAACTGTCACAAGCCCCATAGGCGTGTTAACAATTTCTGGCTTATCCAGAGGTACGACATACACTTTTAAAATAAGGGCAGAAGACGGTTCGTTGTATGGTAACTATTCAATTGTTGAAAAATATATTTCAAAAGACTCAAAGGTAGCAGGCGATGGTTCTAAGCAGGTTAATGGATCAAGCCAAACAAAATCTTTGTTAGAGTTAACTAATACAAAAGATAATTTTAAAAATAAAAAGTGGGCTATTGTATATAAGAGATTTGATAATATACCAGTAGAGCCAGAGGGTGATACTGAGACATACTATTCTTATGGAACTGCTCTCTACATGGATTCTAATTTTGACAACCCAAATCAAAGCGCAGCTATAGGATTCTTTATTTCCAATCAGGGCCAGAAAGGGTACTATCTATCGCTAGAGACAACCAGCCTAGCAGCATCTGCAAATAAAAAAGAATTAAGAATTATGAAAGCAACAGGTGGAGGCAATCTAGTTGCAATAAAAGACAGTCAGACTACAATAGCGGAGAGCTTAAACGGTGTTTATGGCGGAAGAGAATACTTGGTAAACATAAAGGTTAAGTTTAAAAGAGTTGCTGGAGTAAAGACAGTTAATATATATGGATCAGTAAATGGGTATAAGTTTTCTGCGACAGATACAGACTATGAAAATACAGAAGAAAAAACTAAAAATGTTGCGCTTACTCCAACAAAACAAGTAGCACTAGTTTGTAAATCTGGTAAGGTAGCTTTTGATTATGTCTACGCAACAGATATCAAGGATAAGAAGTCTTTTGATAGATTACAACTTGTCGGATCTATACAGAATGGTATATTTAACAATGATTTCCTTGAGTCTGGATTTGGAAATTTAATATATAATCAAAATACCGATGAGGATGCAAAAATAATTCCAGCTGACGCAATTGAAGAATTTGGTACAACTGTTAGAGAGATACATACAGCTAAATTAAAATTTGATGCAAGACCAGTCTTTCCAATAAACATATCGACTGGTTTAAATACTGGAGCAAGTCTAATAGGATCTAAAATGGGAAGCTTTGATGCTGAACTATACCTATTAAATAATAGCTCTACAACAATACCCATAGATGGTTCAAGTCTTTATATATATGGAAATACTCTATCAGACTCTGGACAGTTAGAATATAAGACAAATGAAACGTCAGAGTATGTCTATAAAGAGCCAGTAATTTTTGAAACTAAATGGATTCAAAATTTAGACGACGTAGAAAAACTAGCAAACTGGATTAAGGGTAACGTAATAAATAAAGGTAAAATTGTAGATATGGAAATATTTGGAAATCCAGCAATTTCAATTGGTGAAATTATTACCATTAAATACCCATATGTTGAGATGAGCGGGGATTCTGAAAAAGAAAGATTTATAGTTACTAACGTAAAGCATGAGTACAAGGATGGAGGTCTAACTACTATACTGTCTGCTAGAAAGATTCACTTCTCTAGCTTATAATGGTATAATAAATTATTATGGTAAAAGCAGTGGACCAAAAAATTAATGCTCAAGACATCACAAGAGGTGCTCCAGTAGTATTAGTTCCTGGACATCCAGATACTCAATTTTTGAGACCTGGCGAGTACATAGAAAAAAATATTCAAAATCTAACAATAAAGGGAACAGCCGCAGGAATATCTGGCTACTCTTCGGGTGCTGGATCAAAAGAAGTAAATACTGAAAATCCAGAAGAAAAGAAGCCGTTATTTCCAAGAGAAGTAGTTCATAAGTGGGGTCCAAAAAGTTTAGCATATCCAATAGTTTTGCCAGACACACCAGATTTAAGTGATATTGTAAGTGTTCAGTTTACTAAATATTATGATATAGCTAATAAATTAAGAGTAAAGGCAGAAATAAAAATCAAAAACTCTAGTGTTCGAAAAGACAGCGTAATAGGTGTAGACGCTAGAATATTTAATGTGGGGTCGTAATGATTAAGGGTACATATATATATTATCAAGATGGTGTAGAGATATACAGATCTTCAAATATTATAACAAAGTTTGGGAAAAGATTCCTAACAAATTTTATAGCTGGAAGATCATCGTTCAACGAAAAGTCTTTAGCAATAGGAATTGATAGCACTGTAGCTACAGAGAATGATACACGCTTAGGTCTTGAGTTCTATAGAACACCAGTGGAGTTTGGTAGCACGGACATTAGTACGGTTGACGGTGTTTCTTCATATTCAGTAGTATATAAGGCTACGCTTCCACAGGCGCTAGCTGGCGTTATACATGAAATTGGTTTATACCCACAAAATACAATATCTTTAAATAATTATGACAGCAAGTTTTTAGCTGGTTTTGATAGCCAGCTAGATTGGTATGATTCTTCTCAAGCAAGCCCAGATTTTGTGGCTGAAAACTCTAGGGTCGGAGAGAACATCCTAGAATTTATATCTGGAAATGATGAACCAAAAGAATATTTTTCTAATATCAATTCATTAGATTTATCTGGTTATAGTATTAATGACACAGTTAGATTTGCATATTATCAAAATGACACAAATTTATCTACAATAAAAATTAAGCTGTATAGCTCAAATACAGATTACTATACTGCCTCAGTAACACCTGGGGCGGAGGCTGGATATCAAATATCATCAGACATTTCAATGAGTGAGTTTTTGAATAATCCAGTTGGTAATCCTAATGTTTCCGATATTACTAAAATTGGCATTGAAGTATTTCCAGTTTCTGGAGAACAAACATCAATAGGTGCAGATGCTTTAAGAATAAACGATGAAGATACATTTAATCCAATCTACGGCATAATTAGTAGATCTGTTTTAAGTACACCACTAACTAAATTGGCTGGAAGACAAGTAGATGTAGAATATAGATTGGATTTAAGCTTCTAAAATGGCATACGAAGATTTACTTAAGGATACATCAGTTCAAAGCTCAGATCCTGGGTATTTCATTGTTACAATTACAGATCTTGATCCATTAAAGCTATACCCGCTTCAGTTAAGATGGAAGTATAACGATAATACTTTTGGCCCATGGTCTGCTGTTAAATCAATAACAACTCCATCTGAAACAGTTCCATCAACTCCAAATTTAGGAGTCAGCGATGTTGTTGGCGGAAATGGTTATATAAAAATTACTTGGGATGGAAAAGATTCAAGCGGCAACCCAATACAAAATATTGACAGAGTTAATATACACATCTCTGGCGGTACATTTGGTATAGGCACACAGGTCGTAGATTTTTTTAAAACAGCAGGAACAAAAACAATTGTTGCAGCTCCAGGAACATATATTGTTCAATTAAAATCTATAACAGTAGCAAATACAACGTCATTCTTCAGCTTGTCTAGAACTGTAGAAGTTACAGGCACAGAAGACATAATATCTGATCCAGAAGATCCGTCAGCGCCAACATTATCAGCTGGAAAGGCATCTATAATTGTAAGCTGGGACGGAAAGAATTCAAGCAATACAAATTTTACTGCAGGTAGCTTTTTTGGTGCAAAGGTATATATTGGAAAAACTTCTAACTTTACTCCATCAGAAAATAATTGGGTTCATACACTAAACTTTGCAAATGGTTCCAACCAAGTCTCTATTGGTGTTGGAACAATTATAGATAAGTCTACCTCAGAGTCTTTAGATTTTGATACAAATTACTATATTAAAATAGGTACACTAAACGCAAACGGTGAAACAACAGGAAACTTTATATCAGCAACTGGGAACCCTATTCAAGTTGAAAAAACTGCGTTTAGCGAGATAGAGGCTGGTATCTTATCAGCAGATGCTTATATACAAGCAGGTCCATCAGGCGGGCAGAAGGTCATCCTTTCTGGAGGAGCTGAGCCTTTTGTTATATACGGCTCAGATGGTGTCACAAAACTTTTATCATTTCAATCTCAGTTGGGCGGTGTAGGAAAGTTAAGCATTATTGGATCTGGTACATTCACTGGAGATATTTCTGCTGCTACTGGAACGCTAACTAATGCTTTAAATATAGGAACGCCAAGCGGTGGACTTTACCCGTTTAGCGTTAGCTCTACTGGAGTTGTAAGAGCCATATCTGGAACTATTGGCGGAATGACACTAGCAGCTGATGGTATACAAAATAGTACAGGAAGCTTTAAGCTAGACACAGACGGTAAAGCAAAATTCGGTTCTATAGACATTTCTCCAACAATAGGTATTTATCATAATAGTGGATCATTTAGTCTTGGAGCAAATGGAAGTCTATCACTTACTGGAAGCGTTACAGCAACAGAAGGAAGTATAGCTAATTGGACAATAATTGGATCCACCTTAACTGCAAATAACATAACGCTAGACGCATCTACTGGAACTATTTATTCAGGAAATTCTGCAGGATCTCATATTCAATTAAGTAATGCTTATGGCTTGCGACACATGAACAATGCATCAACTACTGGAAACTTTGTTCTTACACCACTTGGTGATTTAACAATACGTGGAACAGTAACAGCAGTATCTGGTTATATTGGAACTCCAGAAAGTGGTTGGTATATAGATAGTGTGGGTATTAGAAACTCTCAATATGGAGTAACCCCAAACACGTTTTTATATAACCCAAATAGCTTTACCGATAATAATGTTATATTTCAAATTGCTGATGCGGATAAGTTTAGTGTAACAAAGGCTGGAAATTTGACAGCTTCTAACGCAGACATATCTGGAACAATACGTGGTTCTGAAGTTATTGGTTCTACATTTTGGATTGGAGCAAATGCTAATTCTACTGATTATATAAATTGGGATGGTACGTTTAGCCTTGCAGGAGGAAGATTAGTTGGATCTCCATCTGTATTAACATTGAATCCAAATAAACTTGGTCCATCTCAATTTAAATTTTATTTAAACGCAGTAAGTAATGGCGACGGAACAGCTGGAGATAAAACACTTGTTCAAGATGCAGATACAGGAGAAATAACATTAGGACGTGCATTCTTCTATGCTGGAAATCAATACCCAGATGGAAGAACAGATAGAAGTCAATTTGCAGGTGGAGACCAAGGCTCTGGAGCATTTGATACTGGAGACATAATATTAAGTAGGAAAGCATAATGAGTTGGTGGAGAAAAGCAAGTTCTACCGACACGGGTAGTCATAATATAGATGGATGGATCAAAATACAGAGTATCTGGAGAAAAGCCAGCGCTTCTGATTCATACAACTCTTCACTAAGTACAAATCCTTGGGTAATAGATGGATGGCTTAGAATTAAAAGTGCTTGGAGGCACGAGGGTGGTGGAATTTGGTCAAGAATATTTAGTGCCTTAAGTGTTCCAATTCCAAAAGACCCATTACCTACATTATATTTTAAATGGCCAGATACATTTGAAACTACTGATTCTCCAATAAATGGCTCAAAGATGTTTGTAACAAGAGGAGCTTGGACAGAAGAGCCAAATGAATTTAGAATAAGAATTCAGGAATTAGAGCCATACGGCACTTGGACTACAATATATGATACTACTAAAACATATACAGAATATTTAGAGTCAGATGATTTGGATAGATTCCCGTCAAATGCAAATGATTCATCTAGACCAACAATATCAAAGGCAAAGACCTTAGCTGGATATAAATTTAGAGCAAGGGTTGATGCTACTAATGTGAATAATGACACAAATTTTCATATTACAGATCCAATGATGCCAAGATTAGATTTTATAATATCTTCTTTAGTTGTAAATTCAGAGACCTCATCTGGTGCAACATTTTCTTGGGACTATGCCCCGTATGTAAACTCTGGATCAATTAATTCATCAACAGACATATACTCTCAGGTTATAACAATTTATGATGAGCTTGGAGATGAAGTTTATTCAGAATCAATTCCAGCAGGGACTACATATGTTATTCTTTCAAATGCAGCTTTGCTACCAGGCACTACATATACTGCAGAGTTATGGTCTATTGCGTACGACGGCTATGTTTTTGAAACAGATCAAACTTTTGATTTTACAAGTGTAGATTTTACTACAACTGATGCTATACCAGAAATAGAAGTTAATCCAACCCTCACATTAATTTCTGGAGAATCTGCTTGCGTGGGTTCTGTTTATAGACTATCCAGTGGATCTTGGACAAATAATCCAACAGGATTTAGATATTATTTTGATAGACAAAATTTTGCTGGTTCAAATATATTAACATATCCAAGTACTTCTACATATACTACTGATACATATTATGACTATACTCTTGCAAGTGAAAATGCACAAGGAATAGATGCATATACAATTGCAGCAAATAATAATGGTGAAGCACAACTATATGCATATGCAACAAGCAGCATAACTGGGCCAATTAAATTACCAAGACCTACTGGTGTCTCTGCAACAGCATCTGGCTCTTCAATTAGTATAAGTTGGACCCCACACCCATCAGCTACAAAATATAGAATTTATTGGGCTTCATCTTCAGCATACGAGCCTGGCCCAGCAAGTTCTTCTTTTGATGAAGAAAAAACCACCACTTCGTGGACATGGAGTTCAAGCGATCCAGATAAAAATGGAGTATCTCCATCTCAAGGTTCTTCATATGTTTTTTATGTTTCTCAATCTGTTGGAGGAACAATCTGGAGTAACTGGTCTACAGCTTCAGCTAGTGTAACAATGCCTTCAACTCCAGTAAATACATCAAGACCAGTATTTAGTTTACAGTCTGGTACAGCAAATAAAGTTGGATCCACTTATAGATTATCTAGTGGATCTTGGGCAAATAATCCTACACCAACACAGTTTAGATATATACTAGAATTAAACAATGTTTCTGGCACACGTTTTGTGCAGTATCCGTCATCTACAGGATGGACAACAGACAGTTATTATGATCATACATTTTCTTCAAGCACATCCTCATCTATTTCTGGAGTAGTTGTTGCTTATAATGGCTTGTCTGCAGAAGCTTATAGTACGACTAGTATTGGTCCAATTACATATCCAACATATACAATAACATATAATGGAAATGGCGGAACTCCAACAAGGTCTTCTGATATTGTAAATGCTGGTTCTTCAATTACTTTACCAAGTGCTTCAAGAAATTATAATACATTTTATGCATGGTATGATTCAGCAGTTGGTGGCTCATATGTAGGGACTGCTGGAGCTACCTATACACCTACATCAGATATCACCCTATATGCTAGATGGACTCCAATAGAATGGACTGTAACCTGGAATGGAAATGGAGGTACTGTAAATAATAATAATAGCAGCACTTATGCAGTTACATTTAATGCAGGTTCTACTCTTACAGCTCCATATGCAACTAGGGCGAACTATACACATACTGGTTGGCGTTACCCGTCGTCTGGAGATATTTGGTATAGCGCCTCACCAGGAGGCTCATTCACACCAGATAGTAGCATAATAATGTATGCAACATGGTCAAGGAATAGTTATTTCCTATATTATTCAGAAGAAGGTGGAACGGCAGTTTCAGATGCTACAGTATTGGCTGGAGATTCAACAACACTACCAGCAACTACAAGAACTGGATATACGTTTAATGGTTGGTATAGCGATGGTATAAGGTTGGGAGGAGCTGGTTCTACTTATACGCCAACATCTAATATGACAATATATGCATCCTGGACACCAATACAATATACTGTAACTTGGAATGCAAATGGTGGCTCTGTAAGCCCAAGCAGCACTACAGGAAACTTTGATTCAGTTATATATGCCCCAACACCAACCAGGGCTGGGTATACCTTTTTATATTGGAGAGATGATACAAGAGCTCAAAATTATCTTTATCAGGTAAATGCAGGAGGTCAATGGACAATTGCTGGAAATATTACATTCTATGCTATTTGGCAAGTTGCAATTCCGCCAACACCATCATGGGTAAGTGCTTCTACAGACAGAACTGATGGAATTAGATTAGAGTGGGGTTTGATTGATGGAGCAACTTCTTATGAAATTTGGTGGGGATCTAGCGCACCTTCAGATAGTTTATCTACACCTGATTTTTATCCAGGCAATACTTACTACTATTTAGATACATCAGTTAGTTCTGGTAGCTCTAGAACATACTATATTCGTGCAAGAAATTCAGCAGGAGCTTCATCTTGGTCTAGTGGAATAACTGGAACTAGGGCGAACACACAATATACTGTAACTTGGAATGCCAACGGAGGTACTGGCGGAGGATCTACTACCCAAAATGCTGGAGTAGCACATATAGCACCATCACCTGGAACCAGAACTGGCTATACTTTTAATGGATATTATGACAGAACATCTGGAGACTATTTATATGGACCAATTGCATCTGGTGGCTCATTTAACCCGCCATCTTCAATTACAATGAGCGCAAGATGGTCATCAGCTACCACCACAACTACTACCACTACTACAACAACAACCACTACAACGTCATGCGTATGTAATTACTCAGATTATGGAACTTATTATTTCTCACCACAATGCTGTTCTGCTAATGCTCCGTACACGGGCCTCCCAGCTGGGCTTTCCCCAGGATCTGGGTCATGTTGTCCAAATGTCAACAAGCCAGCTGCCACCACAACTACCACCACAACCACAACAACCACGGCAGCTCCATGTAATACCGTATATTGGAAATGCAATTTAACAGATGTGCAAAATTATAGTAATCCATGTCAATTTGTTGGTCAATGTAGGTATGAGGGGAATGACTATTATTCTGCAGGATGTTGCTCAGTATGATGATAAATACTATTGACAAAAATAATCTAAATTGGTAAAATGGCATAATGTTATTAAGTAAAGATATTATTCACATAATAAATCCTGGGAATGAGCAATATTTTAATGAAGAGGTACATGTTGCCGCATGTTTTATTATTGATGATATAGTTGTTGAAAATGGTATGTATTCTAGAGAGTTTTTTGATTTGTTCAATAGATCTCATATTGAAGAAAAAGAACAATATGAAAACGGAGATATACGCATTGCATTAACAGAAAGCGGTAGTGTGGAAAAACAACACATGATATTAGATGAAAGGCTTGCTTCTATAATGTTAAGTAATCCACAGTTAATTGAAGTCCCAGAAAATATGCGATGGGTTACAATTGGGTCTCAATATATAGATGGAGTGTTCTATCCATGACAGAAAAAACTAAATGGGAACAGTATTTAGAAAAGCAAAAAGATAAAAGTCCAAATAAATCTGTAAAGCCGTGGGATTTAATAAATCCAAATACAGAATATGTGGATAAAGAAATTTCAGCACAAAGATATGAAATTTGTAAGCAGTGTCCTGAGCTTTTTGATTTAACAAAACAGTGTAAAAAATGCGGATGCTTTATGGCATTAAAAACTAAGCTGACAGAGGCTACATGCCCTATAGGTAAATGGTAATGTCTAGTATATTTGTTCAAATACCATCTTATCATGATTATGAATTAAAAAGAACTATTGTTGATGCCATAAAACAAAGCTCTGGATCACATATAATTAATTTTGGAGTTCATGTTACATATTTTGACAATATTGATTTTGATATTCCAGACCTTCCAAATGTAAGGCTAGAGATATCCAAAGCTCCTAAAAATATTGGAGTCGGAGCTAGCAGGTATATAGCAAATTCACTATATTCTGGGGAAGACTATTACTTGCAAATAGATTCTCATATGAGGTTTGAAAAAAATTGGGATCATAATTTAATTACAGATTATCTTGATAAAAAAGCACATGGAGCAAATCCAGTAATATCCGCCTACCCAGGGGCATATGAGTACAATAATGGTAGCCTCAATATACTAAATAGCAAAGCACATGTTGCATATACAGATTTTATTCAGGAGTTAAGTTTTCAGGGAGATGTTGTTCCGCATCAAAGAGCCGTAGGTAATTTCTCCAATAATATTTTTACTAGATCTGTTTCTGCTGCATCTATTTTTTCAGATGGATCAATTGCGTCCATAAAGCCAAACAAAAAGATATTTTTCTGGGGAGAAGAGATATTAACTGCCGTAAGGCTTTTTACACATGGGTATGACCTCATGCTTCCAGTTTCTCAAAACCTATATCATCTTTATTACAAGCCAGAAGATGGGTTTAAAAATTTAAGAAGGCAGGTTGGGGTAGATTTTGAACAAGAATCTATCTTAATGGATATAGAGTCAAAAAAGGAAATAGAATCGATTATTTTGAACAATATTGTTGGGGAGTATGCGCTGGGCAGCTCTAGGACCTTGGCTGATTACCAAGAGTATGCTAGAATAGATTTTACCAATAAGGTAATTCTTTAAGGAGGAATATAATGCTATCAAATAGTGATAAGCTAGTAATTGTTGAGCAAAAGATCAAAAATCTTGAGTACCAAAAGTATGGTATAGAGCTAGACTTGCAGCTAGAAAATGCAACGTCTGTACCAGATCAGGAAAACTTAGATTCAATTAATACAAGACTTGCAGACGCAAACGCTAAGCTTGATGTTTTAAATGCAGAAAAAGCATCTCTAGGAGAATAGGAATATAAGTGTCAGATAAAGCAGAACTTATGATTATTGCCTTGCAACAAAGAATAGGCGAATTGGTTTCTGGGTATGAATCACAAATTGCTATGCTTAGAGCAGAACTTACTGAATTAATTAGGGAAAAGGAAGAGCATGAGAAAGCTATTCAAGACTACTCAGACTCCCTCCCTGGTTAATCAACCAACCACATTCCCATCAGGATTAGCGGTTAAAACAGAATCTGCCACCTACTGGATCAAAGATAATAAAAGATACAAGCTTATTTCTGAAAGAGCTGCAAGATCTTGGTCTTTTGTTACAGTTAACGCAACAGAGAATGCCATATCTCATATCAAGATAGTTGGAAAATTGGGATTTAGAGATGGGACTATCATTAAAAATATATCAGATAGCAAGATATATCTAATATCTCAAAATAAAAGAAGGCATGTGGTAAGTCCAGATGTCTTCGTTAGATATGGGCTAAGCCGAGATGCTATAATTGAGGTATCAGATGCAGAATCCAATATGCATAATTTAGGAGAAGATTTAAATGCCATATGAGTTTAAGAGGTTCGATGACGGAGAGCCGCTTGATGTAAATAAGTTAAATTTAATTGTAGATAATATTACACAATTAATTACAGATACAGCACCGCTTAGAGATTCAACAGACTCTGGCCAGGGTTACGCTTTAGTGGAGTCTGGGCTTATACAGTTTGAAGATGTAACTGGAAACGGCACTCCAGTTCAGCAGGCAATTACATTCAAAAAGATCAGCGCAGAGGCAGCACAAGCTGGGAAGGTGCATGTAGTTGCGTCATTAAACAATGGATTACGTGCAGACGAAGATGTATTTGTTTCCGTAGGAGCAATATCGACTGGCACACCTCAAGTTATGTTGAAGGTAAATATTACTGGTAAGTCTATCAAGCCAAGAGCAACATACAATGTGCGTTGGATAGCTGTAGAGAACAAAATCTAGTATTGACAAGTTTGTATTTAATGCTACACTATCGGTGTAGTATCAAAGTCACGCACCCGTGACTTTTTTAATATAGGGAATTTAATGAGTAATGATTTAAAGTGGATGCTGTCTTCTGATCAGCAATTTCCATATCAAGATGATAAGATGATCGAGCTTTGGTTTAAGGTAATGAAGTGGTTTAAGCCAGACGTAGTAGATTATCTTGGAGATACAGATGATCAAGCATGTTACAGTAAGTACAATGAGGGATTGTCTTCAGAATTTTTAGCTCTGCATAAGACAGATAGCAAAGATTTAATTGTTCCAATGATGCGACATGAGGCTAAAGGTGCAAGAGATTTTTATACAAAAACAAGAGAGATGCTTCCAGATGCTCAGCTATTTTCAGCATTAGGAAATCATGATATTAGAATTTTTAATTATATGGATGCAAAGCTTCCAGAATATCTAAATGATGTAACTCCAGAAACTTTATGGAATTTAGATTCTTTGGGGTATGAGTATATTTATTATGATTCATTGCCAAAACGTCGTTTTGGAGATATACATGTTCATCACGGAATTTCAATTTCTGCCACTGGATCAGTTAGAAAAGACATGGAAGACATGCAGGTATCTTTAATTCGTGGGCACTCTCATAGAATTGCTTCACATATGGTAACTTATGAACTAAGAAATAATGGAAATGGCGAGACGCTAAGAGGTTATGAGATTGGACATATGTGTGATGAAAAGGGTCCAGGGATGAAGTATACTCAGCACCACGATTGGCAAAAAGGTTTTGCTATTGCTCATATTGAAAATGGAGAATATCCACACATTCAAATGATCCACGTATCACCAGATTACTCGTGTGTGGTAGATGGAAAGTTATTTAAGCTATGATGAGTTGTGGTAAGTGTAATGGTAGAGTTTTTGTTGATAGGGTATTTTCACAAAAACTACATGTAGAGCTTTTCTGCATAATGTGCGGTAAAAGATGGATGCTGAATAAGGATAGAAGTGCGCTTGGAAGATGGCTAGAGGAGACAGAATTAAACCAGCAAAAAAACTTAGCTATTTTTTCTTAAATAACAAAATACATAAAGTATTAAAGTTATCTAGAGCTAAAGATGAGTTAATTGCTTGGTGCTATCCTGATAAAAAAAGAGTTCTATATTCTTATTCACAGGTAAAGAAGAATATGGAAAATGCATACAGCACACAAAACGTTTCTGATATTCTAGGTAAGCACAAGGTTACAATAGAGGATTATATTTTAGATGGTAAAATAAAAAGACCACACGTGGTTTATCCTATTGGAAATCCAGACAGCTCCTGGTATAAGTTTATGTTTTCTATAAATGATATTTTAGATCTGCATGACTTTATATTAGAATCAGGATACTCTAAAAATATGCCATCAAAAAACGAGCTACTTGCCAGATTGAGGCACAATATGATATTGTATACCAAAACGACTAACGGCGATTTTGTTCCAGTATGGAAGGCGGAAGAGTGAGTGGTAGATTTGTTATATGCAGTATTTGCAAAAAAGAAATTGAATTACGATGGGGTATTTTTGGACATCAAACCCTTTCTCGTCACAATGCTAAGGAGCACAAATAATGTCTGAAACAAAGGTTAAGGTTGATCTATCTTTTACAAGAAATCTAGGAAACTATGAGAGTATTAAAATTGGTATTGGCGTTGAGGACAATGTTCGTGAAGGAGAAAACGTCGACACTGCTACAGAAAGAGTTTATAGGTTTGTTGAAAGTAAATTAATTGAAAAGACAAATGAGGTAGAAGAGGAATTAAAGGGTGGCGGAAAGTAAACAACCTTATATTTTATTAAGCTTATATCAAAATTTATATAAGGATAGATATAATAAACAGGCAAAGCTTAATAAATATCGTGATAAGTGGGCTATGCAAGATGTCATAGATACTGTAGGATATGATAGGGCTAAAGAGCTTCTAGAATATTATTTTAAAACAGGTAAGGTTGGGCACCCGCTACAATTTTTCTTTTATAACTTTGATTCAATGGATAGGATTAAGGAAGAGTCTGATAAAGATAAAGTAAATAGAATTAAGTTGCGTGAACAAACAAAAAGAATGGTGGAGGAAGAGTGAATACAGAGGCGGAACTAATATCTGCAGTATGCAAAAACAAAGACATTAGCGTACTTCTTGCAGATAACGTAGATGAAATTTTTACTTCTCACAAAGATATATGGGAGGGATTAAAAAGCTATTACTATAAATTTAGAGCCGTACCAGAAGCTGGTATCTTGCAAGAAAAATTTAGTGATTTTGAGCCAGTAGCTACCAAAGCAGAGACTGGGTATTATCTTGAAAAGCTAAAAAATGAATATTTAACTTCAAGGTTAAAGTCAATTATACTCCATGCTGGAGCAGCCCTAAAGGAAGATGCAGCAGCCAGGGTATTGGCTGATGTTCAGGGTAGACTGTCTAACCTAAGTAGATATACAAATAACGTTAGAGACATTGATGTTACTGATATTGAGGCTGCAGAAAAACACTTTTTATCAGTAAAGGAAAGATCAGCTGTAATGGGTGGAAGCCCAGGAATCCTAACTGGTTTTGATGCCATAGATAAAGCTTACCCTACAGGAATGGCCCCAGGACACCTTATAGTCGCCATTGGCTGGCCAGGTAGGGGTAAGACATGGTTTACCTCGTATCTAGCCTGTAAGGCCTGGGAACAGGGTTTTAGACCTATGATTATTTCTCTTGAGATGTCTCCAGAAAATATGCGTGACCGTATTTATACACTCCTAGGTTCTGGTATTTTTAAAGCTAGCGACTTATCTAAGGGAGATATTAATATTGATGACTTTAAGTCTTGGGGAAAGAAAAAGTTTGATAATAAGGGAAGTTTTGTTCTTGTTTCAAACGAAGGGTTTGGAGAGGTTACTCCTGCCACGGTTCAAGGTAAGATTGACCAACATAAGCCAGATTTAGTTATTCTTGACTACCATCAACTATTTAATGACAATAAACGTAGTAATTCTGAAGTAGAAAGAAATAGAAATATTTCACGTGAGTTTAAATTGCTTGCAGTTACAAATAATATTCCTATTATTGATATTACTGCTGCAACTGCTGATGACATATCTGATCAAGACGATCCTCCAATGATGAGTCAAGTAGCTTGGTCGAAGGCTATCGAATATGATGCTGATATGGCTATGGCTATTCATAGGTATCCGAATACAAACATGATTGAGGTTGTTAGCAGAAAAAATAGGCATGGTCATGAATTTGATTTCTATCTGGACTGGGATATCAATCGTGGAATAATTAAGCCTATTTATGAGAGTTTGCCAGATATGAAGAATGCTGCACAGGCAAATTAAAAGATTTCAGATTGATGTAGAGTTTAAAGATGACTCTGATATTATCCGAATTAGAAATCAGTATGAAAATATGATTACTATGGATATGAGGCAAAAGGGTTATCTTAGACTACTTGACATAGACCCAGTATTTTCTGTAGAATTTACTGGAGAGACATGGAAGTTCTTAATGACTATCTATGGTATATACGTTGGAAAGAAGAAGGCATGGGTTTCAGAGGGGGTATCTCAGTGGAAAATAATTCCACGTACACGCCATCGCATATCAAGTCTGTAATTAAAAACTTAGGGCTTAATGTACTGTCTGAATCAAATGATAATTTAAGTTTATACTGCCCTTTTCATAACAATACAAATACATACAGCTTTAGCATAAGTGCAATAAATGGTGCATGGCTTTGTTTTAATCCATCTTGTGGAGAGTCTGGTTCATTAACTGATCTTGTTAAAAAGATTTTAAATAAAAATGATTTTCAGGCATTAAGATTTATAATGTCTTATGCTAATTCAGAAGACGATATGTTTGATGAAGAGCTCAGGTCGCTGCTTGAGGATAAGCCAGACTTTGAAGAGTTTTCTCAAGAAACACTAAATAACTTATATCAAGAGCTGGGCAAGTCTGAAAATGCACGAGAATATTTTAAGTCAAGAAAAATTAATGAAGACTCTATGCATTATTTTAAATTAGGATATTCATCTAATATGAATATGGTTATAGTTCCAGTACATAGTCCAGATGGAATTCCAGTTGGTTTGGTTGGTAGATCAATTTCTGATAAGCGGTTTAAAAATAGCACCAACTTGCCAAAAAATAAAACTATGTTTAATATACATAGAGCAAAAAAAGTAGGAAGCAATGTAATTATTGTTGAGTCTGCATTTGATGCGATATTAGTCCATCAAGCAGGATTTCCTAATGTGGTTGCAACTTTAGGTGGTCATATTTCAAAAGATAATATATCATCTTTAAATAGGTACTTTAATAAGATAATAATCATGACAGACTCAGACGAAGCAGGTAGAAAACTTGGTTTGAATATCTCAGATAGATTAAAAAACAAAGAGGTCTTGTGGGCTTCTTACGAATATGGTAAGATATACCCACATGGTGCAAAAGATGCAGGCGACATGTCAGATACTGAAATTAAGCAATGCATCAATAATGCAGTTTCCGATATCGAATATCGATCTTGGAACCCATAGTATAAAATAACAGATGGATATATACCATCAAATATAAGGAGAAAAAATGGGTATCGTAAAAGGTCTTAAGGATCTAAATAAAGCACTCGATAAGCCACAGTCTAGCAGTGGTGAGGGTTCAAAGGCACGTTGGTTGAAGCTAGAAGATGGTGAAAGTATCAAGATTCGTTTCTTGCAGGAATTGGATCCAGATTCACCAGAATACAATGACAAGCTTGGATTAGGCTTTATTGCAGTAGAACATACAAATCCAGGTGACTATCGACGTAAAGCTCTATGCTCTATGGACGATCAGGGTAAGTGTTGGGGTTGCGAACAGCACCGCAAGGATTACAAGAAGGGCTGGAAGGGTCGCTCACGACTTTACATCAACGTGCTAGTTGATGACGGTAAGGAAGAGCCTTATGTAGCAGTTCTTTCTCAAGGAAGCAGCGGAAAGACTATCACTCCAACCGTAATTGAATATGCTGGAGAAATGGGATCAATCACTAATTTGATGTGGCGAATTAAGCGTTCAGGCACAAAGACAGACACAAGCTACACAATTATTCCTCTTGCAAAAGATGAAGAAAAGTTTGATTCTTCTTCATTAGAGCTTTATAAGCTTGAAGAGGTTGCAGTACGTGATTTGCCATATACAGAACAAGAAGCTTTCTTTAACGGAGAAGGCGGACACGAAGAAACAGCAGACTCTACCTCAAGCACGGTAGACTGGTAATATAGAGTTAGGCGGAGAGTTAAGTGGATTTTGTACACCTTCATGTGCATTCTTATTATTCATTAATGGATGGGCTTAACTCTCCTGCCGAACTTGTCCTAGCAGCAAAAGATGCTGGGCAAACAGCAATTGCAATAACTGATCACGGCACACTAGCATCACATAGAGATTTTCAAATTGCATGTAAGGAAAACAATATAAAGCCAATTCTTGGTGTTGAGGCATATATTTCTCCAACAGATAGATTTGACAGGTCATCTAAAACAGATAAATCAATTCAGGCCTACAACCACATTATCCTACTAGCAAAAAATAAAAAAGGTTTAGAGAATATTAATTCCCTACAGGAACTTGCTTGGAACGAAGGCTTTTACCATAAGCCACGTATTGATAGAGAGATTTTAAAAGAATATGCGGAAGGTATTATTGTACTTAGCGGATGCCTTAATGGTCTTATTAGTAAAGCTATTGAACGCCAGGAATTCTCTGAAGCAAAGCTTATACTCAAAGACTTTAAGCAAACTTTTGGTGATGACTTTTACATTGAGGTCCAATCTCACAATCCAAAAGAAGTAAATGAAAAACTATTAGAGCTTGCAGATGAGCTAAATATTAAGCCAGTAGCTACTGGAGATGCACATTTTGCCAGAGGCGAGGATAAAATTCTTGAAGAAGCAATGCTTATTCTTTCTACAAATCCAAAGGTAGATAAGGAAGCAGACTTCGACATGTCTAGAAATATGAAAGATTATTTAGATAGATTTAATTATCTTTATCCAGATCGTCGTATTTCATTTCAAGATTATAATTTATTTATTCAAAGTCGCAAAGAGATAGAAGAAGATTTTGTTGCTTCTGGTTTAATCAGAACTGATATTTATCAAAATACGTTAGAGATTGCAAGTAAAGTCGAAGAGTATGATTTTTATCAGAACCTAGACCTACTGCCAGTTCCTAAAACAAATGCTGATAAAAAATTAAAAGACATGGCATTGGAAGGACTAAAAAGACTAGGGCTTAGTGGTAATGAGGTATATGATAATAGGCTTGAGGAAGAACTTGCAATAATTAAGGATAAGAAGTTTGCTTCGTACTTTTTGGTTGTTGCAGATATGATTAACTGGGCAAAGGGTGAAGGCATATTAGTTGGGCCAGGACGTGGTTCAGCAGCAGGATCTTTAGTTTGTTATTCATTAGGAATCACTGACGTTGATCCAATCAAATATGATCTTTTGTTCTTCCGTTTTATTAACCCAGAGCGAAATGACTTTCCAGATATTGACACTGACTTTGAAGATCGTCGTAGAAAAGAAGTAAAGGATTACCTTAAGAAGAAGTTTAAGCACGTAGCCTCTATCTCAACATTTACTTATTTTAAAGATAAGGGTGTTGTTCGTGATGCATCACGTGTATTTATGGTTCCGCTAGGTGATGTTAATAAAGCCTTGAAATCAGTAGACACTTTTGAAGACTATCTTGATTCTCCTAATACAAAAGAGTTTAGGACAAAGTATCCAGAGGTAACTTGGTTAGCTGAAAAGCTTAGAGGCAAAATTAGATCTGTAGGAGTCCACGCTGCTGGAGTTGTTGTGGCTAAAGATGATATTAGAAAATATGCACCAGTAGAGTCTCGTGAGGACGCACAGGATAAGGTATCAGGCAGAATACCAGTAGTTGCGTATGACATGGATACTGTTGCAGATATTGGTTTGATTAAGTTAGATGCACTTGGTTTAAAAACACTTTCTGTTATTTCAGATACACTAAAATCCATTAAAGATAGACACAATAAGGATATTATTCTATCTGATTTGCCTTTAGATAATCAGGATGTTTATCGTACATTAAGCGAAGGATATACAAAAGGTGTATTCCAGGCTGAAGCAACCCCATATACAAACCTATTAATTAAAATGGGTGTCAACACATTTGAAGATCTTGCTGCATCAAACGCACTCGTAAGACCTGGAGCAATGGACACCGTAGGTGCTGAGTATATTGAAAGAAAGCATGGACAAAAAGCTGTGCAATATATTCATCCATTAATGAAGCCTTTTACAGAAAACACTTATGGTGTTATTATTTATCAGGAACAGGTTATGCAAGCATGTGTGCATTTAGGCGGCATGTCTTGGTCAGAGGCTGATAAGGTTAGAAAGATTATTGGAAAGAAGAAAGATGCAAAAGAATTTGATCAGTTCAAGGATAAGTTTATTGATGGCGCTTCAAAGCACATTTCTAAAAAAGAAGCGGAGGACCTTTGGAAGACTTTTGAGGCACATGCTAACTATTCTTTCAATCGCTCTCATGCCGTTGCTTATTCTATGCTTTCTTATTATACTGCTTGGCTTAAATATCATTATCCTACTGAATTCATGTTTGCAATTCTTAAAAATGAAAATGATAAAAATGCTAAAACTGAATATTTAATCGAGGCAAAAAGACTTGGTATTAAAATTATGCTACCACATATTAATGAGTCTGATGTGTATTTTTCATTAAAGAAAGATGGAGTCATATTTGGTTTAGCAGAAGTAAAGTTTATTTCTGATGGAATTGCCAATAAAATTATAGAGAATAGGCCATTTAAAAATTATGCAGACTTTATTGAAAAGGCGTCTAAAAAGGGTAGCGGCATTAACAGCAGGGCTGTTGCTGCTCTCAACGCCATTGGTGGCGCTGCTTTTGATGATAATCCACGCACTGGATCTGAAAAAGAAAACTACTACGAATACCTAGGTATACCATCATTTAACTTAGACTCTATACCACCAAGAATTAAAGCGCAGGCAAGACCTATTGATCAGTTTGATGAGCTTGGATCATTTGTAATGTTTGGCATGGTCAAGAATATTAAACGTGGTAATGGTTGGGCTAGAGTAGAATTGGTAGATGAAAGCGGTTCAATAGGACTATTTCATCATGAGCAGACTCAAATTGAAACTAACCAGATGTATTTTATATTAGTTGGAGATAATAGAATATCTAGGTATGTTAAGGTTTCTGATATTAAGCCAGATTCTGAAGATTTGTTTGTTCAATACCTATATAGAAAAGAATATGACTTACAGGAAGATGAGATGTATGTTGTTAATTTTAATCCATATAAAACTAAACAAGGCAAAACAATGTCACATATAGTGATGTGTGATAAAAATAAAAATTTGACCAGAGCTATTGCGTTCCCATCTATGTATAAAATAACTCTGGCAAAAATGCGAGAGGGCATGGTATGTAAGCCTGTACTCTCTACGCTAGACGACGGAACGCTAATGATAAAGGAGATAAAATGAACGAAGAAAAGTTAAATGAGGTTATGCAAACAATGAGCGCCTCAAGAATTTTAGTTGCAATATTAGAGCATTTAGGGTCTGTTATTATTCCTACAGAAAAATTTATGTCTGCCAATGAGGTTGATCGTAATTTATCAGTATCTTATAATGATGATACTTTGTCTTTTGAATTTAGCTTGAAAGAGGATTAATTTGAATAATATATTGAATGACTATGGGGTAGATGCCCTAGCTGCAGTTCTTCATGAGACTGCAGTAGAAAAAGGGTTTTGGGATGGAGAAATAACACATGATAAAGTGGGCAATAAACTTGCTCTTGTACATTCAGAAGTTACTGAAGTTCTTGAAGCTATCCGCAAAAATAAAGGGTCTAAAGAAATTGTAGAGGAAATGTCAGATATTATTATTCGCTTATTAGATCTTTATGCTGCAATGCGTAATTCAGATATGATTACGGATAGCCTTGAGGAAGCACTAGAAAATAAAATTAATAAAAATAAAGAGCGTCCAAGACTTCACGGCAACCTGTTTTAATGCTATACTATAGATAAAGAAAGAAGAACATGACAATTGTATTAGACGAAATACTAGCAAAGCTAGATCCAAAAACTAGAGCAAGAGTTCAATCAGCACAAGATGTAAAGGTTGAAAAACAATTAACTCCAAGCATAGGTCTTAATATGGCTTTGCGTGGCGGGCTTGGCTATGGAAGGCAGGTGCTGGTTTGGGGCAATAAGTCTGCTGGAAAATCATCATTTTGTTTACAGATGATTGCAAAAGCACAAAAGGAAGGAAAAACCTGTGCTTGGATAGATGCAGAAGCCTCATATGATCAAGCTTGGGCAGAGTCGCTTGGAGTAGACTCGTCTAAATTAATTTATTCACCAGCAAAAACTGTTAATGATATGGTTGATGTTGCAACTAAGCTAATGGAAGCAGATGTAGATATGATTGTTGTTGACTCTATTTCTGCTCTGCTTCCAGCAATTTATTTTGAAAAAGATGGAAACGAATTAAAGGATTTGCAAGATACTAAGCAAATCGGCGCTGAAGCAAAGGATATGACCCACGCAGTCAAAATGTTAAATTATGCAAACAAAAACACACTACTTGTTCTCATCTCACAACAACGAAATCAATTTGGATCTATGCATGCTAGTCACATCCCCACAGGTGGCATGGCAGTCAAGTTCTTTTCTTCCACAGTCATCAAGCTCTGGTCTTCTGAAGCTGAGGCTAATGCTATTAAGGCTGGGGTTAAAGTTGGCGACAAAATCATTGAACAGAGAGTCGGAAGGCCAGTTAACTGGATTATTGATTACAACAAGCTTGGCCCCCCAAATTTATCAGGACAATATGACTTTTACTACCAAGGGGAAACTCTTGGTGTAGATCAAGTTGGAGAGACACTAGATGTTGCAGAAATGTGCGGACTTATAGAAAAAGGCGGAGCATGGTACACCGTAAACGAAGAGCGTTTTCAGGGTAGAGCAAAAGCTGTTCAATATCTAAGAGACAACCCAGACGTTGTAGAAAAATTACAATCGGAGATTTATGCCAAATATTAATGAGTTTATTGGCCCAAAGCCAACAGTAGATTCTATGTCTAATTTAGAAAAATTAATTGGTCAAAAACCTTGTTCTAAATGTGATCTTGATGTCACAGAATACTATTGGGATCCAGCCAACTTTATAATGACATGGACATGCAACGCTGGACATTTAAATACAGTAAAGGTCAATGTATGATATTTGATTACGAAAAAGTTGTTGTTGCTCCACAAATAGTAATATATAAAAATATATTTAAGCACAGCGCTGAGCTAATCAATTTATTAAATTCTGATAGGGATTCTATAATTTCCCCATGGTCTTCTTGGTATGAAAACGGATATAGATGTGGCACTTTATTTAAAGATATGGATATTTTAGAGTCAGATCCAGAATCAATAAAAGAAGAAAAAAGATACCTAAAAGAATTCTATGATATCTTAGAGTTTATTAAAAAAGATTATTTATTAGAATTTAATAAAGATAATGGCATATGGCCAGACTTTATTTCTGATTGGGATCAACTTCTAAATAATAACATAGATTATTATATTGATTTTTTTAGATATGATATTAACAAAATTGATTTATCTGAAAATAAATTATTGATGGAGTATCATGTTGATGAAGATGAGTACCTGGCAGAAGGTGAGATTAAGTCTCTTAAAAATGTTGCAACAATAAATATTTATTTAAATAATGAGTATCATGGTGGTGAAATTTGCGCCTATGATTCGTTTACAAATAAAAGCTATAGTTACAAAGCTAACCCAGGTGATGCCGTAATTATGCCATCCTGTTCACCATTTTACCATGCTGTCAAAAAATTTAGTGGAAGCGATAGATATTTTATGAGATCATTTTTTAAATATATTTCAACGTCAACAAGCACAAAATCTGAAATAGAAAAGCAAAAAGATGAATATTTAAAAAATAATTTACAAATGCGTAAAGTGGATATAGATGAGATTGAGGTATTTTGATAATGTCTGAAAAGAGTGAAGCAATAAGAGATGGCGCAAGGCAACAAAAAAATTCTGGACGTGGCAAGTACCAAAAGGGTGATGCTATATGGCATAACTTTGTTGTTGACTACAAAGAATCAAATTCATCATTCACATTAAATAAAGATGTTTGGTCTAAAATATGCACAGACACATTTAAGGTTAGTAGAGATATGCATCCAGCGTTAAAACTAATCATTGGGGAAAATTCAAAAATAAGGCTTGCTGTTATAGAGTGGTCAATTTTAGAAGATTTATTAGGAGAAAAAAATGTATAATATTACAGCATATATTGATGATCCAGTACGTGGGCATGCAAAGATTAGACAGCTTAGCCCAAAGCGAGAGTGGATGAATTCTGGTCATTATAATTGCTATCCACTAAATGTAGCAAATAGTGTAGGCTACGGTGTATATTTTGATGAAGATATATCTTTTATATGGGATGGTGTTGCAGAAAATCCACCTAAAGGAATACTTGGATCTAAGTATATATGGGAGGGAAGAAGTAATGGAGCAGCAAGTTTAGCTACAGGGCTTGTTTTTAAAAGTGATCCAGACGTAAGTCTTATGACTATGCCAATTCCTAATTATTTTAGAAAAGAATTTAATGTCGTAAGCACTGTTTTATCTACTTCATTTTTTACTGGAGAACTGTCAATAGCATTGCAGATACAGGAAGACTACATAAATAAAGAAATTGTTTTGCCAGCAAATACTGACATAGCTTGTATAATTCCAATATCTATTTCTCAATTTAATGAGTCTACTATAAATATTGCAAATCAAAGATACCCATTTGATAGAATTCATGATAGAAAAGAATATGTTGATGCGTTACATAAGCACTTCAGAGAAACTGGCAAAAGATTAAGACTTTATAAAAATGGTAAAGATGAAAAGAATAATAAAATAGGAGATCATGAATTGTCTTCCTTAAAAATGAATGTAAAAGAGGTATAAATAATGCGTGAAGTTTTTCTTACAACATTAACTGGTGCAGGTGTCGGTGCAATTTTTGCACTGTTTAAGCTTCCAGTTCCAGCTCCTCCAGTATTTGCAGGAGTTATGGGTATTGTTGGTTTATGGATCGGATATGGATTGATTGGAAAACTAGTATAATGCTACAATTCCTATCAGGCGTTTTACTTGGCTTTATTATTGGATACCCGCTAGGCCTTTGGGCTATTGATTACACTAGGAAGCATAATGAGCGATAAGAGCAGTTTAGAATTAATTAGTGACATTACAGAGTTTAATGATCTTCATGAATTCATGAAAGACGATCAGCTAGACAGAGCATTGGCTATTGTTGTAAAGTTGATGATGAATCCAGATGTGCCAGCAGCAAAGGCACCACAGCTTATTATTGAGCTTCAAGCAATGTCTACAAAGTTTTCTATGCTTGCAGCAGTCTACTCTACAATAGCAAAAGATAAAGCAGGAACGGTAAATAATAATAAAAAGAATGTATATTATTCAGCAAAGGAGTCAATAGATAAACTTGTAGACGCACTCAAGTATATCGTTCGTTATAATGGGTAGAGATATTGTAAATAATTTAAAGTTTAAAAAAACTGTTGGAAACTTCGACACGGCAGTTTTTTCTAAGATGTTGGACGATGCCTATCTGTCTACAAAAAGAGCTGATGACGTAAGAACAAAAAATAGTTTTAGCCCAAGTAGTTTTGGTTACGGATATGGTAATTGTCCAAGATATTGGTACATGGCTTTTTCTGGCGCTATGTTTATAGATAATAATGACTCAATTGCAATTGCTAATATGTCTCAGGGCACACAGGCTCATGAAAGACTACAGGACATTATTAAAAAAACTGGAACTCTTAAGTATGAAGAGTTAGAGATAACTAATGAGTATCCGCCAATTAGAGGTTTTATAGATCTAGTTTTAGAATGGAATAACCAAGAGGTAATTGGAGAAATAAAGACTGCTAAGCAGGAAGTTTGGGATACAAAGCAGGCCGAAATGGAGCCTTCAGCAAACCATTTGCTTCAACTTTTAACTTATATGAAATTAAGAAAAGCTTCTGAAGGGTTTTTGATGTATGAAAATAAAAATACCCAAGAACTTTTACTTATACCTGTTAATATGAATGAAAAAAACAAAGCAAAGATAGACGGTTTATTTATATGGCTACAAGAGGTATATGACAACTATAGGGATGGTGGTCTTCCATTAAGACCATTTAAAAAAACATCATCAGCCTGTAAGTATTGTCCAATAAAAAAAGACTGCTGGAGTGCTGAAATTGGAGAGGTTCAAATTGAACCTTATGAGGTTTAATAGTGATTTGTTTTAACTCTGATTGTGCAAAAGAATTTAATGCAAAAACACATAATCAAAAGTATTGCTCAGACGACTGTTGCAGAATTGCAACTAATAAAAAGATTATGGAAAAATATTATGAAAAAAAGGCTATTAAAAATGGTGCAAAAAGATTATGCAAACAATGTAAGGCTAGTCTAAGTAGATATAATACAGAGATGATTTGTTCTTTATGCCTAAAGAGCAGTAATGCAAAACATAATAAAAAAATTATGGAGGCCCTAAATGACCCTAGCATCTCTTAAAAAGGTTAATGCGTCTAAAGTCTTAGGAATAGATGCATCTACAAATTCTTTTGCATTTTCTTTAATTGAAAATAATAAACCAACAAAGTGGGGCAAGGTTGAATTTTCTGGCGCTGATATTTATGAGAAAATATATGATGCAAAAATTAAAACAAAGGCTATGCTAAAAGAATTATCTTGCGATTATATTGCAATTGAGGGTGCAGTGCTTGTCAGATCACCAGATGCTGTGATAAAATTGTCATATGTTTATGGAGTTGTTATTTCAGAGCTTATGTCTACTGGCGCCAGTGTTATCGCTATTTCTCCTACTGCTTGGCAGGCATTTATTGGCAATAAAAATCCGACAAAAGATGAAAAATCTGCTTTAAAAGCTGCATACCCAGGTTACGCAGAATCTTGGTATAAAAATAAAATGAGAAATATAAGAAAGCAAAGAACAGCTGATTATTTTAACAATAAGTACGGCTTAAAGATAGAAGATTTCGATGTGGCTGACTCGATGGGTATAGCCTATTATGCTAATGAGGTATTAACAAAAAGATGATTATTCAAATTATAGGACTTCCTGGGTCTGGCAAAACAGAGCTAGCAAAGGCTTTAAAGGAACGCATAAATGCAATTCATCTTAATGCAGATGAGGTACGCTCTACAGTTAATTCAGATCTTGGTTTTACAAAGGAAGACAGAATAGAGCAGGCCAGACGTATGGGAGAAATGGCTAGGCTTATATCAAAGCAAGGTGTTGCCCCAGTAATTGTAGATTTTGTGTGCCCAACAAAAGAAACAAGAGAGGCTTTTGGATTCGCTAACTTAGTTATTTGGGTGGATAGAATTAAAGAAGGTAGATTTGAAGATACTAATAAGATGTGGGAAGATCCAGATCATTTTGATATTAGAATTCTAGATGGCTACACAGTAAAGCAAGAGGTAGACACAGTAATACAGGCTGGAGGTCTATTCGACTGGTCCTCTCCAACAACATTGCAGTTGGGAAGATATCAGCCATGGCATGAAGGTCATCAGGCATTAAAGGACGAGGCTCATAAAAGAACTGATCAGGTTTTAGTTGGAGTTAGAAATACATACGGTACTTCAGAAAAAGATCCAATGACTTATTCAGAAGTAAGACACTATATTGAAAAGGATAATTTTTATAAAAATACCATTATATTAAGATTGCCTAATATTACAAACATTGTTTACGGTAGAGATGTTGGCTATAAGATTGAGCAAGTAGATTTGGGGGCTGAAATTCATGCTATTAGTGCTACTCAAAAGCGTAAAGAAATGGGTATATAGTTTTATTTTTGACAACAAGATTGCAGATGCAGAAGCAAGACTATATTCTGAATGGTTTAAGGAAGATAAAAGTGACAAAGGTATCTAAGAAAAGATCATTTGCTAAGTCTTTAACATGGAGAGTTATTGCATTAATAACAACTTTTATTACATTGTATGCTTTAAGTAAAGATATTAATATGGCTACAATGGCAACAGTTATAACTAATTTAGTTAATTTTGTTTGCTACTACTACCATGAAAGAGTATGGAATTCGGTATCTTGGGGTAAAGAATGAAAGTAACAAAAGCAAGATCATTTGCTAAGGCATTAAGTTATCGAATATGGGGAACACTGTCTTCTTTCATTGTTGCATATATATTAACAGGTAATGCAACATTATCAGGGGCTATTGCATTTTGGGAAACTGTAGTTAAAGTATTTATATATTATGCACATGAACGTGGATGGAACTATATAAAGTGGGGTAGAATAAATGAAACTATATCAAAGTAAAGATTGGCTTCGCAGAAGATATGTATTGCAAAGAAAAACTGTAACAGAAATTGCTGCTGAATGCCAGGTTTCAGCAATGACAATACAAAGGTACCTGGAGAAATTTGGATTACTTAGAAAATGATTAAAACAATTTTTATCATAGGAGAGTCTCAGATAGCCTACATGTCTGGCGGAGTTATACACTCTGGTCCACCAAAAGCATTAGAGTATGGTTCTTATTCAAGAGAGAAGAATGGATACAACATAGTATTTCTATGGCAGCACAGTAGAACAGCATTTAAGGTAGATTTTAATTACCTAGAAGATTTATTTAAAGATCATTTAGATAAATTAAATGAGGATGCCGTTATAGTCTCTGAATTTGGTGGAATGGATGCAGCTCTAGGACAATATCAAAAGCATAATAATATGTCTCAAATTATGACAAAATATACTTCAGAGTGTATTAAATTTGCAAATAAATATAATACTAATTTAGTATTTATGGCACCTTGGTGGCAGGTAGATGATGATAATGCTTATAAGCTGTGGTTTGATATTACAGATTTATTAAAAGATATATCTAAGAGCAACCTATTGCCAGAACCCATAGAAATTATGTATAATGTGGTTCAAAGGCAATATCCAGTATTAGACGAGTGGAAGCATCATACTCCAGAGGACTCTGAGAGAATAGTAGAATATACTATATCACAAATAGAAAAGATATATAATGCTTAATCCAGTATTTCCAGATTCAAAAGACTTTAATTGTCAAGATTTATATTTGCTTACAGTCGGTACAGAGGCAGGAAAAGAAATTCTAGAAACCTGCCATGAAATTGCACATATGCTTGTAAAGAAAAATATTGCCTATGGAAACTCAGCCTTAGATCCTGTACGTATATTTTCAAAGGCTGGACCAAGGGAGCAATTACATGTCCGCATTGATGATAAATTAAATAGATTAATGAAGGGTACAGATTATCCAGGGGACAACGATATTGACGATTTAATTGGCTATTTAGTTTTATTAAAGATTGCCAAGTCTAAATCCATTTGATTTTTTAGTCAACTAGGAATATAATACATATATATGGAAATTGAATTAGCTGATCATTATGATCGAATGAATAAAGTTGTAGAAGAGCTTTTGAAGGGTAATAGTCCAACCCAGATTGCCTCTATAACGGGTTTTAAGCGGGCAGATGTTGTCGGATATATAGACGAGTGGAAACAGGTCGTTAGAAGCGATTCTGGGGCTCGTGAGAGGGCAAAAGAAGCCGTATCTGGGGCAGACCAACACTATGCAATGCTCATTAAAGAAGCCTGGAAGACAGTAGAGGACGCAGATACTCAGGGGCAATTAAACGTTAAGGCTACTGCATTGAAGCTAATTGCAGATATTGAAGGTAAAAGAATTGGAATGCTGCAAGAGGTTGGTCTTTTAGATAATGCAGAATTGGCTACACAGTTAGCAGAAACAGAACATAAGCAGGATATACTTGTAAAAATCTTAAAAGAGGTTACTGCTACATGTCCTAAGTGCAAGCTTGAAGTTGCCAAAAGACTTTCTCAAATTACTGGAGTAGTAGAGCCAGTTGTATTAGAGGCAGAGCAGGTCAGTGGATCTTAATTTTAATGATTTAATTGACATACTGGACGGAGAAGAATTTGAAGAGCGTCCAGTTGATTTACGTACATTTGTTACAAGCCCAGAATATTTAGGTCTGCCTCCTCTTTCTGAATATCAGTACACATTAATAGAAAAATCTTCTCAGATTTATAAAGAGTCTACTTTGATAAAGTTATTTGGAGAAGAAGAAGGCAAAAGAATATTTAAGCAAACTTGCAATGAAATTATTGCACAACTAGGAAAAGGTTCTGGAAAAGATTATTGTTCAACTATATCAGTTGCATATCAAGTATATTTGCTTTTATGCTTAAAAGATCCTGCTTCGTATTACGGAAAGCCGCCAGGGGACACAATAGATATTCTTAATATTGCTATAAATGCACAGCAAGCGAACAACGTTTTCTTTAAAGGTTTTAAAACAAGAATAGAAAGATGCCCTTGGTTTGCTGGAAAGTATGATCCAAAAGCATCTGAGATTAAGTTTGATAAAAATGTCAGCGTCTACTCTGGACACTCAGAAAGAGAAGCCTGGGAAGGATATAACGTTCTTACAGTAATTCTTGATGAGATATCTGGATTTGCTACAGAAAATACAACAGGTCATGACCAAGCTAAAACTGCTGATGCAATATATGATATGTATCGTGGATCAGTTATTTCTCGTTTTCCAGAATATGGAAAAATTATTCTTTTATCTTTTCCACGTTTTAAAAATGATCCAATACAAAAGTTCTACGAGTCCGTTATAGCAGAAAAAGAAACTGTTATCAGAAGTAAAACTTTGAAGATGGATGAAGAACTTCCAGACGGAACGGAAGGCAATGAGATTCTTGTAGAGTGGGAAGAAGACCATATTATTTCTTATAAGATTCCACGCACATATGCAATTAAAAGACCATCTTGGGAAGTAAATCCAACAAAAAGTATAGAAAATTATAAGGTAGAATTCTATAAAAATATGCCAGATGCACTTGGCAGATTTGCATGTATGCCATCAGAAGCAGTTGATGCATTTTTTAAGTCCAGGGAAAAAATAGAAAAAGCATTTAACAATACAGCTTTAGCTGTAGATAAATTTGGACGATTAGAGCCATGGTTTGCACCAGATCCAGATAAAGAGTATTTTATTCACGTAGATTTAGCACAGAAGCATGACCATTGTGCAGTAGCAATGTCTCATGTAAATAAATGGGTTAATGTAAAGGTTACTGATTCTTATTCTCAGCCTGCTCCTATAGTAGAGGTAGATGCAGTAATGTACTGGACTCCTACAGCTGATAAGTCTGTAGATTTTACTGAAGTTAAAGACTACATACTTTCTCTACGCACAGCTGGATTTAAAATTAGATTATGTACTTTTGATAGATGGAATTCTCATGATATGATGCAGCAGCTTAAGCAGTACGGTATTAATACAGAAACATTGTCTGTTGCAAAAAAGCATTACGATGATATGGCTATGATAGTTTTAGAAGAACGTTTAAGTGGTCCTAGTATTCCTCTGCTGATAGATGAACTATTACAATTAAGAATTATGAGAGATAAGGTAGACCACCCCAGAAAAGGATCTAAAGACTTATCTGATGCCGTATGTGGATCTATTTATAATGCTATTAGCATGACTAGATTTAATATCAATCAAGAGATAGATATACATACTTATGACTCTATTAAATATGATAATAATGATGAAGAGGTTAGGTTAAATATGATTCGGGCTCCTAGAATGCCAAAAAATTTGTCTAGTGTTTTAGACGGAATGGAAATATTATGAGTATATATCAAGAACAGGCAAAAGAATGTAAATGTTGTGGAAAACATGTACCTCTGCCAACAGTATTAAAAGATTATAATGGAATAAAAGTATGTCCAACTACATTTGATAATATAATAGAGTATAAAAGATTATGGCTTTCTATAGGTTCAAGGCCACAGGGAAGTATCAGAAAACATTTTTCTGAATATGTTCAAAATATAGTAGAAAAAACGTTGACAGATAGCTCTGTATAGTTATATAATATCAGCTAGGCACCAGTAGCTTAGTTGGTTAGAGCCCCGAACTCATAATTCGGTAGTCGTAGGTTCAAGTCCTACCTGGTGCACAAAAGGAGAATAATGGAAGACGAAGAATATCTTGAAAGATTAAAACACTATATTGAAATAGGTGCTATACGTGAGGCTGGCATAGATCAAAATGGTGAAGTTATTTTTGAGATAGATGAAGAGCATACAAAAGAATTAGCTCCAGAGCTATGGGAAGCCCACATGGAATATATAGATAACTCTTTTTTAGAATTATACAAAGATGGTTTAGTAGAAGTGGAATATGATGAAGAGCTTAATGCAATAATGCATTTAACAAAAGAAGGATATAGCATAGCTTTAGAAAAGGGGTTGATTCCAGTAGATATGGACGAGATTCCAGACAATTAACATGAATTTTGAATCAGAAGTTTTTGACAATAGAAGATTTTTATTTCAAAATATAGCAAAGTCGTTCCCAAATAATCCGTGGGTAATTAAAGCTACAGAAAAAATGAAAAGTTATTCTAAGGATGAATATGCTAGAATGTTAGAGGAGGCATATGATTTTCAGGATAAATTTGATAAAGCGGTAGAGCTTGGTACATCTGCAAAAACAGCAGATGGACACGAGCTGTTTATTTTATTTATTAAGCATATAAATTGGTTTTTTGAGATAGATAAATATGCGTACGACGAGCTAATACAGCTATGTAGTCCGAATACTAATCAATTTCTTTTAGTTAATAAATCATATTCAGATTTATTATTTGATATTCTCACAGAATATAGATTGGAGTTAAATATATAATGAAGGCTATTGTAGTTAAGTCGTTTGGCGGACCAGAAGTAATGGAGTATACTGAGTATCGTGACCCTACTCCCAGAGGTGATCAGATTTTAGCAGAGACCAGGATGATAGGCGTTAATTATGCAGACACGTATCAAACAGAAAATACATATTTAGTTCAATCTCTACCCCCAGTTATACCTGGAATTGAAGCTTCTTTTTATATAGATGGAAAGCTTTTTGTTGGTAATACAGCAAGCGGTTCTTATGCAGAAAAGGTTATTGTTAATAAAGATAGAATATTTGAGGTGCCAGATGGTATCTCTGAAGAAGAAGCGCTAGCTTCAGTGGTTCAAGGGACTACGGCTTATGCTATAGTGAACGATTTGTGCGATATCAAGCCAGATGATTTAGTTTTGATAAATGGAGCGTCTAGCGGAACTGGAGTTTTTTTAATACAGCTATGTAAGCTGCTCGGAGCTAAAGTTATAGCAGTGACTGCCGATGGTGAAAAGCTAGAATTTGTAAAAACACTAGATGTAGATTTTGCTTGTAAAAATGATTTATCTGAAATAAAAAAACTAATAAAATCTATTGGAAAGAAACCAAAATTTATTTTAGAGTCATACGGAGGGACACAGTTTATGGACTACTACAACATGCTTGATGTCGGTGGCCATATTTGTTCATATGGGGCATCCTCAAGAGAGGGTTTGCCAAATATTAATGTTCGTGATCTTATTAAGGATACAAGATTAGTATCTGGATTTTGGGGCACAAAGGTATTTCAAGATACAGATAAGCTAAAATCAGTAATAAATAGCTTATTTGATTTAATTAAAAACAAAAAAATAAAAGTTGTTTTAGGCGATACAATGAGTTTAAAAGATGCGAAGTTAATGCATGAAAAAATAAGAAGTAGAAATACTGTTGGAAAGCTTATATTAATTAATAATTTAGGAAATAAAAGTGATTCCTAAAGATCAACATAATGTATTTCATAAAAGATATTACGGAAATTTAAATCCAAATATTGAAGAGGAAAACTTATTTTATGAAAATGATTTAGAGCTAAAACAAAAAGATAAAATATTATATAAATATAATAATGAAGGTTTTAGATGTGATGATTTTACTAAAGAAAAAAATGGATTACATATTTTATTTGCAGGATGTTCAGAAACTGAAGGTGCTGCAAATAAACTTGAAGATGTATGGGCTTATGTTCTTTATAATAAAATTAAAGAAACTCACAGCGTAGCAGGATATTATAATGTTGGAAAATCTGGGCTTACTGTATCTGCAATCATAATGAATGTATTCCAGTATATCTACGATTACGGTTATCCAAATTATATATTTTTACAGTTACCAGATCAAACGAGGTATGTTACCTGGGATGAAGAAAACTATTACCACCCAAAATATCCAATTCGAGGTGAAGAAATAGATAAATATGGTAAAGATGTTTATTTTAAAAATCATGATAATTTACCAGTAATGAAAATAAATTTATTATATAACTATTTTTTATTAAAAAATTTAATTCAAGTTTGTGAGCTAAATAATACTAAAATAATATGGTCTACTTGGCATCCAGATACAGTTAAATGGATAATTCCAGAACTAAAAAAACTAAACGGGTACATAGAAACAGGCAATAATACAAAGGATGCCTGGGATATTAAATTAAATGAGTTAAAGGCAAGAGATGGATGGCATTTTGGTAAGGGTTTTCATAAATTGTGGGCAAAAAAATTTTATGAGGAGTTTTTAAATGTTCAAAATAATTAGAAGAATGATAGTTAAAAGAAAAGTAAAAAAAATGCTTAAAAAAAATAGGTATACATACTAATGATAATTTTAGGAATTAACGAAACATCTCATGATGCATCTGTTTCTTTAATAAAAGATGGACAAATACTGTTTTCTGCTCATGCAGAAAGATATAGTAAAATTAAAAATGATTGGTATAACAATCAAGATATCTATCAAGATATGCTTAATTACGGAACACCAACACACATAGCTTATTATGAAAGACCTCAATTAAAAAGATCAAGATTGCTACTTCGTGGTGGAGCTGGAGAATGGAAGCCAAATATTCCTATGAATTTACCAGTCAAATACTTTTCTCATCATCATTCTCATGCAGCAGCTGGCTACTATACAAGTAGGTTTGATGACGCAGTTATTGTCGTTTTAGATTCAATTGGAGAATATAATACTTCTACCGTGTGGGTTGGAGAAGGTGAAAGTATTAAATTAAAATTTAAACAAAATTATCCAGTTAGCTTTGGATTATTCTATTCAGCATTTACTCAATTAGTTGGTCTTATGCCAAATCAAGAAGAGTATATTCTCATGGGTATGGCTGGATATGGTGATCCTAATAAATATTTAAAAAAAGTCTTAGAATACTTTCCTTCGCCGTACCAACAAAAATATAATTTTCATAAGGGTATACATGATTGGGGCGTAATATCAGGAGATCAAGATAGATTTGATATAGCTGCAGCTGTTCAAGTTGTTTATGAAAGTAATTTAATGCAATTTATGAATATGGCAAAATCTATAACTGGCAAAGATAATTTGGTTTTTATGGGAGGTTGTGCATTAAATTGTTCTGCTAATACAAAGCTATGGAAAATATTTAAGGATATTTGGATTATGCCAAACCCAGGGGATGCTGGTAGTTCATTAGGTGCAGCAGCTGCTTTATATGGTAAGCATATAAAATGGAATGGACCGTACCTTGGTACAGATATTAGTGGTGCTTGGCCAAGACATGAAATATTAAAAGAGTTAAAAGAAAATAAAATAGTAGCTGTAGCCTCTGGACGAGCAGAATATGGTCCAAGAGCTTTAGGAAATAGAAGCATACTAGCAGATCCAAGGGATCCAAATATTAAAGATAAAGTTAATCAAATTAAACAAAGAGAAAAATTTAGACCGTTTGCTCCAGTTGTTTTAGAGCATTTTGCACACGAGTGGTTTGATATGCCTACTAGATCTACTCCTTATATGCAGTATGCTATTAGATGTAAACAGCCTGATAAAATACCATCAGTTGTGCATATTGATGGCACATCAAGAGTTCAAACTGTTAATGAGTATAATCATCCTGAGCTACACATGCTACTAAGACAATGGTACTGGGAAACTGGTGTTCCAGTTTTATTAAATACTAGTTTAAACATAAAAGGACAACCACTCCTTAATGATCAAAATGATATAATTGAGTGGCAAAATAAGTACGACGCTAAGATATATGGAGGAAATAATGTTTAATGAACAATTTAGGAAAAATCCAAACATCATACAGTTGGCTCCTAAATTATTTATTTATAAAAATTTTATAAATGGAGATTTATTAGAAAAAATAAATAATATTTGCAAGGGTCACATCAAGGATGTACCGATAAGTCATAATATTGATTGGTATCAGAATAGAACAACATCCTTGGTATTTGATTTGCTTGAGGTATGGGAGCAAGCTAGCGAGCTAATTTACCCAGATTTGGTAATGCATCCGCAAGCTTCAATGCTTATTAGCAGGCCAGGAGATGGCGGTATGTTTACACATGCTGATGCACCAGGTCAGCCTCACGAAGACTGTGGCCCCGTTTGTGGCACATGTGAAATAGCTTCTGCAAAATTGATTTCAGAAGATAGATGGAATACATGCTGTAGATTACACTACGGTTTAGTTATATATTTTGGTGACTGGTCAGGCGGAGAAATATTCTATGACCATATAAATAAAGATGGAGAATATGTTTCAGAGGAGATAGTGTTATCTGAAGATGAAAAGTTAACTATAAAGCCAGAAAATGGTGACTTAGTTATACACGGCGCACATGGAGATTATGCACATGGCACAAAAGAAGTTACAGATGGAGTTAGATTTGCATTTTCTAATTTTGTTCTTCCAGCTCACACTAACCCAGGCACTTTTTATAACTACAAAACCAAAGAGTATCTAGATCAAATCGAAGAGGTAAAAAAGAAAAAAGATATAAAGCTTTGGCTAAAGATTATGAATGAGTTCTCTTGGCAAGATCCACCAGAGGTATTAGAAGAAAAAGAAAAGGGCATAAGTGGTATCAGGTACAGGTAGTATCTATAGACAAAATCTGTCTTAATTGCTACAATATACTCGTTGCCTCTGTAGCTCAGCGGATAGAGCGAGACTCTTCTAAGGTCTGCGTCGGAGGTTCGATTCCTTCCAGGGGCGCAACTTTTTACTGTTAATTTTGATAAGGTGGTTTTATGAAGAATTTATATATTATAGGAGACTCTCATTCTGTAAGAATGGGGCAAGGCCTCTTTGATAATATAATAAAAAAAATGAGTATATCAGAACCTTATTCAATATATACTACGGAAGGCATAGATAAGTTATTAAAAAAAGATGATGAGGGAAATCCGATTAGACAAAAGCATGAAGTTAGAACTATTAATTTTAAAAATAGATCTATAACATGCGCCTCATATTTAGGCAGATCAGCTTTAAGATTTGACTATAAACTTAATAGGTATATGAATTTTTGGGATGACGAGGACAGCACCGTAATGCCGTGGCTGGGGTATATAGATGTAAAAAATTATTTGCCTAATAAAAAATTAAAAAAATATGTACCAGTACATGATGTAGTAGATACATACGTAGAAAATACTCTTAAAAGTTTTAAAAAATCAAAATTAATTTTTATTAATCCCATGCCACAGTTTGAGGTTATAGTAACAGCAAGATGGAAAAATTTTTCTGTAGATCCAGATATTCCATTTGAAGATAGGCATGAAGAACATTTATTATTTTCTAAAGCTTTAAAAGAAAAGTGTTTATCTGTCGGTCTAGAAGAGCCGATAATGATAGAAAAAATTTTAAATGTTCCTTGGATAGGAACTACTATGCAGTATAAAACTCCATTAGAATATATATATAATGATCATTGTACCCCAGAGTATTATGATAGAATATTAGAACATATATTAGATCATACTGGATTTAATATTGGTCCATAGCTCAGTTGGTAGAGCGTCGAACTGTTAATTCGAATGTCGCAGGATCGAGACCTGCTGGACCAGCAAGGCCCTTATAGCCCAGCGGTAGAGGCGGTAGACTTAAAATCTATATAGCGTTGGTTCGAATCCAACTAGGGGCACAAATGATATAATTAACAAATAGAGAAGGAGCATATATGCCTTGGAATATTAAGCAGGGTGCAGCTGGTTGCAATGGGTATGCAGTTGTAAAAGATGATGGAAAACTAGTTGGCTGTCATGACTCTGAAACAAAAGCTAAAGCTCACTTAAGAGCATTATACGCTAGCGAAAACAAGAAAGAAAATTAAAATTTCAAAAATATTTATTGCCATAACAAGCGCTAATGAAAAAGACTTAAAGCAAACTGTTTTGAGTGCTATAAAAAACTCAGATGATCCAGACAGTTTAGTTTTTGGTATTTTTGATTTATGTATGAATGGGTTCCCGCAAACAGATTTTACAGAATTTAAAAACGTTATATATATGCCAATGATTTTTAGCGGTACCCAAGGAATAGGATTAGCCCGACTTATAACATCTTCTATAATAACTCCAGATTGTGATTATGTTTTACAGCTTGATTCTCATATGTTGTTTACTAAATCTTGGGATACAAAAATAAAAAATAGATATAAGGATTTAGAATCTAAATATAACAAACCAATAATAAGTTCAAGATGTAATTATTGGGAATACGATAATGAAATGAATATAGTTGTAGATGGTAAAGTTGTTGAAGATATATATAATTTTGAGTATAATAGTAATTCTCCTGTTTCAAAGTTAGTCTTTAAAGACTACCAGACTTCTTTATTTCAAGACGGATACCCAACTATAACTGGGATCGATACTGAAGAAATGGTATATGCTGAGCATAGCTTGATATCCGCACAGTTTACATTTAGTAGGCCAGATCTGTACTCAGAAATAGTTCATGACCCCAGACTTCCTTGGGGAGGAGATGAGCCAATATATTCTCTAAGGGCATGGACAAGAGGCTATCAAATGTTTTCAATTCAAGATACAATATGTTTTCACTATAATAAGAACACCATGACTGCTGGTTATAATAAAGATAATCAAGAGGATTGGAGAAATTTAAAAAATAATGATAATAGGCTTTTTAAGCTATATCAAAAAAGATATAATGATGGGCTGACTATAATGAAAGACATATTGCTTGGAAACTATTTGGGGTATTGGGGAGCTGAGTCTCTATCAGAATTAAAAGATTTTGAAAGTGCTTGCGGTATTAGTTTTAACGATTTTTATTCTACCAAAAAATCTGCTTTTATGATATAATAACTTTAGGTTGCCGAATGGGACCTAATTTAATTTATTCGCTTAAAGGAGGAATAAAATGGTAACACAGTTTGCCATGGATCTTTTTAATGATCCATTTTTTATAGGCTTTAACAGAGAGTTAAATCGCCTAAATCATGCACATAAAATCAATTCACAATCATACCCACCATATGATCTTCTAAAATTAGATGAAGATACATATAGAATTTCTATTGCTGTTGCAGGTTTTTCAAAAGATGATATTGATGTTTCTGTTGATAATGGAACATTAGTTATCAAGGGTGAAATTGTTGAGGTAACAGATGCTGAAGTTGTTCATAAGGGAATTGCAGGTCGTAAATTCACACGATCATTTGCCCTTGGTGAATATATGGAAGTAACTGGTGCAGAAATGAAGGATGGTATGCTACATATAAATGTAGATCGTATTATTCCAGAAGAAAAAAAGCCAAAGACAATTAAAATTAAGTAAGGTATAATGGTAAGCACCTGAGTAAGTGTTTAAACTGCTCCATAAAGAGAGGACAGTATGAATATAATTAATCATTCCGAAAGCATCTGGGAGTATCAAGACGTACACGATTCTATAGATGGTTTACTCGGCAATTTGATGTCTGGGTATTGGATGGATTATACTAATGTTGGCGGAGGCAATACTATTATTGGAGCCTCTACTGGACTTCATCCAGACTCTAAATACTATCATGAAGTTTTAAAAATTTTTACTAATTGCTTTACTGATTATTTAAATAAAAAAGATATAGATATACCAATGGAAAATCTAGATGTGATGCCTATTCCAGATAGGGATTGGTTAGAGCAAAAATATTTTACAGTTAGAAGATATGACCCAGGCTCAGTAATGTTTCCACACGAAGATTATGGAGTTCCGTTGAGGCCAAAATATACAGCACTTCTTTATTTTAATGATAACTATGAAGGTGGAGAGATAGCTTTTCCAGACAAAAACATTTCCATAAAGCCTAAAAGAGGATCAGTAATAATTTTTCCAAGCATAACAATGCACGAAGTTAAGTTAATGATAAGTGGTCAAAGATATTTGACATCATGCTACCTTTACGAAAAGAATTAATATGCCAAGATATGAGTATGCATGTATTGAATGTGATTTTGGTATGGAAGTAACAAAGTCTTTTTCAGAAGCTGATTCTATTGAAATGTGTGAAAAATGTGGAAGCGTAATGAATAAAGTTTATAGCACATTTGGAATACAGTTCAAGGGCGGCGGCTTCTACTCAACTGGTGGTTAACTAAATCCTTCAATGATATAATTAACTTGTTATAAAAGTTATAACAAGGAGTTATCAGTTGACTAGGACTAAAGCATGGAGACTATCATTAGCCACAATTTTGGGATTTGGTTGGCTATTTCTAACTCCTGCCTATAGTGATGATCCACTAAGCTTAGCAGCTCAAGAGATACAAAAATTAAACAATAGTGTAAATGATTTAAGCTATAAAGATGAGTTTAATTCTTTAATAAATATAGCAGAATCTAAATATAATGATGCAGTTAATGCAAAAACTGCTAAAAATAACGCATTTGCTGCATATGATACAGCAGTTGAAAATGAAGCAGCAGCGCTATCCACAAGAGATGCTGCACAGGTAGCAGTAGATGGCCAGACCGTAGTGGTTGCAACAGCTTTAACTAATAAAAATAATGCTCAAGATTCTTTAGATATAGCAAACATAAATCTTCAAACAATTCAATCTGCAATTCAAAATGCTGGCAGTTCAGGACTTCAATATACAGTATATCATCTTGTCAGGGGATTTAATGGAGTGGCAATTCCTGACGCATATATATGCAGCGGAACGTGGAACTCTAACTCTATGAATCTACCAATTTGTGGGTATTATGAAGATATCGTTGTAAAGTTTACTGGACAAATAACTGTACCGTCTCATTGGACAGAAACAAAGTTTGCAGGCTACACAGATGATGGCTTTAGAATGTACATTAACGGGCAAATTGCAATCAATAATTGGGTGGAGCAAGGGGCAACCTGGAGTCCCTATTCCCCAATATATAATGTAACTAATGACAAGACTTTTGACGTAGAAATTTGGTGGTATAACGGTGGAGGCCCAGGATCCTATCATTTGGGCTGGGCAATCCCTGGAGGATGGACTGGTGCAGGATGTGACTATACTGGAGGATGGGGAGTAGGTTTTAGTTGTAACTTAAACACATTTTCACATGGGTCTGGGCCAACACAAGCACAAATTAATGAATATAACTCTGCATTAGAAGCACAGCAGGATGCACAAACAAATTATAATAATAAGCTTGCTATATACAATCAAGAAGTTCAAAACCTCACAAGCCTTACACAAAACCTAACAACGGCTAATCAAAACCTAACAACGGCACAAACAAACCTAACAACTTCCCTAGCAAATAAAAATAATGCAATAGCAACATATGATCAATCTATTATTGATTTAAATAATTCTATTGCTGATGCTTGGGATTATTATGAAGAACAAAAAGCAAGAGAAATTGCTACTGCATTAGCTCAAGCCGCCGCTGCTGCTGCAAATCAACCAGCTCCAGAGCCAAGTCCTGAAGTCACTATTGAGCCTTCTCCTCAACCATCTCCTGAGCAAACAGAACAAGTTGATCCCACTCCAGAGCCAACGCCTGAAACCACAAATGAGGCGACTCCAGAGCCAAGCCCTGAGCCTGAGACTTCTCCAGAGCCTGAACCAGAGCCTTCACCTCAGCCAACGGATACAGATCCAGCCCCAACTCCTGAACCAGAGCCAGCTCCTGAACCAACTTTGGAAGAAACACAAGACAATGTTATCATAAAAGATGAAGACTTGAAAGAACTCATCCCAGAAAAAGGGGAGGGAACTGCAGAGGATCTTTCTGGAGTTATAGCTAATTTAACAAGTAAGGATAATAAATTAGTTAAATTAAGTACAGAGCAAATTGCTGCTGTTAGTAAAACTCTAATTGCCTTAACAAATGAAGCAAAGGCTGAGGTTGCACAAGATCTTGGAATTAAAGCAACTGAAGTTGCTGTAATTGCAGAGGCAATGAAATCTAATCCAGAATTGGCTACAGCGTTTGTTGAGTTTAAAGATAGAGAGGCAGAAGCAGGAGACTCCGCAATGCCCTACACACTAGCTGATGCAACTACAGAGGTACAAACGGAAGCATTTTTGGCGGATCCAATAGGAGCAATTTTAAATATAGATTTGAGTAAAGTTTTAAACCCATCTGAATGGGGTAAAGATATGACTGATGACCAACGAGAAAAAGCACAGGAAGTTGTAGTCCCAGTAATTATCGCATCAAATATTGTGGCAGCAGCCATGACTAGGAGGATATAATGAAAATAATAAAGGGCTTTATAAATTGGCTCTGGGAAGCAATTAAGGAGAGTATTGCTCAGGTTTGGACCCTCCTTGGATTCTTTATTGCCTGGCTTACCCTGACTGGAACAGCTCAAGACGTGGTTGGAGTAGCAACCATAGCAGCCACTGTTATATGGCTACTAACAATACCTCTTCGAAAAGAAGAGGAATAAATGCTATAATCTAACTATGAAAAAATTAATTAGTATTGCCACGGCAGGCGTAGTAATGCTATCATTGACTAGTTGCGG